TAACACGCATTGATGAAGCGGCGGTAGAAATAACCCCCGAAGAAATAGAATGCCGTGATAAAAAAGATTTCTTTGATAGTTTGTGTGAAGACCCAGCAGATTTCAAAAGAAGAAAAGAAGCAGAAGATTACGAGGTCATTTTGATAGCGAAAAAAATCACAAGTAGAAAACCGATATGATTGAAGTAATAGTGTCTCCGAAAAAAGACCTTGGCGTTGTCCCGATAGCTAAATCTGCATCGACCGCCACCCGCAATATGCTGTATGCGATGGGATGGGAAAGCATTCTGTTATCAGATTATGATGGCGATTTTATAGTACCAATCCGCGACCTTGAAAGTAAGTTGCGATCAGAAACCGAAGATGATTTAAGATTTATTGGTATATTGGATAGCATACAAAAACTTTGTATGGAAAATGTAACCGATGTATGTTATAATAATTATAAGTGGTTTCATAATGGGTTTCACGACTTCATGATAGAGAAGAATAAGCCTAAAATTGCAGAATTGAAAAGGATTGTCGCAAATCTATGACCAAATGCATTGCCCCGTGGGTACACAGCTATTGTTCACCGCAAGGTGAACGCAGACTCTGTTGTGCTAGTCGCGAACCATCTACTAACTTTAAACAATACATAGATACTAACGATAGCATGGAGAACAAATCCAAAGAAGAAGTAATGGCTTTTTTTGAAAAGCAGCAAACTTTCTCTATACCTAGTCTCAAAGAACATTGGAATAGTGATCATATGAAAAGCGTGAGGCTTCGTATGATGAACAACGAAGTTCTGCCTGAGTGTGAAGTGTGCACTGGTAAGCTTCTAAACACAAGTGTATACCGCGATTACTTTGAGCACCTGTTTGGTGATAAGTGGGATGAGGTTATTGCAAACACGGACCCAGACGGGCACTACAACGGCCAGCCTGTAAGCTTTGACTATCGGTTCAGCAACTTATGCAACTTCAAATGTCGTATGTGTGGACCGATGCTTAGTTCATCTTGGGAATCAGAAGTTAAAAAAAATGACGAGTATGCTGGCCAGTTTCACCCTTGGATGAAATATAAAAAAGAGTTAGCAAACAATCAATCTGATATGTATGGTGAGTTACGTGACGCCATAGTTAATAAATCATTAGAAGAAATATACTGGGTTGGTGGCGAACCGCTTATGTTCAAAGAGCATTGGGAAACAATGGAGATTCTTGTCCGCACAGGTCATTCGTCAAAGGTGTATGCCCGTTATAACACTAATCTAAGTGAGATTTATAATAAGTCAGGACACGGTATATCGAAAAACGCTTCATTGTTCACCGTGTTGAAATCATTTAGGGATTGGCAAGTGTGTGCGAGCATTGATGGTACAGGAGTCATTGGTGAATATATACGAACAGGACTTGACTACCAAAAGTTCATTAAACACTTTGAAGAAGGATTGACTTCACAACAAAAACCAAACCAAATGAGACTGGATTTCACATTAACAACACCCGGCTTATTCGAGGTTCGTAATATGTTTCACCTATCCAAAAAATATAACACCCAAATCTTGTCTAAAGTCTGTTTTGAGTTTGATAGCAGTGTGGCAATGTGTCCATTATGGTTGCCAAAAGATGTTCTGCATCCTATACTCCACGAGTTGATAGACGAGTTGACCCCATTAGCCGACCGTAATCAAAAACCACTCATTGACGTGTTGACAAATCTCCTTGCTCGTGATACTATGGAAAATAAGTATCCAGACGATTTTGAAGAAGGTCGTAGAAAAGGTAAGAAGCGTATTGAGTATCTTGAAAGTATTCGCATGCAACCCATCACTATGATTGAAATATTCGGTAAACATAACGATGCCGCCTTGGATTTTTGGAATGACATTAAATAAAGAACAGTTTTGGGAAGCATTAAAGTCTATTCCTGTATTGGATAGAACTTGTGATAATTGCGCATGTATCATGCCGCGCTATGTGGTGAACCCTATCATGTGAGTAATAAAAGAACTGCTACTTGCTATTTTCGTATAGAAAATCCCGGACACGATCCTCTATATGCGAACCGAGCGGGATTATCACTACCCATGTGGAAACCAATAGATGAGATTTGAAATCATGAGAACAGATGGGATGCATACCGATGCAGATGGCGACAAACATTGGTACATGAATGGCGAACGACATCGCGAAGATGGTCCTGCGATTGAATATGCAGATGGCGACAAATATTGGTACTTGAATGACAATAAAGTAAAAATGGAAGATGTGCTAACTAAAGAACAACAGTTCTGGTGGAAGTTAAAATCATGAAAAATGGAATTCATACCGATGCAAATGGTAACAAACAATGGTTCTTGAATGGCGAACTACATAGAGAAGATGGTCCTGCTATTGAATATACATCTGGCACCAAAGTTTGGTACTTGAATGGCGAACGACATAGAGAAGATGGTCCTGCTATTGAAAGTGAAGATGGAACATTTGAGTGGTTCTTGAATGATACACAACCAGAGGCGTGGGCGCATCACCGACATAACATCGTATCGCCAGAAGGTGGTATGAAGCTGTATTTGGAGTTTTTAAAAGTATTACCAAAGCGTCCTATTTTTATGGGGTATCCAGCGTGTTTTGATTTTATGTTTCATCATTGGTATTTGATAAAGTATGCTGGCGAAGACCCGTGTGGTTTTTCTGGACTTGATCTAAAAAGCTATGCAGCGGGTAAATTAGGTCTAGATTATAGAAAAAGTGCAAAGAGGAATTACCCAAAGAATTGGTTTGAAAAGTTTCCACACGATCACACTGCATTAACTGATGCAAGAGGTCAAGCCATCTTAGGTATTAATATGATTAATGAAAAAGAATAAAAAAGAGTTTTGGGATATGTTATCCCAACCAGAGTTGAAGGATCGGACGTGCGAAAACTGTGCCCGTGACGATATGCAGCGAACTTGTCGATTTGCGAAGATAGATTATAACTACTACGGTTCAAGCGTTGGGTTAAACGCAGGCCCACATATCATAAGTTTTGGTTATCGTTGCGCAGGAATGGTGCGGGGTGCAGAATATCCAGCTATGCCGCCGATATTGTTTGGCAAAGTCCATAAACCAGCGCCGATAGATGGCGCAACTGAAATACCTGATAAATGGATATGGAAGAAATGATTGAAATAACATACAGGAATATATCCAATGGCAATACAGTAACATTCCCTATTGTTATATTGGACAATCCATTGGCACATGATTGGAAACACGCATTAAAAGAACTATTGATAAACAAGAATCGTATTGAAAAAGGGTTTTGTTTTCATGGATTCCCAAATACGCCACGTGATTTGGATTATCTATGTAACGAGCTTAACACACATATACAAACAATCAATAACGATCCAATTGATTATGTAATCGAAGATTACTTTACGCCCGACACCGTGCGTTTTAATGACGGGTATCCGTTGGGCGAATGGATGCTCGGTCTTACGATTAAACATCTTATTATGAATCGCTTACATAATCATTTTGAAATCCTACAAGGAACAGTGGGTAAAATAAGTCCGTTATATAATGAAGCACAAGAAAAAACAAAACGGGCTATACAGCAATTAAATTTATTATGTCATGAAGTAGAAAGTCTGGTATTGTCGCAACGCAAAGCTATTAGAAGCCCCGAATGGATAAGACCAAGCCAAATTACATCGTTTAAAAATGCACCAAGATATAAATTAACCGATGAACACCGAAAGTTATTTGTTCAAAATGGTTACGACCGTAAATTTGGATATGTTTATATGCATTGGGCACAAATTGGCAAGACATTATTTGAAGTATGGCGTGATGAAGAAGCCCCCGAACTTACCAAAACGGTATGTGATGCTATCACGCAACTGGAATATTATTCAGGTGAATTTGATATTGAATTTGGTCGTGACGTACGTTATGGACAACACGAATGGCATACTGGCGAAATTGATAGATTTAAATCTTGGATACTACAAAACAATTTATCTTATACTGACCCAAAACTAAGTTTAGGATATCTTCCTATCGCTAAAATAGATTATAGCGGAACTCCTGAAGATTTATGGAATACTATTGGTAATCATTTTGATGTATACAAGATTGCGGTAGATGATAAAGAATATATATACGATTATACTTGGGAATAAATATATGATGAACATTTTTAAAAACCTTTGGAATAAAATCAAGCTTGAAATCAGATATCGTAAACGTTTAAAAGAGCTTAAACGTCGTGATCCTTTCCTGTATAAATGATTTTATGCACAGGATGTAGCTTCACGTATGGTGAAGAACTTGAATATCGCCACCAATCTTATCCATCGCAGCTTGGTCTAATGATGAAACAAGCAGTCATCAATGCTGGAATGATGGGAGCGAGCAATGATTATATTCAACGCACGACAATGGAACAATGTTTGATATATAAGCCAGATATGGTAGTTGTCCAATGGTCGGAGACAAATAGACTTGAACTTCATGCGAATTTACCAGTAAATACGCCCGGTTATAAAAACTACACTGGTCCTTTGCAGACCAACATACGCTGGACAAATCAGGGTGTAAAGTTCATAGATGAATATTATAAGGTATGGTGGGATGAGCAGTTTGCTTTTACTAAATGGATATGGCAAGTAATATCATTGCAAAGCTTTCTTGAAAACTATAATATGCCGTATATTATGATAAATGGGTTCGGTAATCAGGAACTTATAAAGAAATACGATTTGCCTGAATATGAATACATTAATACTACACGATTTCTAGGGTGGCCAGATGAAGGCATGGTAGAGTGGATATATGGAACCCCGCTTATGCCGAAAGGTCATCCCGGACCAGAAGGACATTTAAAGGTAGCGGAGAAACTGTATGAAAAACTCTGACACATTTTGTGTACAGCCTTGGTACGGGCGGGAAGTTACCGCCGAAACAATCAATCAGCTTGATTTTCAAGATAAATTAAAAGGTATTGATCGCAGAGATTACATACCAGAATGGGAAGAAAAATATTTCTATTTTAGGGCTTAGTGCTGGATATCATGATGCATCTGCATCAGTAGTAAACAAAGATGGTGAAATCGTGTTTGCAGGACATGCAGAACGATATTCACGCAAAAAGAACGACCCCGATTTGAATATGGAGTTGCTTGCCGAAGCATGTTCGTATACCGACGAACCTATTACCGAGATTGCGTGGTATGAAAAGCCATTGCTTAAACATACCCGCCAAATCTATTCGGGTGAAAAGAGTTTATTCAGTATGCCTTTCAGTCCACGTAAATACTTACGTGATTATGTAGGCAACGACTTTGATAAAATTCCAATTAAAACTTATTCACATCATAAATCACATGCCGCCGCAGGTTTCCAAACAAGCGGATTTGACCGTGCTATATGTGTAGTGATTGATGCCATTGGCGAATGGGATTGTTTTTCATTCTGGTTGGCAGAGTGTGACCGTTTTCATATGGGAAGACAGGAAATCAAATATACTAAACTTGATTCAGTTAAATATCCACATTCATTAGGATTATATTATTCAGCCATTACTAAAGCGTGTGGGTTAAAGCCTAACGAAGAAGAATACATTACGATGGGAATGGCTGCATACGGAAATCCCAGTAACTGGAATAAAACTTTCAGTGATGAGTTGGTAGATATTTCCATACACGGTCATGATTTTCATTTCAAATCGGAACATAACTTTCACATCGGGATGCCCGATGGTATTGTTAAAAATGCAATGGCATCTGAAGATATTGCTGCTGCTGGTCAGTATGTGGTGGAACGTGTTATTAGACGAGTATTCGATTATGCTGTTGTATTAGCTACCAAGTATAAAACTGCCAACTTTGTTTATATGGGCGGCGTTGCGCTAAACTGTGTTGCCAACAATCGTATATATCCTTCCATTCTTGACATTGAACTGCGATCTTTTTATAACGGTGAGAAGCGTGAGTGTGACTATCTGTGGATTATGCCAAATCCCGGCGATGCTGGTTCCAGTTTGGGCGCAGCTGCATTGTCACTTGGTAAAAAGCTTAAATGGGAAAGCCCATTCTTAGGAACAGATATCCCCGGTGAATATCCAGTGGCTAACCTTATAAAAGAGTTGATGTCAACTAAAATAGTGGGCATTGCTAATGGACGAGCCGAGTTCGGACCACGTGCGCTTGGTAACCGTTCATTGCTTGCAGACCCACGTGGAATCGATATTAAAGACAAAGTAAACGAAATCAAACGCAGACAGAAGTTCCGTCCTTTTGCCCCTGTCATACTTGAAGAATATGCAGAAGAGTATTTTGAAATGGCATACGGTAGTTCGGAGTATATGCAATACGTATCTAAACTTAAACCTAAATATTATGCAGATTATCCTGCCATTCAGCACGTTGATAACACTGCACGAGTTCAAACTGTTCCGAAGGATTGTAAGTCTGGTATCAGACAGTTATTAGAGCAATGGTATTTTTATAGCGGTGGATGCCCTATGCTTCTAAATACTTCATTGAACATAAGAGGCGAACCGATGGTCAATGATCGAAATGATGCAGACCGCTTTGAAAAAGAATATGGTGTAAGAGTATTATAATGTATGACGTTTTCGTAATGGATTTTGGCAATCAAGAACAGCGAAATGATATGTTTAACTACGGTGTGCCTATGCACTCGACACACACCCGATATTTTGGAACACATTTAGAAACTATTCGTCGTTGTGTGAGTAAGGCGACAACTGACTACGTATGGATTGTTTCGTCTGTGTGTGATTATTCTTTCTTTGACTTTAACTATCGTTCCGCACCTTGGGAAGCTTCCCAAATACATTGCTGGGCATCGGGCGAACAACAACAAGGTGATACATTTCTTATTCCAGTGAGAGAGTTTTTGGCACAAGATGTTCCATTAGAAAAGCTAGAATGGTTTAAAGACGTTCATTATCATTATCCCGGCGTGTCACGTTTTCCATTGAGTAGTATTGACACGAGTGACCCTGTTACAGTAGCCAACGAAGTCACGGATTACTATTCAGTTGTGAGTTCTATTACTGAAATGCCGCACCGATTTGGCGAAGGAATGCCTACTTTATGGGATGCGAAATATGTTTATCCATTAAATAAATCCGGGTCAGTATTATTGGTTCCCCGCCAATGTCGTGGTAAAATCAAAGAACAGATATATGATTATCCCCATATCGATTATCGTTACAGTAACATACAGTGCGATGAAATGCTGGATATCGTTTTTATTTCTAATGGCGAAAAGATTGCTGATGAAAACTACGAGAAGCTACGCATAGAGGCATTGGTTCGTGGAAACTCATTGCAGCGAATAGATGGAATAAAAGGACGGACAGAAGCATATCAACGTGCTGCTTCGCTTGCATCGACCGCATGGTTTTTTGCGGTGTTTGCTAAGTGTGAAATCGATGATGATTTTGATTTTGATTGGCAACCTGATTATATGCAAGCGCCGAAGCATTATATCTTTCACGCAAAGAATCCAGTTAACGGTCTTGAATACGGGCATATGGGCGTTATTGCCTATAATCGTGATCTTGTTCTGAATCCACCTAATCCCATTGGTATTGACTTTACCCTTTCCGCCCCACATGCGGTGATTCCAGAGTTAAGTTGTGTAGCACGTTTCGATACCGAACCTGAAGTAACTTGGCGTACTGCATTCCGAGAAGCATTGAAACTACGGCAAGCAATGGATACAAACTACACTGTAGAAACAGAATATCGTTTGCATTGTTGGACAACGATTGGCAATGGGGAAAACGGTGAAATGAGTGTTAGTGGTGCAAAGGAAGCCGTGCGTTTTTACAATGAAGTAAACGGTGACCCCGAAATGCTTAAACTAAGTTACGAATGGGATTGGGTTGATGAACATCTTCGGAAATCGTTAGCCGCATAAAGTCATTGACGCATTCAATAACATACCATACTTGTTCATTCGTCATTTGCGGATAAATCGGCAATGACAACTCGTTACGTGATAACAAATACGCATTAGGAAACTTTTCTTTCGCTTCTTCTGCTGGCATCCCGCCAAACTGATCGAGTTCTGGCAAGGTATAGGAGTAATGGACTTTTGTTTCAATACCACGTTCTTTTAAATATTCTGCCATTTCATCACGATTAGAAGAATAGATAGGAAACTTGTGATATGATGTTAAGTCAGGATACATATCTTGATACGCAAGGGGAATATGATCAATATACATTTTTGAAATAGTTCCTCTACGTGCATTCCATTCATTGAAATATTTGTTAAGGGATACTAATAATCCTGCTGAAATGATTGCGGGAACTTGGCTGTTTTGGCTTGGCAACGGTGAATACGGACTATTGTTTCGCAGACCTTTAATCAAAAATGCCAGCACAGGATCGTCACAAAGTATAGCACCCGCACTACCAAATGCGGGCAGCGTTTTCATTGGATCAAAACTCAGGCATTGTATGGTGCCATTTTTAAATGCGTATTGATTGCGACGAAACCCTTGGGCATTATCAATAATCGTGTTGATATTATAAGTGTTTCCTTGTGTATTTCTACCATACATATGTACTGGCATAATAATACTGGTGTCGCTATTGATTTGTGATGGACGTGGCGGAGTCATCAACCCGTACAAGTTCACGTCAATAAACACAGGATTCTTACCAGCCCTAACTACCGCCGATGCTGTTGCTGAAAAACTATATGCTGGAAGGATAACGTCTGGTTTACCATCGTCAAGCGCCCTCGTAGCCAAATATAATGCTTCGGTGCCACTACCTACTAAGATAGCGTGGTTACGCCCTGTGATCGATACTAGGGCACTCTCAAGGGCTTCGCTGGTGTCATTGCCTTGCCACTTGCCTGTAGACAACACTTCATCAAATACTTGAAGATACTCGTTTTTATGTGTATCCCAATGTATTTTGTTTCCAGTGAATGGAACATCAATCAATGCTTTTGGCATACGCTTCAATCCCTTTTTCAAGTGTAAATCTTGGATTATACCCAAGTAGGTCACGTGCCTTGGTTATATCTAATCCACCCCGCACTGGATATAGTTCATCGTGGTCTTGAATGTCAATCTCGCCGCCATATGTACGAACTGCGATAGCTGCCGCATCCAGCAATGAACGTGGGTTTCCGCCAGTTATATTAAACGTTTGATCGGTTGCTGCTTCTTTATTTTTAACGATAAGATCAATGCCATCTACTATATCATCAATGTATGTGAAGTCCAGCCTATTGTTGCCCTTAACAGTCAAAACACCGCCATCTTTTGCCGTGCTAACAAATGTTTCGATTACCCGCTGTATTCCTGCAATGCCATCGCCAAATCCATATACTGCACTTGGGCGAACGATTGACAGTGGAATATTATAACTTTTCGCTTTGTGTTTTAAAATACCTTCGGAAGCCAACTTGGTAATGCCGTATGGTTCAATCGGCGCACAATACGTTTCTTCATTTGGATTGGATTCGCCAAAGTTTCCGTATACCATACTTGAACTTAGGTAAATGAAGTGTGGTTTTTCGTCAGTATATAGAGAACCGATGATATCGCTTGGACCGTTCATCATAGTATATACATATTCGGGACAATAGTTGATAGCAAACTCCCGAGCATTCGACATTGCTGCCGTGTAAATGATAACGTCATATCGCTGATTATTCTCATCGAGAAATATATTTTCATCATTTTTGAAAGTCCTTTTGAAAGTGAAGTTATGATAGTCTTTTAAGGGATGAATAAAGTTATGGTCACGATTATCTTTATCAATACCATCAACTGTATGATTTTCTTTTAAAAAATGTACGGCGAGATATTGACCAATAAAGCCCATACCTACGATTAATATCTTCATTAGAACCTCGGTAGTTGATTCAATACATCAGTATAGACAATCTCTGTCCATTTGTCAACATCTTTTTCGGTAACCATTACGTCATAATCGGTAGGTGCTTCAAACATTTTATCTGTTTGTTTAAATGTTGATCCTGCGGCTGCTGGACCATTTGCTGAGTTGGATTCTTTTTCAGTATTCATCCACACGATATAATCAGGATCAAAAAGATCACGTGTGTTTTTAGTAGGACAAATAAAGTCTGCAATCACATAATCATTCTCTGCAATGGTGGCTAATGCAGCCATGCGTGTTGCTTGGCGATCCCGTGCCTTTGGGCTGAACTCCCAATCGTTAAACATTGTGCGAACTTCGTCTGCGTTAAAATATGCTGCCTTTAGTTTTTCTTGTAGGCGGCGTCCTAGTGTTGTCTTGCCTGTTCCAGCAAGACCCATAATCAAAATCTTCAAGTTGGTGCTACTCCGTGTGTGATTGAAAACATAAATGCGTCTTTTTCATTTTTGAATGTCATAATAGGTAAATCGTCATCATTGTCTTTAAAATACCAGCCCCAAGGTTCTTTGCAGTTTTCACTGCACCATGTAACGTAAAAAAATGGGACACCGTGCTTATTTATTGGAACTTCGTATTCGTGCCTTACATCGTATCCGATGCCGTGCAGTTCTTTTTCATCGTATCCGTAAATATCAAGTCTCACTTCCATGCCATCGGCGGGTGCCGTATCGAAGGTTACTGTATTCCCCGTAACCGTGTAATCAGTATTTTGGTTCATTATACATCCATTTACATAACATAGTTCTTTCCATACGTAAGCTGGTATAGTATATTTTACCGTATTTCCATCCCCTATGTATATATAAAAACGATTTTCCATTATAGTTTTTTAAGGGTATCTTTAGTTGCTATGTCTACGGTTTCGACTACTTTTTCTAAGTTGAGATGAAAGTCAACCCGATCCAGAATATCATCGATGGCATCTAACTCCATCGTGATTCTCTTTTCAACTTTCCGCGGCTTTTCATCTTCTAGTAATAGTGTGATATCGATGAACGCCGGATTCTGTCCGTTGTTAAAGTATAACTCTAAACGATCAACGAACTGAATCGGCACATCATCCATATCAATATCTTCAATTAAATGACTCCATTTTTCAATGAACTCTTTACTGAATTTTTTATTATGCAACTTTTTTCCTTTTTGCGGCTGTTTTTGTGGTAGGCTTCAGTGAAGGTGCCATTGCATATGCTTCTTCGCGGAGTCGGGTTGCTTCCGCTTCCATTTGCGCCGCTTGGTTAATGGTGTTTTGTGCAATATCAACATCACTTAGAACGCCATCTCCAGCCATAGCCTCATCGACAACTACCTCATCGACAGGGTTTTGATCTGCGATACCAAGGTCGGCAGCAGCTGCCATATCCATTGCGCTAATACGCTCTTGTGGAATATTCTTCTGTGGTGCTGTTTGTAGACCAGAACTTGTATCAAGGTCTTCCAGACGCTTTTGCGCCTCTGCGCCTGTCGCCATTTCATTAATGATGTTATTCAGTTCATCCAAACGAATGTGTGATTTAGCATTTGCTTCAACAATCACTTGGCTTGTAGGAACCTTTTTCAACCATCCTTCGTGGTGCAAAGCATTAAGCATATTGCGACCATCGGGGAATAGATTGCGGTGTAGAACATCTGCGAAATCGTTTGACGTTTGACCAGCATTACTTTCTAGCACCTTCATCATTGAATCGTGATAGGCTGCGCCTAGTCGTCCTGTATACAGAACCAACGCCATATGTTCTTGTGGGGAAGGAAGTTGGCGAAATACCAAGATTACCTTATCGTTATTGTGTCGTCCAATGTGTTTAATCATTATTTTTTACCTTTTTCTTCTTCTTTTGGTGCTTTTTCGGCTTGAGCCTTTTGCTCGGGTGTTTCTACCCCTTGTGCCTGTAGGATATTGGTTAGTTTATTGTATGTTGCACCAACAACTGCCATTTCTTCTGGTTTAAATGCACCACGCTGTGAACCAGCTGCGATAACTTGAACCATAACTTGTAGGTCACCTACGTTTAGTGCTTCTACTTCTTGTGTAACTTCTTCGGTCATTACTAATCTCCTGACTAATATTTATAGTATAAATATGTGTATATAATATTTTTAAGGAAAACAAATGAAACTATTAGTATCCCTCTTTCTGTCATTATTTATTATGTCACAAGCCCATGCAAATATTTTATCTGACGAAGAAAGAAAAACTGCTTACACACATTCCGTGATTACGGGAAGTTTGAATCAATGTCAGGCGGCATTGAGTTTTTTACACGGTCAGTTTGCTTATGCGCTTGACATTCAAATCATTATGATGAAGAAGCCTGACCCCGATATTGTAATGATTATTAATAAGTTGAAAGCAGATTTCGAAACCATTGAAGCGAAAATGCCAGTGGTACGGAAGTTCTTTAGTGACAATGGATTGTCCGAATCAAATATAATGCAGAACGAAGCTATGATGTTTGCTATGTGGAAAAATAGATATAGGGATGAAATACAAAAACTGCCCCGTCAAAAGAGGGGGCAGTATGTTGATGTTATATTTGGTTTCGTCAATCAATGCGTTGACAAAGCTGACTGGCTTATTGAGTCTTTTATAAAGTAGACTTGCCTTTGGACGTATTTGGAACATCGGGTAGCTTAGTATCTTTGCCAATCTCGTAACCTGATTTCACTGCATCTTCGCCAATGGTGCTTACGGCATTTCCCGACCAATCAACAATCTTTATGACAGCATCGCCGGTAAACTCAATCGTCTTATGCCCGTTGTCAGCAAAGTCGTCAATAAAACCATGCATTGTATTGGAACACGCAGTCACTGCGAACAATGCCGTGACTGCAAACACTGTTTTAATAGTTTGCATTATTTTGAATCAGTGTTACTGTTTTGAAGAACTTCGCCAGCATCGCCCGAAAAGTCAATATCAGGAATAAGCGATTGTGGACGGAACATAACACGATAATGGAATGTTGATACGTCAACCGCCGCCAACTGTTCGGTTAGTACAAATACGTTGTCGCTTTTATCAAGGAAGTTTTTGATAAACTTACCATCTTCCTTACATACAACTGCGATACGTCCCGCCGTTGTACTTTGTTGTAGGGAACAGAAACCTTCCATCTTCATCACGATTTTGTCCGTGATACCATTTACGACTGAAATGCGACGTGGCACTTCGAAGTTGTCAGCAGCTTTGGATAGGTTCTTTGAAGCCACGTCTGCGGCTTGGTCGAAACAAGCACTCAGTGATCCAACCATTGCGACGGCTGCGATAGCGGTAATAAATCGTTTCATTGTATTTTCTCCATTGTTAATATTAAGTAAGTGAACCCTATCATAGTTGAAGGGGTATGTAAATGCTATTCTAAATATTTTTCAACTTTTTCGCACGGCACCGTTGCCAACAGTTTGGAACCCTGTGCATAACAAATATCCGTCCGAATATCTTTTGAATAAATCAACTGCGATGGATTAACGGCTGTCCACGCACCTACGTTGTTCTTACTCATCCAAAACGATCCAGCAAGGACGAGTATAATCAAAATAATCATCCCGGCAATATATAAAACTGTATTCATTTATCTTCTTCTTTCATTTCTTTGATTTCAGCAACCGCTTGGTCGCCTGTGCATTTGATAGCCCACGCAAAAGCGGCAAGTCCAAATAGCCCGAACCCAACTACCCAATATACTTCCATTAGTAATCTCCATCTTTAATCATTTTACGAAGTTGCTGCCTACTACTTTGATTATGAATCAACTGGTGGATATCGTTATGAAGATTTTCTGCTTCAAAACGGGTTTCATTCGGAAATGCTTTTAATCGTGTAGCAATCCATTCTTCTTTCGTCAAAATCTTCGGGCAAGGTTGTGTCATCAGAATGCCCCTGCTACTTTCAACATACACAGGCTGAAATACAATCCAGCCAACGACATCATAAACCAAAACTCCATTGAAGTTACAGCCATTTTCATATCAGCGGCTGCTGACCGAATCTTCTCTTTTGAAATCATTTCAACTGGTCTTTCAATTTTTGTTTCACGTTATCTACAACACTGCCCATCAGCGGATTCGAAAGCATACCAAGTAGGAGTTCTTTCACTTTGACATTTTCTTCCTTCATCGCATTATAATCTGAAAGGAAGTCACTAAGCAATACAATAAGTTCATCGCTTTGCATCGTTGTCTCGCCGATATAATCATTTACTTTCTTTTCAAGTTCGTCAACATCGTTACGTGGACGAGGCTTTACTGTTACTGTAAGTTTTGGTTTTTCCATTATACTTTCCTTAAAAGTAAATGGTGAGTGCGCTAACACCCACCATCTTTTTTATGCTGCCTCTTGGTCATTTCATCATAGTCGCAAGAAATGCCCCAAGGTGCTACTGGATTGTCGCCGTATCCGTTGTTATGGATAACGAATACTGTATCGCAATACATTTCATCGCCCCAAGAACCGCACGGATAACCATCCGTGAACATGATGAACTTCTTAGGCTGACAATCGGTTTCTTTCATATGATCCCAGCAACACATAAAGTCTGTACCGCCACCACCTTTAAACGGATACTCGAAAAGGTCATCGGCATTCATTTCGTCAAAGTCTTCATCGTTATATACGTTTGTATCAAACGTGAACAACTTCAACTTGAATGAAGGATACAAGTCCATGATGCCTTTGATTTCGCTGATGAAATCCCGCATTTGATCTTCGCCGATTGAACCCGACAAATCAATCGCAACAACCACGTCGATTGTGGTATCTACGATCATACCCGGCAAGCAAGCGCCTGTGTGCCAAGCTTTCCGTGAAGGCTTCATAAAGCTAAAATCTGACTTGATCGTGCTTTGAATCTGCTGCTGGATCAGTTCACGCCAGTTCAACTTAGGCTCGGTCAGGTCTTTGAGAATACGCTGGACACCCGCTGGCAAGTTACCGGCTGAACCTTCGGCTTTCGCACCGTTGATAACCGCTTTCTTGATTTCGTCACGGATTTTCTGGCGTTCGTCATCTGACATTTTAGGCTTGGACTTGGAAGTTTTGTTGCCATCGGCATCAGTTTCCATATCGCCATCGCCATCGCCGTCGTCTTCGTCGCCATCCATGTGTTCATCAAGCAACTGATCAATAAGTGACTGCATATCAATCTTATCGGCGTTTTCGTAAAGATAGTCATAAACTTCTTCCGACGACCAACCCTTGAACTTTGGATCATACAAGACAGGAACGGTTGTGATTTTATCGCCAACTCGCTGATCAATCAAATCACTATTAATGATATAATCCTGTGCAATGTTTGAAAGTTGCGGATCAGACTGGTTATCTTTCGTCCGTCCCATGTGATCATAGACGCAGTGTAACACTTCGTGACCAAACAAGAACACCAGTTCTTCGTCGGTCAATAGTTTGATAAAGCGGCTATTGTAATAGAAATGCTTTCCATCGGTGGCGGCTGTCGGGCACCAAGCATCGGCGTTGACAATCGCAAGACGTGAGCAAAGCTGACCGAAAAACGGCGATTTGAAAAGCAGCATTACTTTTGCATCGACAAGTCGTTCACGTGAGTCTGCATCAATCACTGGATCGATTTCTAGACCGACACGCTTATCTTTCTTATCGGCTTGGGTAGTTGTGTTTGACATTTGGTAACTCCTATTGATTTATTCTTTGATTATATACTAGTCGGTGTATAAGTCAAGTGTTTTCTTTAACGAATACCGGAAACTCGCAATATTTTGCACGACGGCCTGTTTCTGTTCGTGGCTCGCGAAAGCCTACATACACCTGATTTTCAAGACGAACAAAGTATTTGACATCAGTTTCTGTTCCGGGCCAGTCACGACACCGACTATCGGCAATCCGTTCGATAACTTCAAGTTCGCCATATTTGTCACGTGCTTCAATATCCCGTTTACGATACTTAGCCATTTTCCACCACGTTTCGAAATCTTCGTTAAGCGTTTGCATTATTTGTTTCCTTCGTTTGATTTATCTTCTTCAATGTATTCTTTCAGAAGCTTTTTAAGGGCGTCGTTAGCAAGTCCGCCGATTTCTTGCACGTTCTCGTTATTGGCAAGGTCTTTGGAAATCTGGATGTTTTGGTTGATGGGAAGGTAATATTCAATAGAATGAAAACCCCCACTGCAATCAACCACGCTGGTCGCGTACCCCACGGGTTTTTAACTGGATTATCTGTATCGAACGACGCTAATCCCATAAGCATTAATGAACCAACCGTTCCTGCGGCAAATATTACCAATAATACAGTGATACCCTCATTGAAAGTATCGGCTTGCATAATCAGGTAAACGTCAAAAAGTGATAAGTCCATCATAAAGTCCATTCGTCTTCAAGAGTGAAAGGTTCCGCAGGGGTTTGGTTAATTACAACACCGTCAATATCGTTCAGTGATTGCGTCAACTTTTTAATGAGATAGGTGTCACCAGCGGTTTGGGTTACGAATAACTCGTAGTGATCTTCGTGCGCCAACACCATCAGGTATTCCAACTCAAGCTGTAGTTTACCATCGTGATCGGTAAACGAGTAGCCAAAGCCACGGTCCACCATCAACTGGACAAACTCTTCATACGGCATCAACATATTCAAATATCCTTTAGTGTTTCATCTGACCAGTTATTGGTGCTATAACCTTCATCACCATTGATCAATATTGGAACTTCGACCATCGAAGAGCCTTTGGCTGGATCGGGTTCAGCAAAGATTTTGTCGCCCGTATTTGGATAGTCAGGGGTATATGACCCTTCGACTATACCGCCATGGCTTTTCCGAAACTCTCTTGCTTCATTGCAAAATGCACTATCCTTTTTGAACCAAGGATCAGGACGCCACGTAACTCCCATGGCGTTAAAGTAAATGCCAGTGGCATCTTCACGGATTGTTACTTTACGACGATTCTCTCGCATCAGGAATCCCTCCAAGAAACAGCTTGATTAACGGCGTCTTCGGCTTCGTCACATGTGAGTTCGTTGCACATAAGTTCTTCATATGCTTCGTCTTCATCAATGACGCCGTGTTCAAGATCGTTCATAATCTCTTCAGCACGACCAACCAAATCACGGTCAAGTCGTTCTTGCCAATGTAACATAATAGAACTTGCCATTAGTTGTTCACCTTCTGCGAAAGACCTTCCAAGAACTCTTCTTTGGAAAGTTTGTCTTTGGTCATTGCCGTTTCAACTTTCTCGTCGCTGAAATCATAAACGGCCTTATCCATTGTGCCAGTATCGGCATTCCATTCACCAAACACTTCGTCTAGCGACTCGATGATATCCCACGTCTGCCACTGCTTAGAAGCCATAATCTCGCATAGGGTTTCGAATGTATCACGGCTTGGGTTATCCATTGCTTTGCCGATTGCTTTGGCGATACGGCGCTGATATGCACTTGGCTTTGGCATTCCAAAATCCCAAGGCTCAAACTTATTGCCTTCCATATCTTCGATATCGGTTTCAATATCAATACCACGGGCACGATAACTATTCAGTGACTGTAAAAGACTTTTGACACCTTCTTCGTCTGGTGCGGTTTGGGTCATTTCCGTTTCGGCACCTTCTTGAAGCATTTCTGGATTTAATACCGTGATTGCGATTTTGAAACGAGGCTCACGCTCGTCTTCGTCATTTGATTGCGTTGCTTGCGTCACGTGATCTTTGACTTTGTTGCGGATATCATCGGCAACTTCTTCGGTTGATTTAGTCTTGCTCATAGTCTTCATCCTCTTCGGTTGTATTCCAAAAGCTATCGGTATCAAGTTCGATAAAACCGTAGCCATTAATCAGTTCGTTTATATTAAGAGGTTTATCATTCATTGTCAAGGTTCCATTTGAAAAAGTGACGGGGGGATTTCCCCCGCCCCAGTTTGTCGCTGTTGATTACTTTTCCAGACGCATCGCCTTGGCGACTGACTTGCCCAACTTTTCATACAACTCGTCAAAGCAGTCCAACACGGCAGGGCTGATTGGGAGTTTGTAGGTGAACAACATTGTTCGTGCACCCATCACGGTCATATCCTTGGTGAAGTTCTTCATCATAAACACCAGACCGTTGTTTACCATTTCGTGGAACTTTTTGGCTTTAACTGATTTGTCTTCAGACACACCCCGAAGTTCTTCGCAAAGGTTGAACATCAGGAAGTAAGCAGCTGACGCTTCTTTATTCTTGAGTTCGGTGGCTTTACCAGACAGGATATCTGCTGGTGTTGGCAAGTCTTTACCGATTGCACGGTAAGCGATGAACGATTGTGCCGTACCTTCGCCAACTGTTCCCGCAACAAGTTCCATCAGGTCACCTTCAGAACTCTCGCCAGCGTCTTCCATAATGTCGGAAACGAAGGTCCAAGACCGTGGGGTTGCATATGCACGTTCTGCTGAACGGGCGTTGAACTTGTTCAAGTCACCTTTTGCATTGGACAGGTAAGCCAGAACCTCGGCATTGATGCCCGCATCAATCGCCCAATCGAACCAAGAGTTAAAGTCAACTCGGATTTCGAAGTGCATCATACGGTTACGTAGTGCCTGTGGCATCTTGTAGGACACTGAACCATCGCCTTCACGGTTACCAGCGGCGACCACGAACACGTTATCAGGCAAGACGTATGTACCAACACGGCGGTTCAACATCAGCTGATATGCTGCGGCTTGAACTGACTGCGGGGCAGCGGAAAGTTCGTCCAAGAACAAGATCATGTGATCGTATTCGGCGGCTGTTTCTTCAGAAGGGAATTCTTCAGAAGGTGCCCATTTCATTGTCTGTTCAGTTGGGTGGAAGTATGGAATACCACGAATATCGGTAGGCTCCATCAGTGGAAGGCGAATGTCGATAACTTTGCAGTTACCAAGCGCACCGCTTGCGGCGATACCTTCAATAAGTTCGGATTTACCAACACCGGGCTGACCCCAAAGCATAGGGACTTTTGGTGCAGCTTTACCACGACGCTTAGACGTGAAAGCTTTTTTAACAAGACGCTCGGCTTGAGCGAGGGTAACACTTCGTGCTTCAACAGCGGACATTTAATATACTCCTGTGTAGGTTTGGTTTGATTTGCTGTGTTTCAATAATCAGACTATAGCCGAAACGTTCGGTTAAGTCAAGTGGTTTTTTCGTATTTCGTCAATTTTTTTATTTCCCATCGTTCAACAACTGCGGAACCATCGGCTCGTTCGTCGGTGACAATGTGAATAACAGTGTTTAGAACTTTGGCTTGGCGATATCCACAGTCAATACCTTCAACTGGCGTGGTAACCCATACCATGTGAGGATAATCAGTGTTGCGCCCGCCGTGTGCCAGCGGGAACATAACCAAGTCAGGATTCTCAGAGAACTCAAAAAGATTGCCTGTTTCTTTTTCAATGAAATAGCCAAGGATTGAACCATCGCCGATATCAAAGTAAGTGGAATTTGGGGCAAAACTCATTTGGGCATTTCCTCTCTGTTGATTAACTCTAAGAGGATTATACCTACTTATAGGATATAGTCAATGGTTATTTTTATGATTTTCAATATTTTTTGTGTATTGTTCAACCGACCCGATTAATCCGATTGACATTGCAACTTTACCGGAAAAGATAGCTACCTCTTGATATGAAGATAACAAGAAGTATGGACTCGGCATATATTTTTCCAATGAGAGCATCATTTTGTTTTGACTCCAATCGTCGTCCAAAACAAAGAATGTTGGGTCTAATCCTATGTCATTTCTGAGAGTGTGAAAACCAAAGTGGGTTAATCTTAGTCCACGGCGTGGATTCAACCATATATCGTGTGGATCGACTTGGCTTCCGTTTTCTGACAAAGCGGCTTTAAATACATTATTGTATTCATCCTTCGTCATATACTGTTTCGCCAGCAGTGAGTTTAACCACTGTAAACTCAGTTGATTTGAATTGTTTGTTTAATTTTTTGGCTAGATTAATAGCGTGTCCACTGTTAGAAAAACTTACTTTCTTATACTTGTGGATAAGACCATTCTTGGTCATTGAAGATGATTTTAGATTGATCAGGTTGCCTTGATACAAAATAGCCCAGATAGCCTCGCTTCTGAGAACTTGATCAACTTTGTATTCTTCCTTATCCGCAATCTCGGAAAGGACTTTTGGTTTAGGTCGTGCCATTAAAATTCCTAGTAATATACATATATAATGTATTTATCCTAGAAAAATTATTTTCCGAAGAAGTCTCCGCCACCAATTTCAATCTGTGACACATTTTGCTTACTATTTTGCAAATCGATAACCTTTGTTTGTAGTTCGATGGTATATTGCATTAACTGGTCAATATCAGCATCCACTGCTTTTAGTTCGGCGGCGGTTAGTGTCATATTTGGTTTATTAAGGTTACGGATTTTCTTTTTGATTCTATCAATATTTATAAGGTTAGGTTTATTCATTTTCCGTTCCATTTCCAAGCATTTGGTGCTGATACACTACAATGATTTTTATATTTGTTTTTGCGATTACATCCAGTTTCGTATTTTCCCATGGGGTATTCCCATTTACAGTTGCTGCATTTCTTTTCGAACGTTCCGCTTAATCCTTCGATAAATATTTTCTTAGATATTTTTGTAGGCTGCATTCATTTCTTCCTTGGTCTTAAATGGACCCAAGTGGGGATAACGCTGAACTATCAATAGCTTTGGGCAATGAATCTTTTCCCAAACGTTACCAATACTGTTAACAATGAAATAACCAGCACAATAAAATGACTTTGACTTTTCACCTTTTGTAAAGATAGGAACACTGTGCTGCACATCATATAGTTCGTTATGCGGTGTTGTGTTTGTTGGAAAATCATACAGGACTTTTTGCTTCTTACTTTTTGGTCTTGCTTTTTCGTATGTGATAGCATAATGCTGTGCCAACTCTTCGGGCGTAAAGAACTTTTCTTTCTTTTCTTCACGAATGACTGTATATCCATCTTCAGAAAGTTGTAGTGCACCGATTTTTTGACCGTCTTGTTCTAATACCCATAGTTTGTTTTTAAGTAATGGTGTCGCTTTGATCATATTTTTTTCCTTTTACTATTATTATATATTATACCATTTTTGTGCGTGACAACTCAATATATTTATGACCACAACTCATCCATAAACCCTTTCATATACTTTTTGGATGTAGTTGTTTTTCCATTGGCATGACAAATGGCTTGATCATCTTGAAATCTAATAGTAAATGTTTTATCCCCCCTACACCCAGCACCTAACTGCGATTTTCTAATAGATGAATTGGTGGATTGTATTTGTCCATTTTTCGCATTCTTTAATATTTCGAGTAATGCTGACTTGGCATCCTTTAAGTTATTATCACGCTTCCTACCTTGTCGGCTTTCAACCAATCCTGTAGGCAAATGATATAGTCTGCAACTATTTTGAGTTTTATTTCTATGTTGACCACCAGCCCCAGTTCCACTAAACCACTCAACGTAGAAATGTTGTTCGTCAAGTAAATCATACTTCGAATCAGTTTTAACATTAGTATCAAGAACAGCAACAGTTACCGTAGAGGTATGAACCCGCCCACGCTTTTCCGTTGGTGGAACTCGTTGAATACGATGTCCACCTGTTTCATTTTCTAATTTTTGGAGATTTTTGCCTTCAACTTCAATGGCAATTTCGTAGTACCCCGCATCACTGGGTCTTTCCCGAACGATGCGATTACTTCAACCTACACGATTGAAATATTTCTGGTATGCGTTGGCTAAATCGCCAACAAACATTTGGCTATCTGCCCCACCTTCTGCGGAGCGTATTTCTATAATTTTCTTCATTACTTTTCTCCCCTGTTAATATTAATACACATTATATACCTATTTATCGACAATTGCAATATTATTCGTAATTCTTTCCAAGCCATTGTGTATATTGTTTCGTAAAATCGGCAAGTTTATTCAAATCATATTTACCACAGAAACGAAGAAACTCCCGACCAGCGTGTGGTACATTCTTTGCTTGTAGTTGTGATGCAATGCTTTCATCAATGTATTCTTTGATGCTTTCCGGTTGCGCCGTAAGATCGACCAACTCTACGTTGCGGTTGTAGTCGTCAAGCACTCGATGTTCTACATCATTGTGATCTGTCCAACGTTGCAACATCATATTATTCCACTTAAAACCACGGTTATCCATATCGGCAAATGCTTCTTCAAGACCGATGCTTTTAGAACTACCCTTTGTGCGAACACCGGGATATGCACTGAAAATGTTATCGCTTGTATCGCCACGCATACATTTTTCAAATAACGCCCATTTTACATCAGGTGCAGGTTTCTCTTCTTTGGTCATAACCTGAACTTTTTTCATCTTGCCGCCAACCATCTTTTCTTCTTTGATAAGATTGCCACCAGCATCACGTGCTTTTATAGTTTGCTTCACACGATGTCCGTTATCGTCAAAATAACCCTCGGTAGTAATCAAGTGGTTGTTGATGCCGTTATAGATGTGTGTGTTGGGATTGATTAACTGAACGAAGTCACTATCACTACTCAAAATGACGTTTTCATCATCTGGGTGCTGTGCGATCCATCGTGCAATCAAGTCGTCGGCTTCTGCGATATCACAATGCAATAAGGTGCAGTTGGATTTCTCTCGAATGTAATCAAGAAACTCTTTGTATGCTTCAAAGAATTCTTCATCTTCTTCGGTTTCGGCAACGGTTTTCTTGTCACGTAATACCTGACGATTCTTTTTATATGGTTCGTATACTTCTTTACGCCAACTACGCCCTTCGGTGCAGAAAACAACGTGATCCGCACCTTCCTTCTGGAACGATTTATTGACGATGCTTAGAGTGATGTGCAGTGCAAAGCCAATCTTTGTCCAAGCATCTGAGCGGCGAGGTGCCATATGGCGCGCCCGATAGAAAGTATTCAGTGTATCAACTAATAGATATTTTGCCAATGTGTGTAATCCTTTTATATACTACTTTACATCATATAGTTATTGATGTCAATATTTTATAATTTAAATCTTATTTTTTCATACAACACGTTCGCCCAATCGGCGTGTGCTATTTCGTTATAATGGTTGTTTTTATTTGGGTTATGTTTGCTATTTTTTAGATACTGACACATCGTGTATTGTTTTTCATATGGGTGGAAATAGCTGTCACCAAAATCGTGTTCGTAATCACCTACTTCGAGCGGGTTGATAGCGTTAAAGAATAAATGCTTAATCTTCTCGTCTTTTAGACGCAGATGAAATTGGTAGATTCGGTCATTCCAATCATACATTTTATTTTGAATCATTTCAGGTGTTTGTGCCCGAACCCAATCCTTGTATCGTTCTTTATATCCTTCGGGAACATCATCAGCTCCTGATGCAGTAAGCTGATAATATTCCTCGCCTAACTCCCATTCTTCACGTTCCCACGTTGACCAACCAACTAATAAAAATGATGGTTGCTCCGATAGATACTTCCATGGCGTTGTGCGAATTATGCGTTGATTTGACGATGCTGACTCGGCGAATGATACGTGTTCAATGTCGTGCATATTGGCAATCTTTTCACCGAACGACTTCATTAAACATGATGGGTGTGGTTTTCGACCAAACACTACATAGTCTGGATCATCATTAGCAAAACAATAATCATCGTATAGTTCTGCACCAGCCGTATGACTATCGCCGTTTGTTACGAGAATCATTTATACTCGGCTCGCCCATCGCCCAAGTCAACACGTTTTGGTAAACGATTTGACGGATCGCCCATTTCATTTTCATACTGTTGTAACGCAATATTGCGACAAACGTATGTGAAATAGTTATCGATAACGTCTTCGTCGCTTTGACCGGGGTATCCCATTTCACGCAGTTTCTGAACAGCAAAGATATTCCAATCGAGTTCAAATGAACCTTCGGATGGATTTTCTGGCTCAAAATCAAACTGTAATACTTTGAAATATATTTCGCCTTTTTCGGTGGCGATTTCTTTTTCTGATTTGGACGGGTCAACCTTTTTCTTTTTAAATAGTCCGAACATTTTTAATCCTTTTTTCTAATACTCAATACAACGTGATCTTGGCTTAATGCCACACTGGACATAGCGTATTGCGGTTGGTCATATACGTGATTTCAAAAGAGCATTCATTGCCAGTGAACGAACCTAATCCTTCTTCTAAATGTTTTTTGAACATTTCAGTAATTTGATCCACTGTTACTTCGCCATCTTCAATCATGCGCTCAATTTCCCCAGCAGGTAGGTCTTCATCTTCTTCCCTGTCGTAATACAAGAAATCACTGATAGCATCTGAAATATAATCATCTAACTTGTTCATAAGTTAAACTCCTTTCCTCTGAAAAATCCTGTTGGTGTATGAAGTTCACCAGACCACCAACGAAGGATACTTGATATTATTTTTGTAGGACCATATCCATCCGTTGTTTCAAAAATCTTCATCGTAGCTTGCTGTGAAGCATCCCATTCACCACCAGTGTTTCCATTAGCTTCTTCAAATGCTGCTTGACCTTCTACGTGAACAATAACTTCTGTGATGCCAGCTTGTACGATGGCCCTTGCGCAGTCAGCACACGGCAGGAAGTTCACGTAAAGCCTACATCCATCCAGACCGCCTTGATTCTTTGCAGCGTTGTATATAGCGTTCCTCTCGCCGTGTTCCATATAGAAATACTTCTCTGGGCGAGTTTGGGGAACGTCATCTATGTCCATTCCACGAATAGGTCCGTTGTATCCTGTAGACACGACACTATTATCAGGACGGACAATAACTGCGCCAGCGTGTGTTGATTCGTCTGTTGATCTTGACGCAGCCAAGTAGCACATCGAAATATAGTACCTCGACCAGTCTGGCCGTTCTACATTATTTGTCATATTAACTCCAATTGTTATTGTTTATAGCTTTATTATACAGGTTTTTTAACCAAATGTCAATAAAAACATAAAAAACATAAATAACATATAGACATAAGATAAGTAAAACCAAGGATATTAAACGACGGCGTTCACAATAAACGGGCAAAATCCTGTGCCGTTGGTGACCTACTAAATCTTCGAGCGTGGAGCAGCTTTCAAATTCATCGTCACTGACGTTTATACCGTACTCAGCTTCGATTGCCAAGGGGTATTTCAAGGGAATCGAGACTATCCAAATTGTCGATATTTCGTATCAACGTATGAGGACGTAGGTTTGGTTGATTACCTAAATGGTTGTGCAAGAGTTCCTGTACACTATACCAAATAGGGCTACGTGGGGTAACAGCTTCTCGCTTAAGGGTATTAGTTGCCACAGTATTTCTCCGGTTAAGTGCCGTAGTCAAAACAAACAATTTTTCCGTTTAGTCTACCGAAACTATCATGTTTGTCTTCACAGGGTATATCGAAATTGTCTAGCTGTTTCCAATTTTTTAACTCGGAGTAAAATTCAAGGAACTCCTGAAATTCCATAGGCTCGCATCGGGGTTGAATGGTCATCCAGCCCCCCGGAATATTGAATAACACAGGGCATAACTTGCCTTCACTTTCTTTTACAAGACTAGAGAATGAGGCTTCCTGCATGTTAGCTAGAAGACCCCACAGTGTGTTTTTCCAACCGTAGTGTAAAGCAGGTAATTTGATAGCATACTTTTTCGTAAGTATTACTGTACGTGTAACTCCGTGCGTATTCAGAACCCAACCAAACAGCAACTTATATTCATCCTTAGTATCATCAAAAAGAGGCACTACTGATCACCTTTGCCAAAATCTGGATACGGTGAAAAATTACTTTTTGTTGTCCCACGTAGTTTTTCGTTTGGCACTTTATCGTTGTATAATGAATGCACCCATACGCCGTGTTCTATTTCACCAAGAGTTTTTGATTCTGGATCAGGCGCATACGCTCCCATACCTTTTTTTGAGCAAGGGACTTCAATATAGTCGTAGTATTCCTGTTGGTGTGTTCCGTGTTCGCCCCATATTTTTTCGCAGTATTCGTCAGTCCACCACGCAATCATTTCATCAAGATAATCTTCACCATCTTCGGGGATATACCCACAGTCACCTTTTTTACAATCCGAACCAATGCCGAAACCGTAAATAGCTCTATGTGACCATCCATACCATTTTTGGTCACGTGGGCTAAAGCCAATACTACATACATTATGATCGTCGGCAGATTTTTCCCATTGCTGGATACCAAATCGTTTAGCTTTTCGATATGCTGAAACAGAATCCCCGATATAAGCGCCATCGGTGGAGTATGCTACTCTCATCATCGTATCACTGCATCCATATGCTGAACCATCGTGTATTTCTGTTCTGACTTGATATCCAGCTTTGTAGTTCCATATCTTGAGAACTTCGGTGGGTTCCATTTAGGTGGTTCGTCCCATTGAACAGGCTTCTTTGACGAGTGCAACAACTTCATCTTCGGTGTTACACATAATCTTTGCGCTTGTCCATTCATCAGCGTTATCACGACCACATACTTCAACCATGAAGCCATTATCGTACATATTGATTGTGAACTGTTCGTCTACTTTGTTTAATTTATCGCTTAGTTTCATTGTATTCTCCATTTTCATTTGTTTTAATATACCATTATAGCATTAGTTCGGGCAAATAGCAATATCACAATCCAGCCTTTCGTAATTTATCAACAGTTTCATCATCGACAGCGGATGGTGGAATATGTGGTGTGTGTCGTTTACTGCTAAACAGACGTGCACGGGCGAACTTATTGCCGAGCAATGCTAACCATATACGTTTAATCATTTTCTTGATCCTTTATTGTTTCCCAAAATTGTGCTTCTTCTTGCCGCCGTACTTTTCATCTTCAATGAGTTCCGTGCGTATTTTTTCAGCCGCCAGCTGCCATTTTACTTTTATCGGGTTTATAATTTCCTGAAATAAAAAGTGTAGAGCTGATCCTGACAGAAACGCCACGGATATCCATACCACCCACAACATATACAAATCGTGCCCAATGGCTTCCAACCCAAGTGCGACTATCATTAATACTAATCCGAAAAACATAAAAAATTCAGCGGATACAATTCTACTTAGCGCCATCAGGTATGCTTTTAACGTAATCATAACAATTCCTTTTTCATTTGTTTAATCATTTCTTTGGCTTCTTTGGAAATGCGACTATATTCTTGCTACGCTTAATGGCACGTTCACGCAGGATACGAGCCTTGGCTTTTGCAAAATCAATCAGTTCAAATTTCAGTGTCATAATGAATATCGGTTACTGTACCATCTGTGTGTTGTTCTACCACCAGCAAGTATGTTTCAAGGATAGCTTCATCTGATATAGTGATATCTAGTTTTTTAAACTTTGTACGTGGTTTGGTTTTTGTAGATTTTGATTGTACGTTATTTTGTGCAATGAATCGAGTTACGTCCGTATTGTGGTAAGTATCAATATACTTGCCTTCTTCGGTCATTTCGTCAATGCGGATATTATCTTGGTTTACTTCAACAATAAAGTGTCGTGGCATATTAACTCCTATAGGTATATATCATTATATTATACGCTAGTAGGGGGGTTATGTCAAGTTTATTTTGCGTAGGCTCCAAGTTCTGACATAATATGCTGATTGGCAGAGTCTTCATCAAAACCAGACCATCCATATCTTGGTTGTTCGACAAAACCAGCGCCACGTTCAAGGAATTCTTCATTGAGCCATCCACTGTATCCCAAGTTTTCTTCAAAATATTCAGAATTCATTTCTTGCATAAAGTCGTTCAATGGCGCAACAAGGAATACTTCGGTGTCAAATGCTGGTTGGCCACCATAGAATATAACGTGACCACCGTATGACGTAGCAACTTCATCAATAGCACTCCATACATCTGATGATAGTTCCTTATAGCGACCAGTCTCTTCCCCATAACGGATACCATTATTAATTGCCAAGAATACTTCACTATCCCAACTTGCTTCTGATTGGAGAATATCATATAGACCAGAATTAGATTCATCTTCTTCATATTCTACACCAAGATTATCTAACTCAGCTTTCATTGCTTTTTCCATAACTTTATCAAGTTTAGGATTTGTATGGTAGGCAAAGAAACCATCCACGTCTGAATCGTGGAAATCAGCCATTTCCGGTTCTTCAAGCTCCTTCAATCCCCAAAAAATTGAAGGGTTATCTCTGCCGTGCCATTCACCCGTAATATCTTGCAACTCACTTGCAAACTCAGTAATATCTTTCCATTTATTAATAATAACATTACCATCACGAATATCTAAGATGTCGTAGCCTGTTTCGGCAATCTTCGCATTGATAATTTTTGGCAATGCTTCTGGTGCTATATCACTTAGATCAGATAAATTAACTAATTCACCTGTTTCTCTTGCAACCACTGAGCCGAATAACAATACTAACCCATCACCAAGAGATTCAACCATACCGCTTTCATCTTTTTGACCCATCTTCATAAACAGTTTCACCATTTTTGGGTGTTCTACAAAGAAGTCTTGTAGGTTTATTTGACTGTCTTGTTCATCCATATACTGTTTTGTTGGATAGTGGAACTGCCAGCGTGAGTTAGATGGTTTGTGTAGAATAACAACCAACGGACCATCTTTGGAATACATATCGTGATACATTGGTGAGTTTTCAGAAGTGGTACACCAACGAGTATTCTTACCAAAGTAACAACTTGCACGATGGGTAACTGGAATGACTACTTTGTATTCAGCATCGTTATGAAGAATATGAACTTCCTTATTGTCAATCATTTCCTGTTCAATGCTCTTAGCTTTATCTTGCTTAGACGCCGAAATATCATCCTCTTGATCAGCATATTTCTCTTTGTAAAAATCATACACATCAAGTAAATCATTCGTTCCTTTGAAACGGTTGATGTCACGATGTAATGGCTCAAGCTTCTTTTTCAATGCCAAGCGAGAATATAATTCCAATGCATCGGCGATCTTTGCTGGAATATCTTCTAGACGTTGAATACCGCCTTTGAGATACTTTACCAGCATCCAGTTCACGTACTTGTTATTCTGTGTTGGGTCATATTGGGATAGCCATTCGGGCAATTGGTTAGCAAAGTTATAATAGTTGCTAAACTCGTCTGCGTAATGTTCGGCAGAATTATCTTGAAGAAGACGGCTTTGCATCTTTTCAATATCATAGTTATAATATTCGGTTAAAAACTGTTTTGCTCTCATATGTTATTTATCAAAAAACAAAAACCCCGACATATGTCGGGGTTTCGTGTGGGCTAACCGTGACACCACGTGGGTCTATTTGGTGACCACCCCTTATAGAACTGCTTTCTTTCGAGTTCCGTTCATTTGCCCCCAAAACTCTTCCTTGGTAGGTTCACGTGGAATATAGATTCGCAAACCTCGCAACTTCTTAGTTGAAAATGTTCCTTTGGCTGTCGGATATAAGGAAAAACCATCCATTTCATCATCGTCTGGATAGTTGGCAGCGTATTCGGCGGTTTCTGCGGCGTGGTATGTTTCGAACATAATCCCTCCCGCTTTTTCAACACGAGTAGCTTCGTTGGCGGTAATGCCTATCCATTCTACCGCACCGCTAAGTCCAGAATGCTCAACCAGTGTGTATTGTTCTTTCATAACTTTTTAAGCCTTGCGAGCATTTTGTCGTCTTCGATATAAAACGGATCATTGCTTGGACGGATGACGTTGCCAATAACTTGACCTAATCGCCAGTCAGGGTTCTTGCGCCACACTCGTTCGAGTTCTTCAAGAACTTCAGTAATACGTTCTGGATCACGCACTGGCTTTCTCCGCAGTGAAATCGTAAAGGTCGGTTTGACCGAATGCGGCTGCTTCACTTTTGGCTTTTGCAATACCATCTTCTGGTGAACCACGATAAGTAAACAGCGTGAGTGTCCCGCCCGATCCTGTCTTGGCACGAATGACATATCGGGGAACACCTATATTGTCCAGCCGACTGAACTCTGCTCTCAATTCTTGGAATGTCATTATGCTACCTCTTTAAAACCAAATGATGCTACTACGACTCGATTTCCGTCTTCGTCTTCGATTAAATCGCCAACGCTTACGCTGCTCATTGGACCAAAACGCTCGATGTTTTCTTCTGGACCGATGTTACCAACTTCAAAAACGCCGTCTAAATCATTGGCTGTAATATTTGAAACGTGGGTGTAAAACCCTTTGGCGATTGCTGTGGCTGCGGCTGATACTGTATGATCACCAAACATAAGTGCCATGCGTGCTGCTTGCTTTGGAACAGCACTGTGATCGCCAGCGGCATTGATTTTTGCAACTTCTGCGTCGGTCAACTGAATCTGAAAAAGCTTGAACTTCATTTTGGTAACTCCTGTTTCATCAACTTACAAATAGATATTATACGAAATGACAAACAATGTCAAGTGATATTATCGAATGCCTTCCGAACCATGTGTTCAAGTTCCTTGATAAACTCGGTAATATTGTTACTCGGATGCGTAAAATACATTTCTTTAATGGAAGCTTTATTCATTGTAATGCAAATTTCGTAGTCATATTCTTCATGATAGTCGTCTATATATTCGTCAATATCTATATCTACTACTGTTTTTGGCAAACCCGAAAATACAAATATATCGTTGATTTCCCCTGTCAAGTCTTCTTCGGTGCTAGTCACGTTACGGGTGACTGAAAGAAATGGATCATCATAATCAAACATACTATTGTTTAATGCGTCATTAAATACCGCATCATCCCAATTCAATGATTTCCAAAACCCTTGTTTTTCATTCATAACGATTATCATACACATAAATACAGTAGGAGTCAAACAAAAATGAAAGCAATAGGTAAAGTAGATATTCTAGAAGGTAATGTAACCGTCACAAAGGCTGACGGTACGCAAATACTATTATCAGAAGGCGACAATATTTTTCAAGGTGACGAAATCAATACAGGATCGTCTGGTAATATTTCAATGATTTTCGAAGATGGTAGTGCATTTGCTATGGGTAGTGATGGCGCAATGGTTATTGACGAAATGATTTATGACCCTGCGACACAGGAAGGTTCTATGGGCTTGTCGGTTTTGACAGGCATTGCTACATGTTAGTGGCTCTATCGCAAAAACAGACCCTGATGCTATGACACTAACCACGCCTGTTGCCACTATCGGTATTCGAGGAACACAAATCGGTATAATCGTTGATGATAATGGAACACAAGTTTCCCTTATGGAAGAAGCTGGCGGGTTCGTCGGCGAGATTATCGTTGAGGCAGTAAGCGGCGAGTTGCTTGTTATTAATCAAAAGAATAATACTGTTATTGTTAATACGGATGATATTGGTAATATGGTTGTTTTCACAGATGCACAAATAGTAGATGCTTACGGCAAAGCATTATCATACTTAGAAGAATCGATGCAAGTGTTGGACGAAGATATCGAGGCATTAAATGATTTTACTACCGATGCAGGTGTTGAAGAAATCCCTACTACTGCACAAGACATTGCACCAGAATCAGACAATGTGCCAACCGTGACTATCATTGAAACTGGTGAATTCACTACAATCTTAAATCAACTGCACGACAATTTTTCATTTTAAATCAACCCTTTCTAAATCACCTAAAACGATGACTTCTGGCTCTGGTGTAATCGGGGCAATAGGTTCATCTGGCGTAATCGGTTATATGAAGACGTTCGGGTTACTGTTGAACGATTGACACGAATGACGATGATCGTGTATATGAGTTGAATGATGATGAAACTAATCCAATAGCTTCTAGATAGTCACGCACATGTGCCATCAACATACGTAGCATCTAAAGTCAGATACTTCGCTAAGTATCGTTAATTAGCAGTTAGTTCATCAGTGATGGTGAACTGAAACATCGGGCACAATGCGATTTGACCCTAGTGTGGTTGAAAAACTATCAGATGGAAATCTTGGCATCATTGGCGGAACATCCCATTCAGATGATTCTAACTGGGATGTAAAAAGTGAAGACGGTTATACTACTATGTCCAAGGGCGATGATATAATCGTCATTGACACTTAATCGTCACGTTCGCCTTTTAACCGTTCCCACATTTTAAGTTTTTCTTCTTCACGCATATATTCATCGTAGATTTTTTGCAGTGTGGCATGTTTACGTCTGCGTTCTGGATGATCCTTAATCACGTCCGGTAGGCTTAGTTCGTGTTCAATGCGTGATAGTTTGTCAGATAGTTTTTCACCATCTACTTTAATATCGCCCGTTACATCCAAGTCACCGTTAATCATTGCGGTCTTGTCGCTTGGTTGAATATTATCTATTGTAATGGTGCCTGAGTAAGCATTACTACTAGTTGTTGTGTAAGTATTTGTCCAATCGCTCGCCGCAGTGCCCAGTCCACGAGTGCCCCAATAATCTGATTTATTTTTAATAGCCATTCATCATATCCTTTACTAATGCTTCAAAATCATATTGACGCTTCCACCCAAGAACGGTTTCAGCCTTTGTAGGGTCACCGATAAGTAAATCAACTTCGGCAGGGCGATAGAACTCAGGATTGATTCTTACAAGAACTTCGCCGTCGTTGCTGAATCCAACTTCCTTTACGCCTTCGCCTTCCCAATTAATATCCATATCTTTGTGACTGAATGCAACTTCTACAAGTTCACGGACTGTTTTTGTTTCGCCCGTAGCCAGAACATAATCATCGGGTTTATCTTGTTGCAGCATTCGCCACATACCTTCAACATAATCCTTGGCATGCCCCCAGTCACGCTTCGCATCAATATTACCAAGTTCTAATACATCCATTGTTACATTTGTATTTTCTGGGTTCAAAATGACATCCCTGTAAGCGCATACGTGATTGGTAATCTTCTTTGTTACAAAATCATCACCTCGCCTCGGGCTTTCGTGATTGAATAAAATTCCATTACATCCAAATAGATTGTATGATTCTTTGTAGTTTTTTACTGCCCAATATGCATACAACTTTGATACACCATATGGTGAGCGAGGATGGAATGGTGTGTTCTCATCTTGCGGAACAGCCTTCACTTCACCATAGAGTTCTGAGGTTGATGCCTGATAGAATCGTGTTGTCTCAAACATATTCAGGTGTCGCATACCTTCGAGGATGCGCATTGTTCCAAGGGCATTGATATCGCAGGTCTGTACTGGAATATCAAACGATACACGTACATGCGATTGTGCGGCAAGATTATAGATTTCATCTGGGCGAGTTGCTTTTAAAACACCCAAGATCGCTGCTGCATCGGTAAGATCAGCGTAATGAAGATTCAATCGCTCGTGACCCAGTATATGTTTAATATTGTTTGTGTTGTCAGTCGCTGAACGGCGACGAATACCGTGAACCATGTACCCTTTGGCGAGCAATAATTCTGCTAAATATGATCCGTCTTGTCCAGTGCATCCTGTTATCAGGGCAGTTTTTGCCATTTATAATCCTTTATTTGTGCTTCCATCAATTCAATAAATATCTTTTCTTTCGTCATTTACCAACTCCCGCATCCGTTGCCGTACCTTCTGGAAGGTCCAGTGCATCGCGTAAATCTTCCCATAACTTTGCTTGATCAATATCATTTTTAGTGGGATCAAGTCTATCGTGTGGGAGTTCCCATCGTCCAGCCATATATAAGGCGATTGCTGCCTCTTCTAGTGTTTTCATTTTATGTTCTCCATAGATGTTTCTTGTAGTTTGGATTTCATCCAGAGTATGCGAAAGTTTCCTTTGCGGGCCGCTCGCTCACATCGATATAGTTCTTCCATTACAGGCAAACAACGAAGAGTAACGGCCACTAGATTTTCACAGTTCTGTATTTTGGGCGTCAGTAGCATGTGTTGCATTGTGTTCGCGATGTCCCAGTTGCGAACATCAAACACGAATGGTTCATCTGGAAAATCAGCACCATTTACCCAATCCGTGGTGCGATATCTCTTTAAAACTGTCATTCTTCTTTATCAAGTCGTTCGGCAACCTTATTCAATAACCTAACAACATACCAACCAACTGCGGTTGTGATTATCGCTAAAAATATTGCTGCAATCATTCTTCAATGTTCCTGTATTCTACTGGCTTACCGGAGTCCTCGGCCTTATCAATGCCATATTGCATTCCTGATGTGATACCACGATCTTGATAAACTACTGTTCCTGACGATGCTTCACGCCAAGCTAGTCCGGCATTTATGCCCCACATTCTTTCTTCTGGAATCTCGTCACGCAAAATACCTTCTTGAGTGTAAAGCAAGTGACTGGCAATAGGCGCTTCATCACGATTTAGACTATCTCTTACTGCTTTTCGGGCATATGCCACATTGGCAGCAATGCCTTCTTTGGTATCTGCCGCATATGGGCTTTCGATTATAACTCGTTTCATTTGTTTATTCACTTTCAATATCCTCTTCAACGCACTTTTCGCCGTATTGTATTTCGTAGATTACCAAATCTTCATCTCGGCTATCGTTGATAAGTTGATGCCAAGACATTTGCGGGATTTGAATCATATCAAACCTCGTCAATCTATTGATAGTTTCTGTCATATCTTTTCTAGTAATGACCTTACCCTTACCATCAACGACAAACCAATGTTCGTTGCGATGTTGATGTCTTTGATAAGACAAACAACCACCGGGCTTTACAACAAGTTTCTTCATCTTGGCCTGTGTGAACTCATTGTCAAGAACTTCCCAATATCCCCATCGGGTATCTTTATATTGTTTATCCCATCCTTTGAGAATAGTAGAACTGCTGTTCTTTTTATCATTGCCACCGACGCCGAATATACATTTAATTCGACCCCCAAGCACGTTCATCTCGGGAATGTTTGTGGATGTTCTATCGCCGCCATTGGCAAAGATGATTTCATCACTTGGATACTCTTGTTGAATATCACGAAGTAGTTCACATGCCGAACCGTCCGAATCGTCAAACCCATATACTAAATCAACAGATTTAATATTGTTAATAATTTCTGCACGTTCATCGTAAGGCATAAAAGCCCGTCCTTTTTTACGCGCCAACCATGGATCGGAGTTTACGCCGACTAATAGTTTATCTCCCAGTTTGCTTGCTTCATTTAGGTAAGCAATATGCCCACTGTGCAAAGGATCAAACCCACCACTAGCAACAATTATCTTCATATTGATAATCCTAACATCATAATGTATTTTTCATCTTTGAAACGAAAGTGGAGTATATCACTTCCTGTCCCTTCCCACCAGAAATCTTCACCATATTTCAGGCCGAGATTTCCGGCCTTAGCACACACGATGGCGATGGCATCAACGGTAGACCAGTTGGCGTTTAATGCGCCGCCCGGTTGTCCGGTTCTCGATGGTCTATAGGTGATACTATCAACCCGAGCATGGTATGTATAAGGGAGGGCAGTTAGGTCCATTTTATTTGTTCCTGTGATGAATGGGGCGACGGAAAATCTTCGCACCCTTTTCCCATTGGTTGTCAATAATCAATCCACGATTATTACGACGATCCATAAGACCCCAATAAGTTTTTTGATTATAGAGATCACCTTCTCGAAAGACGAATCCTTCTTCTCGGCAGAAATCACGGAATGTGTCGAGGTCGTTATAGATTTTAGTTACTTCGTTTTTCATTTTTATATCCTATTGTTTAGCTGGTAAGATGTATTCATAAATAGCAAGGCCGCTATCAACAGTGATTTGTGCGGCACCATCATCGCTGAATTTCATGGTGATGTCGCCGTTTAGATTTAGGATAGCCAATGTTTGTGCCACTGGCCATTTCCAAGCACGTGCTAATTTGCCTTCAATGCTTGGCTGGAATACAAAGTTACCGGCGTGTGTTGAGTGGTCGCCAAAATAGAAAACAAGATCGCCGTCTTCCGTTTTAGCGATAAAGCTTTCTTCGTCACTGTTTGCTTGGATTTGGTATTTAAACCGCTGGATAGCGGCTGCGCTGGGTTTGAACTCTACGTTCCAGTTTGCGCCTCGGAACTTTACGCTCTTCAGCCTTTCGTTAATAACGTCCATAGTCATAAAACGATAGTCGTTCTTGAAGTCACCAGTAGAGTTTTCGAAGTGAATACCAACTGGAACATTTTCGCCATTGCGATCCTGCGTGGATAACTCAAGCTTTGCATCTTCGGCATATACCGGGATGTTTAGAAGTGTTTGAAGCTTTTTTAGGTTCGGCATCCCAAATGTGCCACTGAACTCGGTCACTGGGGAATTGAACTTTGCTTCAACTACTACAGAACGGTCGTCTGCCATTCCATTTACTGCTGTTTGGTCTACGTCGCCAACAACTTTTACTAGGTCAATAAAACCCAATCCAGTTGTATGTTGGACGATATCAAGTAATGCGTCTTTCATTTAAACTCCATGTAATTTGTCATTTGTTTATAATATATTATATCAAACTGCGGATAGTAAAATCAATATGTTTTTTTGATATTTCCAAGAGTTTGACCAGCACGTTGTGTGTAAAATTCTCCGGGCTGCGTGAATTCCAATATGGATATATTTGGTTCAATATCAGTTGTACTAATATTATCAAATCCTAGCCCATAAACCAAAGGCTCAATGTAATCACGTGTATTGAATAATCTATATTTTTTAAAGATAGTGTTATCAAGACTCGATTTCAGCAAACAATTATTATAGCTCATAATAACTCGTCCATCAGGTCGAAGAAGTTTTTTAAATTCGGTTAAGTATATTTTAATAACATCAAGCGGCAATCTTTCGAAAAATCCAAAACTAAAAATAAGACCCATTTGCCCAACTGGCAATGATCTAAAGTCCACGTCGCCGTGGGCGTGATATGTGCGCAATCGTCGCTGATACGCATCGTTGAACTTGTTTTTCGTATTAATAAGAGACTCAGAATGCTTATCAACGATATACAAAGGATCAAGCCCCACCAATTTATCCGTAAAATGATTTATGCCGGGACTTAATTCCATACCGGGATACTGCCATTTGATAGCAAGATTTATTTTTCCTTCTATTATTTCTTTTGCAGCAACGGGTAAATGCAAATCTGTGTAATATTGGTTGATATGTGCATAGTCGTCAAACTTCATTTCGCTATCATAATAACGATAACTTTGCTGAATAAACTCTATCTCATATTTTCGTATTTCTTCTTGAAATTTCTTATCTAATTTTTTTACTGTTCTGCGACCAATGATATGTTGCATTTCAAGTAAGTCTTTGGCTAAATCTTCACCATTTCGAATAGTGGATGCGATACTGGAATAACTACTCAACGTTTCCGATAACGGTGCATAGTCAATCCGTTTAAATTCATCGTATTTCTTAACTAAATCCCAATATTTGTTAGCATCCATATACCTATTTATGTGTGTATATTACTATACATCAAATAGTGTATTAAAAGTCGAAGTAACGTCTGTTTTAGTATCCAAATCCCACTTCATAACACCAAGCAAGTTTTTAATTTTTTGATCCACAATAGTTGCAAGCATTAACTCGTTATCAAACGGCAAATCCTTAAACCAGTCTGGAATATGTGGTTCATCAATCGGATACCCGATGCTCGTATATCCAAGCGGATTATTCTTTAACTTACACACAATAGTCTTTTGACCGTCTTGAATATCCATTGAATAGTTATCAGAATAGAACTTTTTTAACTTATTCCAATGAATAGCTGCCGATACGTGACCGGGAATCATTACGCCTTTCATGCCCTTATTTTCATACATCTTGGTGTACTTGGTAAGGTTGTTCACACGTTTTGGCGTACCTTTTTCCCAAGGCGGACGTTCTACAAACTCTTTTTTGAAGTCAAAAATCTTACCAATGATTTCATCTTCTTCTTTGTCTGTTAACACATCGATAAGGATTTCCATAAGAAATTCTTGCATATACCCCGGCGTATCCGAACGCTTCAAGTCCAAGCCCATAGCTTTGACTTTGCCCTCTTTGCCATCAACATCACGGCGTGTTCCTTCGTCGTCATAAATCATAAGACCATACCGCTTCTTCTTTATGAACAATCCTTTTGTTGCGATAAGTTCTCGGCCACCTTCAATGATTTCGCCCATATGTTGCGGACAGTTAAATGCTTTCTTCATAAACGGAGGAAACGATTCATTTACGGCTTCCGACACCTGATCGTATACTTCGGTGCAGATTTTTTTCGACCATTCCATTTCACCATTATTAACCGCATCTTCGATAACTGGCCACATTGAAAAATACACGCTGTTATGAACGAGAATGTTGTTGCCGAAGAACCATGGATGCTCTTCATTCTTCATGCCTATGTCATAGACATATTCATCATCAAAGTTGTCTAACTGTTTGACAGATTTTACTTTAGCTTTTTTAACTTCCATTCCGCCATTCCTTTACTCGTTGTATAATAGTATATTGGTCGTGATACCAATCATTTTCCCAGATAACAAATACCTCGTATCCATTATTGGTAGCATATGATGAAGACCTTATTCAGTAGTAGTAATAAGTAAATCATCCTTCAATATATCTCGTGGTTTTATTTCCATCAATACGCCATCTCTCTCAACCATAACTGAGTGATCGCCAGTTACACGAATGGTATTACCATATTGATCCTCAATTTCCCATTGTTCTTTAGATACCTTATGCCTGTAGATATAATTGATGTGCCCGTAATACGCTTTGCCTTCTTCCGGGTTATACGAAAGAACCTTCAAATCATCGTTAGCACTATATTCCTTTGTATCATCCTTGGCATCATTCCAATAACGCTGCCCTCGGTTGAACAATTCTTCTACGGTAAGCTCACCCCAATTGGTCTTGTGTATGGTTTCGGCAAATTCTGAGTCTGTGTCGCCATACACAATACTTTTTCCAGTATGATCGTATTCACCCGCCAGTGATTGATTCACGTATGCTGACATATGCTTTGCAATACACCGACCAGTTAGTGTGGTTGACTGTCCGATATCAAAGACGTAGAAACGACAATGCTTATTCAATACAGCACCATACACATTTATATTCCACATAAGTCGTTAGTTTATGTGCGTTCTCTCATGAACTGCTGTATGTCGCCATACAGATTAGACTATATCACCAACCTTGAAGGTTGCTCCCCGTTTCGTATCACTTGATACTACTGCTTTCGCATAGTCGTTGAACCTTCCCTTACGGGCTTGGCTGCGGATTGTCTCGGTGAGAGTTCCCCGCAGTTAGAGGAGTTTTTCATTATATATTACTATATAAAGTCGCAATATTTACGAATTCAAGTTGATCTTTTTGACCAACTGCCGCTTATCCCGGAATGCTACTGCACCCCTATCTTTGTTTTCAATCTTGCCGTTTCTTACAACCAAATCGTTTTCTCTCATCACTTGTTCTAACTTTTCAGTTTCGTTATTGCTGATGAGGTCTTGGATTGTAGAGACTAAATCCATTCAATTCTCCTATCTCTGTGAGTTTATATTTGGCAACACCTAAATCTTTTAGGCATTTCCCGTGATATTCACCGAAAAAGTTTTTCCTATCTTCACGCATATTGTGATGAGGTTTAGGAAAAGACATTTCTATATCATCCACGTATTTTCTTGGAATATCTATTTGATTCTCTTGTAATAATGATATCATATTTTTGCCGCCAATAGCAATATAATCTTTATACTTATAGCACTTTATATTTTTAACAGAATGCCCGTCATAACGGTAATGGTGACTTTCAACTTCATTCTCTTTTAGAAACTCATATTGTTTGGTTTATTTAGGACAAAAGACGAGATTAGTCGTCTATCAAATCCTTTCCAAGTTTAGACATAATATCATTAGGTACTTCTATGGTAGAATCATCAATAACCGCCGCTGCCTTCTTCTTGGCTTGTAGTTCTTGGCGTTCTGCGTACCATTTTTCAAGTATGCCGGGAATGATGCCTTGCTTATTATACTCAAATACTGTGCCGTTACCGCTTACTACCCATTTTTCACCACCATGGAAAATAATATCGTTAATTTCCTTGCCAGTATGTGTGGTTTGCTTGCCATCTGCCCATTGTACTTTGAGTGGTGTGGTATCATCTTTATCATCCATAAAGGAATATTCAAGTGTACCAAATAACCCTTCCCATGCTCCTGCAAACGACTTGCCTTCAGCCATTCGTTTTTCAATAAGCGGACGTGTATGTGTAGGCAATAACTGTGCTACAAATGTCTCGGGACTCATATTCAATGCACGAATAGCCGATGGATATAGTGAGTTAATATCGATAGCACCTACCCATTTATGTGTGCCTTTCTTCGGATGCGCCACATAAGCACCAGCCGCACGGTGATCTTCGTCGTCGCCATAATGAACCTTATTAGGCACAACCATATCAAGTGAATGCGCATAGTTGATAAGGGCTTGGTCAGTAACACCAACGGCACCCATAGCTGCCGCAATAAGCACTGTATTATCGTGTGCGATTTCATTGCATAGATCAATAAACTGTAGCTTATCATCAAGTTGCTTTAATAGCAAAGTATCCTGACGGTTGTATTCAATGAACTTATAAAAGTCGTCATTGTATAACTTATCTAGCGATCCTGCGTATTGGATTTTACGGGCACCTAGTTCATATTCAGAAATGGTATCCAACGAATACGAATGCATTTCGTGATAGGTATATTGCTGATACAATGATAGGCTATCCAAGTGAATACGTCCACGTAAATCATACGTCTTTTGCATCTTGCCATATTTTTCGTATTCACGTTCTTTTGGGAGTTGGTCAAGTAAACAGAAACGGCGTGTGTCATTCTTACTAAGAACCCGTGCCGTTCGGTTAACCATATACGGAATATCGTAGCCTTCACTGTTCCAACCCGTAAGCACATCGGCTTCTTGGATTAAGTCAAGGAACGTTTCAATCATATCCCCTTCGTTACTGAATAGGTATGTGTTGGGGAAATCCATCATTGCCTCGGCTTCTTCAAGCGTCAGTGTATTTGGTGGAATAGCTAACGTAACCATTTCATCCATCCACGAACAATATAATGAGATAGCCGTTACTTTATTGAACGGGTCATCGGGTGGCGCAAAACCAAGCGTAGGCGAAAAGTCAACCTCAATATCGAAGAAGCACACGTTTAGCTTGGGCGACATCTGCCCAATATAGTGACGTTCAAGTGTCTTATTAACAATATTTATATCACTTTCCCATACACGTGTCTGACTACGACTTTTCAACTCACGATGAAATTCCTTTTTACTATCAGATTCGAATTTGGAAACAGGATTACGAAAAATAGTATTATACTTTCCAGCTGGATCGTCATAATAAAACGTCCATTTACACGGATGTTCGGTTACTATTCGTTTACCATTCAGTCTTTCAACTACCTTAACAACGTTATTTCGTTTATCGTAGATTGCGTCAACGTAACTCAATATTCACTCCTAAAATGCTGCATTCAATAAGCCCACGATGTTCATTAAGGAATACCATCCCATAAGAACAAACATCCACGAGCTTTTTCTCATATACATTGCTGCCATTAATAGCACACTACCCACAAGATAGCAGATAAAGATGATTAGCAATGGTGGTGTTGGGGTTAGAAACGCCAGTAAGAAACTGGCAATAACGCTTACTATTGTGGCAACGGCTTCACACCAAAACAATGGCTTATTGTCGTGCCACGTTTCTACCCAAAACGCCCATATATTTTTAATCATTAAATGCGTTTTACTGAAGCCAATATAGTTTCGAGCAAGTCGTGATCTTCCGATTTGTTTTGGAAATCATCTTTTTGTGCGGTTTTAATCGCTTTCTTTAAAACGGCTGGTTTGATTTGTAGTTCTTCAGCGATAGCCTTAACGGTATCGTTTAGACCTTCTGTTAAATCTTCTACTTCTTGCAGGGTTTGTACACCTTCACGCATAAGATGGTCTAGTTTAGTTGTTTCTTCCGACGAGAACACTCGGTTATTAGCAGTCATATTATCTCCTTAAATGATTACCCATTATAGCAGCATATGCACCCTGTATCAATATATTTCTTTTAAAAAAAGATATAGACAAATATATACTTATCACGTATAATGATAAATATAAATGAAGCAAGAATGTTTCATTACGCTCTCCAAGAATGGAAAGCGCCACATAGACATATATCCAGAAGGAGAATATAAATGTCAAACGAAGTAACTCTATCTGCGAGTATTCGCAGTAACCTAAACTCACTACAAAATACAACTAACCTCTTAGAAATGACACAAGGACGCCTTTCGTCAGGAAAGAAAGTCAACAATGTTATTGATAATCCATCATCATTCTTTATTGCACGTGGTTTAAGCAGTCGGCATCCGATCTATTGACGGTAAAAGAAAACCTAGCAAACAACATCGTTACTGTACAAACAGCTACTGATGCTCTAGAGTCCATTGAAGGTCTGCTAAAGCAAGCAAAAGCTGTTGCTGAATCTGCTAAAGCATCTTCAAGCGTGGCAGAACGTACTACATTCTCAGCACAATATGATGGTATTCTTGACCAGATCAACAACACCAGTGCAGACGCTACATTCAATGGTGTTGGACTACTGAAAGCTACGCCAGATAGCTTGACCGTGAAGCTAAACGAAACCACAACAACATTGACGGTTGCGGGTATTGCTTCTGATCAAGTTGGTCTTGCAGTAACCGACGCTGGTGATTGGGAAAACGCCACCATAGCAACTGGTACGACCGCCATTGATGTTGATATCGCAAAGATTGATGCAGCATTGTCAACTGTTCGTACATCAGCTAAGACGCTTGGTACAAATGCAGCGTTGATTCAGTCACGTGAAGAGTTCACAGCTAATATGATTAACAGCCTCAAAGAAGGCGCTGGTAACTTGGTCAACGCAGACCTAAACGAAGAATCAGCTAACTTGCTAGCTCTTCAGACACGCCAAGCACTAGCTAACAACTCGTTGAGTCTTGCTGTTCAATCTGAACAAGCAATCCTTAGTCTTTTTAGATAAGGGATAATGGGTGGGGGTGAAATTCCCCCACTATTTTTTAGGAGATAAAAATGGATGATCTAACAATTACGGGGCGTCCTTTGTCCACGGACAACGGACAATTACCCAAAGTAACACAAGTTGTCGAGGAAGTTACGCAGACTGAAGAAGAAAAAGAACAAAAGTCTGAGTATGAAAAACAACAGGAACGCCGTGAAGCACGTGCGGAAGAACGCCGTGAAAAAGAGCTATTCTATCAAAGCCTTCCGACAAAGCAGTTGATTGATATGCTTGAAGCAGCACAAGGTGAAATATTCCCTGCACCCACACGTATTCAAGCGTATGAGCGGGTACTAGCAATGGTAGAGAATATACCTAACAATTAAACTAAGATATTAATTTTTAAACCACGAGTCACATTGATGGAACTTACGTCTGTTGGACCGTAGGTTTCATCATATGATTGGCGTTTTTCTATGCTTGCCAATTCATATTCACGTGCCATTGCACTACGACTACGATTTTCATAAGCCATCGCCGCACCACGGCTGTCAAGGTTAATGTTAACACTTGATGGTAATATTTTCATTTTACACCTTTTGCTGCTGCAATGTTGGAAATCCAGTTCTTACGTGGTTCCCTTGTGCTTTCAAAATGGAATTCCCGCCCACGGATACGTGAATATCCTTCTTCGGCAGTACCCATCGTGAACTTTCCAAGGTTGATGTTCTCGCCGCTATTCAATAACAAATGAACTTCATTGCCACCAGCGGGTTTGAATAGAACACCATCTTGATCATACTGTACCATAAGTTTCTTAACAAGACCTTTAAGATTACCACTATCATTCTCGTTTCCGACGATGAATACGGTATCTTCTTCAACTTTTTGTTCTTCGGGTGTGCCTTGATTTTCAATCCAGCCGCCGTCGATAAACGTATATCCATACCCGGCTTTCTTTACTTGTCCAGCAAGTTGGCGGTTACGGCGTAGATTTTCGTGACGATTTTCCTGTCCGCCACGGAACGCAGTAATAAACGCTACGGGACGATTTGGGTTATCAAGATGCTGGAAAATACGACCAAGTGACGATTCGCCAATCATGTCATGAACTGATTCAACCACACTTAACGTAATAAGTTCACCGCCATCGTCTTCAATGATAAATGCTTCTTTTAGCTGACCATCTGCAATCTTGATAAGTTGACCGATATCTTTTGTTTCTGCTTCATCGCCCTTAGAAAGTTTAACATCAGCGAAGTTACCAGCCTGTTTGCCGATATCGGTACGTTCGGTATGATACTTTGCCCATTTAATTATATTATCATACGTAACGTTAGTCATACGATTGATATTCATTGCCCAGAAATACTGTTTGCGATATAATCGAGTTCTAATCCACCCCCTTTTGACAAGTGCCAAAATGATTTGTTCACGTGCTTTGCCCTCAGTGCCCATAGGCTCATCAAAGTCGGCGTAAAGTTTATCAATATATTCCTTGGTTAGCCCGAACTTCTCAGGACGTTCAATAACTGTCTGAATATGCATTTGACCAGCAATATCCAATATCTCACCACGTGGTGAAATCCAGTATGCCATTCCCGGCGCTAAGTTTGGGTTTGCTATTTCATTTAATCTCATAATCTATCCACTATATATTAAACGTAGGTTAAAGTCAACTTATTTGTCGTCCTCGGAAGGATGCTCGGTTTTGTGTTCCATATGATGATATACTTTCGACAAGTAATCATTTGCTGTTGTCAACTTGGATTGAACCCATGATTGTAGGTTATCATCGTCGTCTAGCTTCATAATGAGTTTTTCAAGTTCCTGTGCGTGTTCAATAATGGCGGATAGTTGCGAATGTGCCATTGATATTTCGTGATCATCGCTGTCCATTAATGCACCCATTTTTTCGTCTGGTTTCAGTTCACGGTGTTTTGCTTTTTGACCACGGCGCTTCTTATATGCACTGTCAGTGTTTTTGCTATCCCGTGCTTCAGCATCAGTTTCATCCCACCCCATCATATCTTTGGCTTTATCCATAATACCTTCGCCCATCGTATTCTTGGTAACATCGGTTGCCATAAATGGACCTCTTCTCATTAATTTGAAAGGAACTTTTATTTGTTCGCCGTGTAAATCATTTGATGGATGTCCGTTGCGAGGAAGAACTTTGAGTGTAACCATTCCAGAATTGTTATCAATATTTTGAAGTTCAAAATCAACTTCATCATATTTCTCACCTTTTAGTGTAAGTCCGAATCCTGTTATATACTTTTGCACTTTTCCACCAGCAACTGCCTGTTTTGCTTCATCGATTCCCTCGCCTTCTTCCATCTTATCTAAACGATCATAATAATCTGGTAGTTCAGCTAGGTGGTCACGGGCAATCTCGTCTGCTACTTTTGCATCATCTGTGTGTTCTTTTTCAATCTTACGACCTTTAACCAACTGCTTAACGATTGAAGTAATATCAACGCCATGCTTTTCAGCAATCTCTTTTGCTGTTGGTGTTTTGCCACCCATTACATCTTGTGGGCTATCTAGTTGGGCATCAGCTTCTTCTTCGGACTCTGGAACACAGTTAGGAACTTTTTTGCCGTTCTTTTTCTTCATTCCTATTTGCTTATGTGAATCCCAGCATGGATCATCATTTTCTGTGGTTTTTTCCCATTTTGATGTTTGGACACTATCGTATCTCTTCCATCCTTTATTAAGGTATTCGTCAACTTCTTCTGGCGAAACCCATTTATCTTTCCCGATATACGCCCCGTTTTGGTCTGGCATTGTCATTTTAATGTGATTAGTTTTAGGTGACGGTCTATCATTGCCAAAATCTCTTGATTTTTTACGCATAGATGGGGATGGTCGCCCTTTAGATTCTGTTTTCTTTTTAGGCTCTTCTTTAGGCTTTTTAAATGCGTTCGGTGCATTCTTTTTCATTATTTTCATAAGGCGATCACGGTTTTGACTTGCGGATAAACCTTCATCAACATCATCAAATAGTGGTCCATCGGGATCGGTCACTTTCTTAGTGCCTTTCTTTTGAACATCACGTGATTGACCTTTGATACCACGATTGAATTGCTTTGGTTTGGCATCTTCGTCAGATTCTGCTGTCTTCATATAGTCGCCCATTTCACGTTTCATTTGTGTAACAATATCTTCTTCTAACTCGTCTTCTGCTACATACTGCGATAGGAATCCATAATCTTCTTCAACACTTTTCTTCAACACTTTGATATTAACCCAACGTGTGTCGTTATCTCTCTTTGAATATATTTGTAGTCCTTTTTCGTCACCAAACATTTTTGGACCGCCAACAACTGTTACAAGTTCACCATCAAACATAAACTCGTCATGCCCGCCAGCTTCAACTTCATCATTCCATCCTTCTCCGACCAAACGATCCTTGAAAGGATGTTCGCCGTTCTTTGACTTCTTAGCTTTTTCTTTACCCTTGACTTGATCGGCGGGTGCATTTTCATCTAATCGTTGAATATTTTCTACAAGACTTCTAAAACTATTATCCATTTTTCATTGCCTTTACAAGAATCTTTTCAACAACATGTTCCATTTCTTCCCATTCATACCAACCTTCGTAACGGGAGTTCATTTCAGCGTATACGTTATTATCAACGATATGTTCAACGGCTGCTTTAAACTCTTGTGCATTTCTTGGATCAAGCTCAGTTGAAAGGCGACCCATTTTCATAAACTCTCTAACACCTTGTTTTGCAAGATATACTAGTTCGCTATGTACTTCATTTTTTTCACGTTCGCTTGGCTCGTTGTCGGATGGTATCCCACTAAAGTTATCAGGATATGCTTCGTCGGTTTTTTTGCGATAAACGCCTTGGTCACCACGACGATTAGTTTTACCCAATGGCATTGCAACGGAAGCTACACTTCCACTACTTGTCATTTCCATAATATCCTTGATCTTCATAGCTTAAACTCCCGTCCGTTGAATAAGGTAGTGGTTTTACCATCAACCCTTATCGTATTTATCTTTAGTGAACCATTCTTTGGATATAAATTCTCGACGTTAATAGTATGCACACCTTCGCCAAGAAATAACGGCACCACTTCAGTTATATATTGTTCTTTATTATCCCACACATAGTCTCGTTCTGTCATTAGTTCGTCGTTAACATATATCCGATATGGAATACTATCACGTTGAATATCCGCATATAAATCAATCTCTAGTTTAATCATTTAGCGGTCTTTGCTCTTTTGGCTTCAATACGTGCAGTAATCTGATTTTGTTTTTCCATAGGCAATTCGTCAAATCGTGGCAAATCTGCAACACCGGCAGCGGAGTTAATGGCTAAAACTTCTTCGTGGGATAAAACCTTGACAACTTTCATTTCACCACCGATTAGCCATTCCCCTGTCATATTGGCATTGGTTTTGTATCTGTAATGACCGCCCTGCGGAACCTGATCGGTGATGTGGGCAGTTCTTGGAACAATATCGCCCTTTTTATTACGATCTGCTCTTTTGTTAGCCTCATCCTGCCAATCTACATCATTCGCAAATAATACTTCTGCCCATACTTGGTTTTCAAGACGATAATCTGGTTTTGTTTGCGAAGCGCCGCCACTCTTTCCGCCAATGTGTGTTGCTATAGGTAGATTACCACCGTGCCAACCGGGGCGCATAGCCAATGGTCCAAGTGAAGATTTCACTTTACCGCCGGTAGGTGTCATTTCGCCGATTTTTGCTGGTAACCATTTACCTACTGGAACAGGTGTTTTAGCATCGATATACAGTGGATAAATCTTTCCGCTGGCATCAGTTTTAAACAACTTATATAGAATAACAGTTTTGACTGGACTTTCAATTTCATTCAACTGTGTCTCGGGCATTAATTTCTTTACACGACCTTTGAATATTTGCTGGTCGCCTTTATCGGTTTTCGCTATCGGCTGCTGGTGTTTGTCTTTCTTAAAGCCTTTGACAGTAGCCTTGCGGTTCTTGAACTTCCCAACCATAAGTTCGTCGCCAACGTCGATGTCAGGTAGTTCCAAAGTTTCATCATCTTTCAACTGACTTTCACGGAATGCTGCCATCTTGGACACTGGTTTTTTACCTGTTCTCTTGAATTCACGCATTGCAGCGTTTGTATCAAGGTTAACATTCTTCCCTGTTGCTTCATTTTCCATAGTAGCAACTTTGATATGAATGTTATTGTCAGTAATAAGTGCTAATGCTTTTGCTAGCTTCATATTATCGTCGCTAGTGAAGTATCCGTTACCACTTTCAGAACTGAAACGCACCCAACCATTTGCATACATAATCATAGCAACGGGAATATCATAATACTTACTGGTAGGCGTGTAATTATCGCCAAGCTCTTTAAAGCTCACACCATATTTTTGTGGTTTTAATAAAGCATCCTGTGTATGATGTTCACCTTCGCTGGCTAGCTCAATAATCTTCTTGCTGGCTGGATGAATCCAATACTTAGACACTGGGCTTTCGTTTATCTTGGTTTCATCATTCAGGAAATCGTATCCTTCTGCAATACCAAGGTTGTATGCTGCTTCGGTGTTCTCTTTTGACGATAACTTGCGACGACGATTCCCACCACTTAACAATGGCGGGTAGCCATCACTGTCAACGTCAAATCCGAACTTTTTTCCCTGCACTCGTGTCTCATCCTTACCAACATCGTCGGTAGTGTTGTAATCAGTAATACGTCCTACGCCTTCTTCAAGTTCTTTGTAGAATGTCTTCGGAAACTTGCGTAGATAGCCCATCAATTCTTCGATGTCGATGCTTGTCTGTGTGATGTTAATAGGTTGACCGACGTTGTATGCTGCTAACCAACGATGATGTCCGTCAGCAATATAGTTGTCAGCACTTACCAATAATGGCTTTGTTGAAATACCACGCTTAATACTTTTTTCAATCTTTTCGTCATCAAACTCACCTTGTGTGGGTTTCAATGATTTGGTATCGACGCTTTTGTTACGGAATGAAACGCCACGATCTTCGAGCCATTTAACTAGCTCTGGCATATCATCGCTGCTTACTTGTGGCATTTTGTTACGTGGAATATCCCAACGGGTATCTGTCGGTTTAATGATTTTTAATTCTTTTAAAGCAATCGCTTTCTTTAAACTAAATGATTCGTTTGTTTTTTTATCACCCCACATAGCATAGATAAGCAAATCACCCGAAAGTGCCTCGCCTTCAATATCATCTGCATACTCTGTGCCAAGTTTTGCCATCGCTTTGTGATACCGGTCATCGGATAACTTACCGTCCGTCCAAGCCTTTCTTAACTTTTCGGATTGGTCTTCCTTTTCTTTGCTGAATGAATCATTGTAGTGTGGTTGGTGTGTGTCCAATGGTCCTTCAATCTCATCGTCTTCTGCGTCATAATGCAGTGGCATTGGTCCGTCACTGTAGCCACTAATCTCACCCCACGCAACCACGTTAGGATGTGCAACAATCTTTTTCCATAGTTTGATGGCACCTTCAGATTGCGTTTCATCGGATATAATCGTCCAACCAAGGCTTTTCATCAACCACGTATACAAACGGAAACCAACGTTGTATCCTTGGATACTCTCGTGGATTGACATATCCGCCATAGTATAACCTGCGTCTGTCTTCCAATAACTAAGCATACCTTTTTGTGTGCGACTGTCATCGTCGCCACGTTGAAATATTTGGACTTCTTCAATTTCTTCACATAACCAAAACTCAATATTTAAGCTGGCTACCTTGCCGATGAGTTCCATATTTTCTTCTTCAACACTCTCCGCAAATTCGGCGGCATTTAGTGTCAATACCAGTGAATCATTGAACTTACCTTTAGTAATGGTATTCATTGCAACTTCGTGTACAAAACCATATCCTTCTGTCGTAATAGGTTGCTCTGTGTGTACGGTTTGTTCCAGCGATTCGAGTCTATCCAAAATATCTGTAAGAATACGTTGGTTTGACATAGTGATATCATCATTACTGCCTAAATCGGTTTCAATATCGCCCATCTCCTTGGCACCATCACCTACTTTTGAATCTAAGGCTTGAACAAGTTTAGCCAATGCCTCAATCTCATTATGTGCGGTAGGAAAGCGATATAATGCTTTTTTGATAAATGGATAGATGCTCGGGTCAAAGTTAGATAGGTTGATTTCGTCGTTACCGCCTTTTTTATCTTCTTTTTTCTTTTCAGATAGATTCTTATTTTCAACTTTGAACTGTTTTTTAATGATACCAGTTGGCTTGAATGCTTTCTTCTTCATCATCGTTTTGGTAACCAACTGAAAACGAGGTGCATCAGGGTTGCGGTCGTGTCGTGGATTGTCAAGGATAACGAAAGGAACATTCAAATCATTTGATAGATCAGTCATAACTGCTTCCATATCAGTACCAAGATGCTTTATCTTGTTGCCGTGTTTGCTTTGAATTTTTACGAATAAATCATATACTTCTTTTTGTGTTACTGGCTTTGATTTATGTTCAGGACGGTTAAAACGGTCAGCGAAGTGTTTTGTGAATACTACATCGATGCCTAGTTTAGACCAAAGACGATCAAGTGCTTGATCCAATCCTTGTAAATCCGACATTGTTACTTCGGTTAGATAACTCATTATGCTTGTGCCTTATATGTTGCTAGTTTGTCACGAATAGCACGTAACTGTGTGATAACCTTGTCATACACTTCTGCTTCGAAATGCCCTTGCTTGATAGAAGGATTGTTCATTTTATCAAGGATTTCGCTGGCACGTTGGATATATTCGCTAGCACTTTGCACGATTCCAGTTTTGCCGGGATAGATAGCTCTGCCGCGGCGTGAAAATCTCATTTCATCTGGTGGTGACGATGAACGTGGCTGATCCTTAATGTCGGGACCGCCTAGTTTAATGCCTTCGAGTAGTTCGTTGCATTCTTTAATTAGTGTTTCGTGTTCGGGTGCGCTAATATCTGTTAAAAACATAATGAAAATCCTATTTAATGTATTTATCACTATTAGCGTATTACATATTTTCTAGCAAAAATATATAAAATGGTGTATTAAACTCGATAAACCATACGCCATTCCATCCAAGGTCCATATGATTGCGTAATACGGGTGTATCGGGATGATTTTCAGCATACCATCTATCTGACGGAATATATTTGGATTTAAACCGACAAAGATTGGTGATATCAATCTCATCTATTTCTATTTTTTTAATATGCAATAGTTGATCTTTGATTACATTACCCTCGTCATCAAGAACAACATCGGATTCTTTCTTATTACCCAACTCAATATTTAATTTGTTTTCTTCGCCGCATTCTACTTCAAATGTGATAATCTTCTCTTCGTGGATAATCGAATCATCTATCAATCTATCGTTAATGTGTACTAGTGCATACGGCGTACCAGTGGACGCCAGCGTAATCGCAAAACTTAGTTTTTCCATAAATTTATACCTGTAATTCTTTAACTAAGGTATTTATACGCCCCAATTTCGATGCAAGAAAAACTCGTTGATTGTATTCAAGTAACGGCTTCAATTCACGCATAACCTTACGATGTGCATTATCATCATATGTAGCCAGTTTATAACACTCGGTAAAACAACTATGCATCCGCTTTTCACCATTTTCTACACTATCATAATCTTCGAATATATAGTCGTCGAATGTCTTGTATCCTAAATCATGTAAAACCATTAAACTGCCGGGATTACCAATAATCACAAACGGCTGTAGGTTTAATATACATTTAAATGTCTTTTCTGTCAGAAAAATAGTATCGTCGGTATAGTGTGTCTCGGTAACAAAATTCCAATATGCGTCATCGAAGAAAGGTTTATGAATGATGCTATGATTGTTGTGTTCATCATCGGTCATATCATCGCACGATAACGGCGTGTATAAATCAAACTGTGCAACCAGTCTGTCCACGTCATTCCAGTAATCACACCATTCCATAGGATCATCGTCACGAATATCAAAAGGATCGTGGCTGGTTGTATATTGTTTATCTTGGTAACTAAAATAACTGTCATTTTGCAGACCGTGTTGCCATAATGATGCAGCAAACGCTTTGCGCCACGGTTTGTCTATTCTATTCAAGAATGTAAACTTCTTACTGCGTGGCTGCATATTGACTTCGGTTACATAATCTTTTTTATGTATATGTAGATAACGATAATATAACTCGTCGTCGGGAAAGTACACAAATGAGTTCCCATATGTCGGTGCTAATGCGTTGGCACAAACAAATTTTACATACTCACGGCTTATATTATGCCTAATACAAAGATCATTTATATGGTCGGCAATGCCGTCATCAAGCCAATCGCCTTCACTATAATAGAATACAAATACGAGGCGTTTGTTGCGTAACATCTTCCTTGATCTTTTTTCCATCAATTCAAAGTAGTCTATGTCGATATCGAAGAAATTTAGATTTACCATATAATGCCCGATTTGGTCTAATGGCAATTCGGTCGATAGCATTTCACGATGCGGAGCATTATCCAATCGCATATATTTTACTAGACGGTTTTCTTGTGAGAATGGGGTTTTTAGTGCTAGATCATACCACTCGGTTGATTTAGGTACAAGGGTGGTATCTTTTACAAGATTTGGGAGATAGGTTTGTTCGTTTTTAAAGTCATAAACGAAATTTATCATTAATAGTTCAGTTGTACTTTCGTTATACTTCCTTCAGAAAATCCAGAAACAGCCGCTCTAAGATAAACAAAGTTTCCAGTGAAGTTGTATGTAACGGCGACTGAACCAGCAACCGCATTGGTCATTGTTGTGCCATCTATATCAAACCAATCAGTCGATGTTGGCGTTGTTGCCAATGAACCTTGCATTTTAATAGTGCCAATAAATAGGTTCGGAAAGTAAGCCACGGTATGGATTCCATCATACCCATAATATCCATCGCCTTTAACCTTATCGGTTTGGAACGACGCACTTGAACCATCATAGTTCAAGTTTTCATTTGGTGTTCCCTGTGAAATTGACGGGATTAGGGTTAGTGATGTTGCGGGCATTAAACTTCCTTAATGATTTCTACTAGTTTGCCTTCGCCTACTAGTTCTTGAACTACAGCTTCTACGCCTTCTAGCATATCGTCTGTCAGAATTGCTGATGCGTTAGCATCGTCTTTAATTAGTTCTGATACTTTAATCACAACCATTTCTTCATTCATTTTAGCCATCTGATAACTCTCCTTAATATAGTATTTATCATTTGCTGGCAAAGAATGTTAAATAAAAATCTTCGAATTCCTCTTCGGACAGATACTCAAGTGCCCATTCATGCAACGAAGCAGGGGGCATACCCGCCACACCTATGACTAATAGCTTACGCAATAAATCTACTTCGCATTCCATCAATGCTGTTGTAAATTGTTTGTTATTATAGTTCATTGTATATCACTTATTTCATAATCATTTATATATTCGCTTATCCATAATTTAGAATAAGGTATATGATGTGAATCCCATTGAAATGTCAATACGTATCCTTGTGCCTCAAAATCTCTATAGCACGTAACATTTTTCATTCCATAATAATCAACCAGATTTTTTTCTAGTGTTGTGCGTGTGTGTGGATTTTCCAGTACATTCGGATATCTCTGTATAATCACCCATATTTCTTTTATTATTTTATGGCGCTTAAACTGTCCAATATCGGTGGATAACACTCCTATGAAATCTTCTTTACTAATATCGTCGTTCATACCAATATCCATTGTAATTGATTCTGATAAGTTTTTTATCCCGCTCTGGTTCATACGTTTCTTCAATCGTCACCGTGATATTGTGTTTATTCCTGATATAATCTACCATTGAATTACACATATCCATATGATAATGGGGATTGATATTCTTATCACATATCAGTTGGTCAAGTTCCAGAAATACATCGGATATCGGTTGCGGTTCACTTAATGCGTTCCAAAAATCTTGTTTTTCTTTGGTGGTCACACTGCCATCTTTGCTTTTATAGTGTCCTGTGGATTGTAGTTCTCAAGCTTGATATCATCCATTGTGAAACTATCAATATCTTTAATATCAGGGTTCAACCATAGCGTTGGTAAATCCTGTGGTTCTCGTGATAGCTGTTCATTGACTTGATCGAAGTGATTGCTATAAATGTGAGCATCGCCTAATGTCAGGATTAGTTCACCTACATCAAGCCCGCATACTTGAGCAATCATATGTGTAAGTAAAGCATAACTGGCGATATTGAATGGAACGCCTAAAAAAAGGTCACAAGAACGCTGGTTCATATGGCATGATAGTTTGCCATTAGCCACATAGAATTGAAAGATCATATGACACGGTGGTAGAGCCATATCTTGAAGTTCTCCCGGATTATACGCTGTAACGATATGTCTACGGCTGTCAGGGTCATTCTTAATGCTTTCAATGACATCAGCGATTTGATCTACAAAAAATTGCTGTCTCCATTTATATCCGATTGGCGGTGATTTTTTGCTAAATGACCAATTTATAGAATTGCCGTTTTGTTCACGGAATGCTCTATTTACCATATCAGTATCTTTAATATCTTTTTGTTTATAGAACAAGGATGGTGTTGTGAATTTGAATTCTTCATTAGATTTCTTATTGGTCGCAATAATCAAATCATTATTATGTTTAGGTAAAATATATTGATTATACCACATAGGTAGAAATATAGTTGATTCTATTCCATAAAATTTATTACCAAAATAATCTTTATCTAATTCATATTTTGAATGGTTAATAACCCATTTGTCAAATCCAACCAAACCATGAATATCTCTGTAAAAATTACTAAAACATCTCCACTTAGAATCCACATAAATACCTTGTTGTTTATAAAATAGTGTCTTCTCAGTATTTTCACCATGACACCGCTCCATCATATTGAGCCACATATTATATGCTGATGTTAAATATTTTGATCGTTTATCGACTACTCCATAACACCCAGCACCTTCAGCCGCAGTCATGGCATATGGGTTCTTTACAGTTTTTGAACGAATGTTAGGACGAGAGCAGTCTATGATGGTGTTGATACCTTCTAAAAATTGAACTCGGTAATACGAATTGCCATTTCTCACATCAAGTTTTTTAAGAATTTTTATTTGCCCTGATTGATTTGTATCAAAAATCTTTCCTACAAAATCATCACCACCTGTGTAATCTACTTGTTCTAAATCAAAATCCAAGGAAAATGGTTGATCGTCACCAATTTTAGTGCCCTGTTCTATTAGAGTTACAGAATCTCGCCAAGAATCATATTTTGACCATTTTCGCCATTGGTAGCCATATACTTTTTGGAGGTCGCCTTCGAACTTTGCTTTGGGTTTCCAATAGTCAGCTTCAGCGTTAGCAGTCCAGATTGTGCGTTCAGTGCCATTGATTTCAGCTAATCGTCTTTCATCACCAGACCCTTCTAGGAACCATAGCAGTTCACTCTTTACAGCTTTGAACGCCAGCTTCTTGGTTGTAACGGCTGGAAAGCCTTCTGACAAATCAAATCGCATCTGGTGAGCGAATACAGAGCGTGTGCCTGTGCCCGTTCTATCGCCACGATCTACGCCGTTGTCCATGATGTGTTTAAGTGTTGTTAGGTAGTTCTGCATCTGATGTTTCTTTCATTTTTGTACTAAGCCATATTATTCTGAAGTTACCTTTTCTGGCGGCTCTTTCACACCAGCGAAGTTCGTTAGCGGTTGGAATACCACGCAAGGATACTGCGACTACATTGCGATCCTGTTGTAACTTAGGTGTCATCAACATTCGGTACATAGTATGAGCGATGTCCCAATTACGCACATCAAACACAAACGGCTCGTTGGGGAAATCTTCCCCTCTTGTCCATTGATCTGTTCTATAGCGTGGTAATATTTTCATGTCATCTTCTTCTCCGGTTTGAATCTTTGCTTCCGTCATAGTAGCTGGGGTCTTTCTTTTGGACCCACTTCACGAAAGTCTGGATTTGCTCATGTTCCCTAAGTCTTTCCCAAGTATGATAATGTTTTAGTAACTCTCGTTCAGTAAAGGTTGCGTGTATCTTTCTGTGACATATTTTATGTAATGGTTCTTTTGCTTTACCCTTGAAAGTTTTAGGAATCAAGTGATGCTCGTCTATGTTCACTATTCCTAGTACACGCCAACATAATGGACAGATTTCAAACAGTGACATTATGACCATCCGTACATATAAGTCTGTTTGCATTTGCTACATTTGAACACATATGGATACCAATCACATTCATATTCTTCCAGTTAATTCACGCATACGCCGGGTGCCGAATACCGCAGCAGTTTCGTTTATATATGAGCTTTCCGAAATAATAAATTGATATTTACGGAAATCTGTATCCGCTTGATGATATTTTTTTAGATCATTTTTATTTAAAATCTTAAATGACCTACCCGGTTCGTTTTTATTATACACGGATATTGAATGTCCCTGATCTATCAATCTCTCCCAGATACTAAACCCCTCATTGGATAATTGAACATCACTCATAATTCTAATAGATTTGTGAGTATCTTTCAACACACGGTTGTATAGGTCAGATGCATAGGGCATTGATCCCTTGTATTTTTTTCCTACCGAATTGACAACATATGATTGTGGCTTCACATCAAATTCTGCTGCTAATAATATTTCACCATTTTTTTCATACCAATAGGATACCACTTCATTACCCATCTTGAACCAATTATCGCCCAATGATACTTTACTGGTATGTTTTAGGCGATCTTTGATATGGTATTCCAACATATCAAACAGTTCAAAATCGCCTATATTCTCTGGCATTTCTGTTAGCCAAGTATCGTCAAAACTTTCTCTACTCATAATCTGGTATACGTTCCCACGCTTCCATTTTACATTCTGGATGTTCGATTCGCTGAATGCATTCAAAGTTACCAATATGAAGACCAAGATCATGGGTAATATATGTATCGGCTTCAAATACACCTTTAAATGTCGTTAGGTATATTTTATCACATATATCAAACGTTTGTCTATATATTTCAGCCCCGCCTATGATAAACGTGTCACATGTAACAGGCGGGATGGATAGTTGGTTGCGTAGATGTAGATTAATAACAAAATTTTTCCAATCATCCCCCAATACCATCGCATAGGCTTCATTGCGTCCAATATCACGCTGTGTTAGAGTTTTAGAAACGATCAGACTTAAACGGTTCGGCAGGGGTTTGCTCGGCAAACTATCCCACGTCTTTCGCCCCATAACGACATTGTTATTTTTAGTTAGGTTGCGAAACCATTTCATATCGTGATCACTACGGGGCCACGGTAACGCACCTTTGTTACCGATAGCCCCGTTTTCATCAATGGCTAAGATTGCTGAAATCATTATGCGTACGGATCAGCCCAACCAACCAACTCGTCTTGGTTATCATAGTCTTTCCAAATAATCATATTCGGTAAACTAATGTCAAACTTTTGACGGGCACGTAGGTCTTCCAATGTACGGTCAAAGTCTTTGACCTCGTAAACCTTCATACCATTCATTTGGTGGTTATCGTTATCAAGGATACGTGATGAGCCATAATACCACGTGCCATCCTTTTCACGGAATACAAGCATAAAGTCTGGCTCATAATCCTTTAGTTCACCATCATTTCCTTCTTTAAGAATATCAAGTTCTTTGTCTTTGATCTGCTCGATACGCCCCAACGTTTCAATACGCTTCTTTGTTTCTTCGAAGGTTTCCTTATTGCCAGCGGTTACACTGTCTTTTTTACTCTTTTTAACCATTAATATGTTTCCTTTATTTTGTCGCAAATACCAAGCGCCAATGCTTCTTCGGCATCAAGCCATACATCGGATTCTGGTAACAACTTCTTGCGAACTTTCTTTTCTGATAAACCAGTGCACTTAGTGTAATGATCTAATAATCGTCTGCTTGTAAGATTAAACTCTTTTGTTACTGAAAATAGTTCGTGTTCCTTACCACGTGATCCCCCGCTATATTGATGTGACAAGATAGACGTATTCGGTGTAAGAGTACGGTGACCTTTTTCACCAGCCATGAACATAAGTAAGCCACAACTTGCGATCATGCCAATGCCGACTGTGCGGACAGGGATAGAAGAACCCTTCATTGTATCAATCAATGCAAAACAAGCATTTACGTCGCCGCCGGGTGAATTGACAATAAGTGTGATATATTTCTTTTTCTTGGCTTGAAGATTTTCTTCAATAATCCATTCGATGACTGGTTTAAGTGACGCTTGTGTAACTTCGGTCATAAAAAGATACATACCGTTATCGTTTAGTGACTTCTTTTCATTTTTATTATCTTCAGACATCTGTTTTGGGTTTCCTTCCCGGTTTGAGTCCGACAGCACGTGGTGTGCCATCAATATTTAAATCATACGATTGTGCTAATCGTTCTATATTCATTCCGTCAATCCTGTGAATATCTCCATACGTAATAGTATAGGTAATATGTGGATCACGGGGGCTAATACCGGAACACCCGGCGTCTTCTACTCGTTGAAGGACTAGTTCTTTATTGATTCTAACCTTCTCGTATCCGATACCTTTGGCATTAACGGTGGCATGAACTTTTGTTTCGTATTGAATAATACCAAGCTCACGAAATTTATTAACTAATGTTGTCTTCATTTTCTAACCTATATTCCTCCACTTTTTTAATTACGTCACCCATTGCGAGTGACATTGCAAACATATCTTTTTTGGTTTTTGCCCACACGAATGGCTGTGAATTATAAAAAAAATACCCTGATGAGGATGATAATCTATCCATGGTATAGTCGCTAGTTAAATACCCGTCCGTTTTAATAAGACGCACCAAATCGTCTGCTCGGTCCATTGCCCTGTCGGTAGAAAGATACATCTTATAGCGATAGCCACCATGTGGTAGTGTGTCTTTGCGAATAACCACACTTTGATGTTGATCTTCTACCATCGTATGAGAAATATCATTGATAGTAATCGGCTTGTATCCACGGTTTTTCTTTGCGTAGTTATCAGCCCATGTCTTGACCGTTTCCAGCAGTAACTCAAGTTTATCGTCGCCCTGTATTACAAATAGGCTGATACTGATATAATCATCTCGGAATCTACAACCATCTGTTGTGTAGATATCTCTAGCAATTGTTTTGACTTCATGCACAAGATGGTCATATGTTCCGTATCTACGCCGCCCGTCGATAACATATTCTGAATCAATACGAAATGAAATACGGGTATTGAATTTACTAAACCACATTTTTCCGTGTTCTGACACACTATACTTGTGTGAATCTACGATTTTAACAGTATTGATATCGTCCAATGTTTTCTTAATCGATTTCGATAATACCTTGGTCATTAATGGCCTCTTTTTCTAAATTTTCAATTGGAAGGGGATTTGTGAAGTCAAATGTGACCTCTTTATCCTTATAGTTTACCACAATAATGCTACCTTTGTCAAGTTTTTCGAACAGCATCTTCTTGGCAAGCGGGACTTTGATTTCTTGATCGATGATACGTGCCAATGGACGTGCACCCGTCTTTGGATCAAAGCCACTATCTACAAGGTATTCTACAAGTTCATCCGTGGTACGAATTTTCATATCACGTTCACTAAGAAGTTCATTAACATCATTCATGAACTTATTGACAATCTTTTTCATCGCCATTTTAGATAACTTGCCGAATTTACATACAGCATCGACACGGTTACGGAATTCTGGTGCAAAGTATGCTTCATACTCTTTATCTTCTTCACCTGATTTCTGCAACGCTGCACCGGATAATCCGAAGCCGATGTTGTTTTTCTCGTTTGCCGCAGCACCCAAGTTTGATGTCAAAATGATAACACAGTTACGTGCATCTGCTCGTTGACCTTTGGCACTGGTGACATAACCTTCGTCCATCATTTGCAACAAGATGTTTAGAACATCAGGGTGCGCCTTTTCAACTTCGTCAAAAAGAATGATAGCGTTAGGATTTTCTTTGATGTCTTTAATCAAAAGACCCGGTGTATCGTCGTGACCTACGTAACCCGCAGGGGCACCAACGAAACGTGCAATGGCGTGTTTCTCTTGATATTCACTCATATCATATCGCAACAGTTTCATTGCAAGTTCACGTGACAGCTGTTTCGCCAACTCGGTTTTACCCACACCCGTTGGACCCATAAACATAAAGGAACCAATCGGCTTGTCGTGTGATTTCAATCCAGCCTTTGCCACGAAGATTTTATCAAGAACTTTATCAACTGAATCATCTTGACCGAACACATTGGTTTTGATATTGATTTCAATATTTTGCAAGTTCTCGGACTTTTCTTTATCGTCCATTGTATTCATTGGAACACCCGTTGCACGGGCTAACTCCGTCAATACATCAACTTTCTTGATTACGAAGTTCTTATTACCAAGCAACCGTTGCTTTGCACAAGCCGCATCAATCAAATCAATCGCTTTGTCGGGAAGTTTCTTATCGGCTTGATAACGAACGGAATAATCAACCGCCGCTTCGATGGCATCCTTTTTGATAGCCTTTGCGCCATGATGTTCACGAATATATACCGAAATCGCCGCAACAATATCCTTGGCAACTTCTGGCGTTGGTTCATCAACGGTCAAACGATAGAAACGCCGCATCATAGCACGGTCTTTTTCGAATGATGTGGTATATTCATCCCATGTTGTTGATGCAATAACCTTGATTCCGCCACGACCAAGTGCTGGCTTCAGCATATTGGCGAAATCTGGACCGCCGCCAGTGCCAGCATTGCCAGCACCACGCATCGTGTGCGCTTCGTCGATAAACAAGATTGACTTGCCACGTGCTTCAAGTGCTTCAATGGTTTCTTTGATTTTCTCTTCAAACTCACCACGGAACTTACAACCTGCAAGCAATGACCCAACATCAAGGTTCCACACCGCCCATCCTACAAGATAGTCAGGCACTTTGCCTTCGTTGATTTTCAATGCCAATCCTTCTGCAATCGCAGTCTTACCAACGCCGGGATCACCGACCATTAGCACGTTTGACTTTGTGCGTCTTGCAAGAACTTGTGCAATATCATCAAGTTCGGCATCACGTCCAATAACGGGATCAATCTTTCCGTTATCTGCCATCTCGTTAAGATTGCTACAGTATTCTTCAAGCAACTCTTGCGCTTGGGTTTCGTTCATTTTTTTAGATTTATTTGTTGCGCCCTTTTTGTCCTTGGGCTGATACATTTCCATGATATCGTCTTTAGAAGGAAGATATTTAAGAAGATAATATGCGGCGTGTGAGTTGGTTTCGGCAAGGATGCTCAAATATAGGTCAATGCTATCCATACGGCTTCGACCACTGAACAACACTTGTGTATAGGCACGGTTAAATACACGCTCAAGGGCATGTGTTCGCTTTGGTGTGCCTGTATGCCGACTGATAAGTTCTGGACGATCCCGCATATAAGTTACTAACTCATCACGAAGTCCTTCAACGTCAACCTTGACTTCTGCAAGAATGGTTGAAAACTCTCGGTCTTTGATCAACCCGAACAAAAGGTGTTCAAGTGTAACATATTGATGCTTTAGTTTTGCTGCATAGTCTTGTGATGCATCAATGATCTTGTTGATATCTGGATTTTCTTCTAACATTGTTTACTCCGATTTTGCTTTCTTGATAAAATCAAGTTGTTTAGGGGTTAGATTTTTTGGTGTCTTAACGCTCACTTGGATAAAGATACTTCCCTTCTTTTCTCGGAAACGAAGACCTTCATCTCTTAGATTCAGAACTTGTCCATTGTCTGTCCCTGCTGGGATTTTCACTTTCAAGTTCTTTCCTGATAATGTCTGTATTATTTCTTCACACCCAAGAATGGCGTCAAGACTATCGATAACCATAGTAGAAACCAAGTCCAACCCTTTCTTTTCAAAGGTTTTATGAGGACTAAGCATTATAGTAACATACAAGTCACCCCTTGTCAATGATGGATTGGCATTATCTCCAAGACCAGCGATATGAAGTGTTTCGCCATGTTGAATATAAGGCGGAATGTTGACTTTTACAAGTTCACGTTCACCATTACTCATTCTGATGCTTAAATGCTTTTCAACAGATACATCGGTTTCATTCATTATAAGTTCGTCAAGTGTTACATTTAGTGTAATGTTCAGATTATGGTTTTTTGTTTGACGTGGACGAAACCCGCCGCCTCTTGCTGCCATTTGTTCTTCCATTTGGCGTAGAATATCTTCCATTCCTCTACCACTTCTGAACTCTTCAAATCGGTTTTGTTGGCGTCCACCAAACTGTGAACGTGCATCATATGCCTGTCGTGTCTCAGGGTTCTTTAATGTGTCATACGCTTCGCTGATTTGTTTGAACTGATTTTCATCACCGCCCAAGTCTGGATGATGCTTTTTAGCCAGTGTCTTGTATGCTTGTTTGATTGTATTGTCCGAAGCGTTTTTTTCTACCCCGAGAACTTGATAATAGTCCATATTCTATTTACCCATCTGTTTCATTGTGCCATTTCCAGAATATACGATCATTCTCAAGACACTCATACCCGCATGGGTTACATCTGGGTGGTTGCAAGCTGCTGGGTAATAGGCATTATGCACACAAGTCATGCACCCACGCCTAACATCGTCGGGGGTTTCTTCACGTGCCATAGCTGGCCAAAATAGCTTTTTATTCATTGGAGTATTATACAATAAAAAAGGAGGCTTGTCCACCCCCTTTTAGTTATTTTTCTGATGGACAGTTCGCATCATATTTTTTGTTATGTGCGTCTATCGCTTCAAGGTCTAACCTTATGTTGCGGTCGCCTTTACGAAGACCCGGTTCTAAGGCTGTAATAGTTGCTTCGGATAGGTTGATTGGGTCTGTCCACACGCAACCATTCGAAACAATTCCGTCAACCTTTACGGTTACGCAAGCTGTCAAGGAGATCATCATCAGACTGACGACGAACATCGTCCTCAATATCGCCAGCTTCTTTAGCTCGTTCAACTTCATCTTTAAGTTGCTCCTTTATTACTTTATCTGCGCCTTTTTCAATATTAGTAGCATCACGCTTGCTTGATTCCCAAGCTTTGATAACACCACCAACAAGGCTGTCAAATAGTTTTCCAGCAAGGCTCGCTAAAAAGTTCATTACTTCTTAGCTGGCACGTCGAGTTTAGTAAGAACCAACTCTTTTACCTGATCTTCAGACAACTTGAACTTCTTAACAGCGTCAGGAACCTTAGTAAGAACGTATGATGCTGCGTGAGCGACCAATGCATTCTTTGTTTCAACTTTAGCCCAATCGGCATCTTTAAGTTCTTCTTCGGCTTTGTGCTTGCCGTAAGTAACGCCACGCTCAATAGCGCCCATAACTACTTCACGAATTTTGTCTTCGTTTTCTAGTCCAAACTTCTGCTGAACTTTGTATAATGCCCAACTACCAACTGCTAGAACAACACCGCCGAGGCATTGTAGTAGGATGGTTAGAACTGGACTTAGATCGATTACTGATGTTTCCATTTTGATAACTCCTAGTTATATATGTATATTATTTATCTTAGTTAATATGTATATTATTTATCTTAGTTAAACGGTTCGCATACGTTTTACGAGTCGTTCTGCACGATTGGTTACTTGTCGATACCAACGTGAGTTAACCATTTCATCTGCTGCTTTAATCCATTTTGCGTTATCAATGAAAGCAATGGTTCGTTGGAACTTACCCAAACGATTTCTACCCATATTAAACGCCATATTTGCAGTGATAAGTCTAACTTCTTCGGGTAGGTTATCCCAATCTGCGAATAGTTGGCGACAATCATTGATGGATATTTGGATATCTTCTCTGAATGCGTCGTAGCAACGTTCTTTTGATACTGGTGTGCCAACTGGTTTTCCGTATTCTGGATCACTGGGTTTAACTAAGTGACCAATCCCGAACGTAGGATATCCAAGATGGTCAAGATATATTTCATATTTAATACCTTCGTCACGCTCTAAGTCGCTACGTAGTTTAACAATAAAGTCTTCTGTAGATATTGTTTGTTTGCGTTCTTTAGCGATATCGGCAGATGCTTTCGTTGCGTCTACGGTTGCCTGTTTCTCTGCTTTTTCATCGGCTTCTTGTTGGGTTATTGCTTTTTGGCGTTGTTTTTCACGAACGGCGACTGCCTTTTCTTTTTTCTTTTGTGCCTTACTGCGGTTAACTTCAAGTTCGCTTTTCTGCTCGGTCTTAAATATATTTTTTAACCAACTGAAAAAACTCATCGTCTACCCCTATCTAAAATCTTAAATCCATTTACAGCAAGCCCTGCGGACATACGCATTTCGTATTGTTCTTTCGTCAAATCCTTATACGGTGTTCGCTTAATATTACTGTTTGTTAACATACTTTCTAACGCAAGTGTTTCTTCTTCTTCTTGTGTGTGTATTTCACGATATTTTTGTGGACTCATCGGAACAATGCGTTTCAAGTTATTAACTGTTAACTCCCATTCTGGAACATTACGCTTACGTGATGCGCCATAACGAAATTTCCATTTATCCACGTTACTGATATTTTTTAATTCTTTAAGGATAAGCATAAGTTGCTCTGGGAATGTAAGTCTGCGTTCAAACTCTACAAATACCAAATACCAACCATCTTGGAACTCGGCTTTACCAGCTTCTGCATCCAATACGATGTCATATCCTTTTTCAAGAAAGCTTTCTAGATCAGCTGCTGCTGCTCGATATTTTACCTTGAAGCTAACTACAATAATCTGATCATCATCGCCCATTTTGGCTTGAAACTCATCAATGTGAATTTCATCATGGATAAGATCACGTAGCTCCTGTTCTTTTAACCCTTCGTTAAGTGGTTTATTGATAAAACTATACATTAAAACTCTAATCCTAATTCTTCGTCGGCTGCATCTTCGATACCGCCTTCTGCTGCACCTTCTTCGTCCAAATCTTCTTCCATAGCCTGATCGATATCTTCCATATTAATATTCTGACCTTCAATCTCAATAAATCCTTGACGAATATCGCCAATCAAGTCTTTAGGCATACGAATAGTTACCAACCATATAGGCACACTGCGTTGTTTTGGTAGTTGTGTACCGGGTTTAAAGTCGTCGGGTGTTTCTACCTTAACTGGTGTTTGTAGCTCTGTTTTTTGGAAATGCACTTTGCAGTTATAATCAAGCAAACGTCTTGAAGCGGCTGGATCGGGCATTAGTTTGTATGGATACATAAACTGACAAGTAACCCAATACTTCTCAACTTCTGGTCCAGCTACTAGCTCGCCCTTAATCCAATGCTTGAATGCATATATATCCACACTATCTAGAACACGTTCGAAATCAAGTAATGATGACAGTATACTATCTGTCATATAAAGATTTCGGGTATTGTCAACTACATTTTTTAAATCCATTTGGTGATCACCCTCGTTTTAAGTATTTATGCTTTTCAATACTTTCTTTCGGGAAAATAATCTTCCATTTCACCTTCACGATAAAGATCAAGTGTGATACAATGAAGTCCACCATCCCAAAAATATCGGTGTCTAATCCCCCAATCGGTGAGCTAACGTGTATCATTAATCAACAAGTTCTTTCTTATACACACTACTTAAACCAAGCACTTCACTATTAAATCTAACCAATGCCCGCAACGATGATTCTGTTACAAAGCTCATAATACGGTCACGATGTGCATTTCCCACTTCGCCAATCTTCCATTCGTATACACCAACTTTAGATTGGATAATCTTTACTGATTCTGGATCATTAGCCATTTCTGTCAATGCCTGACGCAATCTTTCAGTATTAGGATTGCCCTTACGCACCCACAATGCCTTCTGTAAACCATCACGGAAGCTTGTAACTAGATTATATGCTGCATAAAAATCACTTGATTGTGTATCTAACGATAATGCAGTTATTTTGGTATTGCCAGTGTTTGGATCGGTAGTGTGTTTACCCGATTCAGTATCTAATACACCGTGGTCAAACCAATATGATGCTTCACCCGATTCAATCATCGGATTAACGTGCTTCTTGAATGCTGCTGGATTTTCACGAGTTGCGGTTAGTTCGCCTCTGCGGAATGCTAGTCTGCGTTCGCCGCCACTCATTCCTTTAACCCATACCACATTGTCACTGAAACACTTAGCATAATATGCATATGTTTGTGCTTTGCCATCATCGCATAACAAAATAGACATAGCCAATGCTTCTGGAACCATACCAGAACCTGCGGCGAATCTAATCTTGCCAGATGCATCCGCTCTCTTGGCTACTAAAATATTCAAGTTCATTGAACCAATGCTATCATAATCAGCATAGTTATAATCTACTTCTTCTTGTAGAAAACTAACAGCATTACCGCCGTGTGAAATCATCACCATATTATCATCGTGCTGCAACTCATTATGAAACTTATTAAAGCCGGGAATGTCTCTTGCACCGGGAATGTGGCGAATAACAATCTTTTCGCCAAGTTTCTTTTCAAGTTCAGTAGCAACAATCTGTGCCCAAACACTTGTTCCGCCACCGGGTTTCTGTGGCACAACGAATGTGATATCGGCGGATACTGGTGTAGCCAACACCAAAAATAAGGCTACTAAAAATTTACGCATATTTGATTTTTCCTTTCTTGAAACTAAATGCGAACACCGCAATGATTATAACCATTAAAATCAAGAACAGCGGTCTTTCTATGAGGGTAGTGAAATCGTATAGGGTTGTAAGTTGTATCGATAATGCTTCTACTTTGCTTGCTAGAATAAATGCAACCAACAACGCCGGTCGTGAATATTTATATCTTTTCATACCCACTCCAAAAAAACTAAAGAATGCCAACACCGCAAAATCTTCCCATCCACCCGTGTATTGCATACACGCCCATACTATCATTACCAATAACAACGGAAAATAGTATATGTATGGAATACTCGTGATTTTGCATACGGTATTAACGAATATTAATGAAATGATACCAACGATTAGGGTGGCGGCAAGAAAACCGATACTCATACTTTGAAAAAACTGTGTGTCATTCATAAGGTCAGGTGAACCCAACTCTATGCCAAGATACGCAAACAATCCCATTAGAACCGCTGCGAATGGTGCACCGGGAATACCGAACAATACAGTCGGAATCATACTGGTAGCTTTTTGTGCATTATTAGAGCCTTCAGGTCCAATCACGCCTTTGATGTTGCCGTTACCAAACTCTTCATTTGGGTTACTTGCAACAGCCTGTGAATACGATAACCAATCACTGACCGATCCGCCAAGACCCGGCAATAATCCAACAAGCGCACCTATAAATCCACCACGCATCGATAACCATTTGTTATCCCATACTGCCTTCATTCCTTCAATAGTTTCACGTTTTGCAACCGTTGTGGTGGCACGGCGTTTCTTAAAACCTTCAAGCAACTCGGGAACCGCAAATAATCCTGCCACCACTGGAATCAACTGGATACCATCTTGTAAATAGAACCATCCCATTGTGAAACGGGGGTCATTGGTAGCTGGGTCAACCCCTACTAATCCAAGGAAGATACCAGCACCAATGGCGATTATACTCAATAGTGGCTTGTCTGTTGAAAGAAACCCCACTGTCGCCAATGCCAATACAGTGAACGCCCATAGTTCTGGTATACCAAAGATTAATATGACTTGACTGTATATAGGAAGTAACAGGAACACGATAGAACCCCAAAATAATCCGTTGACCGTAGATGTGGTGACGGCGGCAGAAATGGCATAACTTGCCCGACCCTGTTGTGCTAATGGAAATCCGTCAACCATCGTGGCTGCTGAACTATTGGCACCGGGAATACCCAATAAGATACTGGTGAAACTATCGGCGGTTGTTGAGGCCGCTACCACCGCCATTAAGAATACCACGCCCGCATATGGGTCAGCCAATAAGAACGGCATTACTGCATACAATGCAACCAATCCTGTGGTCGCACCCGCTGCTGGAACGATACCAACTATAAATCCATAAAGAATACCCGCTATTAATGCTGCTGCTATAATCACGGCTTATACACTGCCACCCATACATCATCGGTTTTTGGAGATTGTTGATGCCACGCTAGATTATGTAATGCCGCAAAATCCAGCATAAGTTGATTCTGTTCTTCGATACGTGCATACATAAGTTTGTCGTTAACGTACCAATCGTAGTTCGGATATGTAATATTCCATCCACCCGCTTGTTTCCACCAATCAAAACATTGTTCTGAATCTCGCCACACAAAGACAATCCAATCATCGGGGAATACTCGCTGAATCTCTGGTAGTTTATATACCCATTCGTGTGACTTCAATAATGGAATACCTTCGTCCGAATACGGCTTCTTTAAAATCCAATCATCTACAAGGGCTGGAAACTCCATACCTGTGCCGAAATATGCACCTATATGACCACTGAACTTGCCGTGGCTGTATTGCCTATATGGCGTTCTGTCCGATGTATCAAATCCGTGATTCTGCTCGAACTTCTGGGCAACACCGCTCCACTTGCTTCCCGGCGCACCTGTATAGAAGATTTTTTCTGGTAATAATGAAATCATATAAATATTTATATGCATACATTACTTAAAAAATATTTTTCAACAACGTGGTTACAGCGTGATAGGACATTGGATCAATATGAGCATTCAGGTTGGGCATTGCTTGACAAGATTGGACACGAACGTGTATTGGATGTTGGCTGCGGCACCAACCCATTTAAAGGAAAACTAGATGTGTATGGCATAGATATCACGGATGTGGGTGCTGATGAAGTGGTGGCTATTGAAGATTTCAAGCCAAAAGAATATTTCGATGTGGCTTTTTGTCTCGGCAGCATAAACTTCGGTACATATTCCGATATTCGAAATCAGATAAAATGTGTAGACGACGCATTATGTAGTACCTCCGCCCGAATCTTCTGGCGTTGCAATCCCGGACAACACGATCACGGAAACGATGATTTCAAAGGCATACAAGTGTTTGAATGGAGTGAAGATTTATTGCGTCATTTTGCGGCATTATTTGGGTATGACGTTGTTGATTTTCAGCAAGACGGAAAAAGATTGTATTGTGAATGGAAAAGATAGCCCTTTTATCTTTTATATAAATTTATAATATACCTACTTCTAAAACATTTTTTTAAAGTAAATAATATTGTGAGCCAAGGTAAACGAGGTTTCGCAATAAAAGCACATAGTGTTTACCTTCTGGGTCACCATATAACAATGGAGAAGAAAACATATGTCAAGAAGAAAACGCGCACAAAAAGCACCAAAAGACAACACCATTCAATTCAATGAATTCGTTCAAAAGAAACAATCCGTTCAAATGATTCCACGTTCACTGAATCAAGAAGAATACATTGACAATCTTCTAAATGAAGATAAATTGATTGTGTTCGCTACTGGACCAGCTGGAACAGGTAAAACCCTGTTGGCTGTGATGGCGGCGATTAAAGCGTTCAAAGAAGGAAAAGTAGAAAAGATCGTTGTGACACGACCAGCAGTTGGCGTTGACGACGAAAAACATGGCTTCTTGCCGGGTGACCTAAATGCAAAGATGGCACCTTGGACACGACCTATTTTTGATGTATTGGAAGAATATTACTCTGCCAAAAGCATTGAAACATACGTTAATGAAAATGTCATTGAGATTTCACCATTGGCTATGATGCGAGGACGAACATTTCGAAATTCATACATCATCGCTGACGAAGTTCAAAATACCACTGAAAACCAGATGAAAATGCTACTAACACGCATTGGAGAAAACAGTAAACTTGTCCTAACGGGCGACTTGGCACAAACCGATATTATTAGAAAAAACGGCTTGGTTGAGTTTATTGGACTTATGCAACAGCGTTCGTCTGATGTTATTTCACATTCATCGTTTGATAAAACAGACGTACAACGAAGTGAAGCAGTACGAGAAGTATTGCGGATTTATAACGACGATTGATTCCGATAGCAAAAACCCCGGTCATAACAAACCGGGGTTTTTCACGATTGATAACTTTCCCACCATACAAACAACGCCCGACCTTACTTGTGGATTTTGACCTATAGCAAGTTATCTTTTATGTGACTTCGTGTAAACCATTTTCTAAAAGGGTAAGGTTCGGGTATTCTTAATCTAGTCGTGAATCAGCATAAACATCAAGTCCCGTTAGTTCGCCAAACTTAGCAGCGTATGCTTTTGCGCCAACTTCTTTGATGTCAACATTTTGGACATTAAGTCCGCCGGGATTCCATAGATCATACCGCTTGGGATACACGCTTTTGCGAAAACCCATCTTAACCAGTGCTGCGGCAGTCTTACGGTTGCGACCATCAAGTTTGACTGATACCCAAGCAAAACCACAATAAAAGGCATCGCCCGTTTTGTCATAAACTTCTTTGGACGCTTTGGCGGCTTCGAACTTGGCTGCGTAATGTGCATCAACGAGTGCTTTAGTCATTTTAATATCTCCGTTTATTGGGTTAAGCAATCAAGCCGTTCACGACTTGATCAACAGTAAACTTGTAACGACCGCCTTGTTGACCGACGCCTGAGAATGGATACTTGTAGCGGGATTTCTTAACACCGACTAGTGTAAAGATACGACCACCGATTTCAAACTGTCGGCCACGAAGCGATGCTGGCAGAACGTTCGTAAAAGCAGTTTCACGAATCAGTTCGGCTTCATCGGCGTTTTGGGACATTGCTTCCCAAAACTGTTCTTTTTCGTCGGGAACTGCGGTTACACTAGCGTTCATTGTGACACGGAATGCTTTATCTTCAAAGCGAATGTTGCCAAGGTCAAATGCTACGCCGTGCTTTTCGCCAACTTCAGCAAGTGCTGCCATAACGTCACTGCGAACTGCGTTTAGGTTACCACGATTAAATGTCTTGATGGTCATTTTTCAATCTCTCCGTTTGAATCAACTTACTTTTGGAGTATAGCAGGATTGTCGGCGTTGTCAATCATTATTTTGATGTTCGGTGTTATCAAACGGTTCGGGCATAAATCCTGCATAGTTACCATTCCTATCAAAGCACGGGGTTCCGCCATACTCTTCTTGATATTCACGGAAGGTTTCTTTGCTTACGTGTGATGTTCCTTACTCTGAAATGATTTCGTAGATTTCTGCCCACGTTTCGATTGGGTGAATGTCGTCGTGTGTGAAGTTTACACTGTGTCCGTGCTTAACCAAGATAGTTTCTAGACCCAACTCGTGACCGTCTTTTGCATTGCCGATTGAATCTTCAATCCAGAAACGTCCAGTGTCACGGTATTTGGTCAAGTGATGAATCTTGTTTGGTATATCACCAACCAATGTCAGCTTACTAATCGCTGAACCATACAGGTCAGTCAGATTCTTCAACCGACGCTCGTAAATCTCAGGAGTATCTTCAATGGCGGTGATTACGTGGAACACAAAGCCTTCGCTATGCAACTTCGCAACATACTCTTGTGCGTCACGAAATGGTGCTAGGCGACCAATGTAATCAGAACGATTGAACTCTTCAACGAATGCAGCGCCTTCAACGCTTGTCACGCCGGGAATACGGTATTCAACTTTATAAACACCTTCTGACTCTGGCTCAAGTTCACGATCATGAGTTTCTTTCAGCCACTCTTCAAAGCCGCCAACCCAGTCTGCGACAACTCCATCACAGTCGCACAAAATCGTTTTGTTCATATTGTTTTTTTCCTTGTTTCTCATTACTATGTACTACCAAATGCAGCGGTGTTTGTCAAGCTAAAATGACCTACTATACCACCTTGACGTAGTTTAGTTCTGTTTCTTTGGCACGGGTGTAATCGCTAACCTTAGTGCGCTTTACTTTACCCTTAATACGACATGTTTCGCCGAACACTTCGGGTGCCTTCTGCGACCAGAAAGTAACAGCATTCTCGCCCGTCGAAGCATTATAAACATAGCAACCAAACTTCTCAATGAACTTGCTGGTGATGATTTTAATATCAACCTCAATCTTGTCACCGACCACGCCGATATATTCACTTGTATGTGCAAGTTCGTCGATTTCTTCTTGGTGCTTCTTATTGACAGCATCACGTTCAAATGAACTAGGCATTGATGCGACGATACCCATATTTCGTGGCGTAACTTCGCCAGAATCAATGATATCATAAATCAACTGCGTGTAATCATTTAACTGACCACCGAGTGCACTGAACATCAGTTTCTGAAAGTGCTTGATAATCTCGTCAGCCTTGGCATACGTTTCTTCGGTTACATTAAGTTTTGGAATATGATGCTTTTCGCTATTCCAGTACGTAACTGATTTGTGTCCGAAAAACTCTTTCACGATGTCTTTATTTGCGAATACATATGGTTCGCCATCATACACCCCGTCATATCCTTCGGGCACTGCTACTGTTTGAACTGTGCCATCAAAAATACGGCGGTTTACTGGATACGCTGCTTTAACGTATCCCAACTTTTCAAAAGAGTTAACATCGCTTGCTGCGACAGCTACTGCTAAAACTTCACGAAGTGGTAAAGGCTGCTTTTTCATTGTATTGCTCCGTTATGATTTAACTGTAGTATAACGCAAGGTTATGTCAAGCGTTGTTTATCAGATAACCGCAAATAATCATTGATATAGTGTTCGTAGTTTTGAGCATAGTAGTCGTATAACTTGTCGTAATCATTTTCACCGTCATTAGCTTTCCAGTTTTTAACGATCCGTTTTTCGTCAACATCGAGAATAACCTGTGCTTCCAGTTCGTCACGTTTACGTAAACCGTCAGTCATTTTCATTGTTTCGTCCCACTGAATATTACGATCATCATTCATCCAACCTTTGATGTGGGTTGGAACGCCTTTGCGTGGTTTTAATGCGTAATATGCAACGATGTGTCTGTTTTTTACTCTAGCCATTTTATTTCCTTTATTTGATTCCTAATAAGTCACCAGCCGTAGCGGTAACGTGAATGTCTGGGTGTGCGATACTCGGAATAGCCACGATAGCATCACGAATAATCTTGTTTGCACGAAAGTATTGTTCATCGGTTTCAGCAAACAGGTTAACGTTGTTATAAAACCATACGAACATATCTTCAATCTCGTCTTGGCGAATGTTATCCGACAATAGCTTAACTGCCTCACGATAACGTGAATCCTTAACCAACTCAACAAACGCCAACTTGATGTCTACCGTTGTTTCGCTAACTGTCGGAATCTTCAACTTGCCATCAATCGTATTTTGTTGGACCAAGTTCAATGCTTTACGCAAACTTGGATACGTTGCCTTTACGTAGTTGTCAAGTAAGTCAATGTCAAAGTCTACTTCTTCATTGATTAACACTTCGGCAACACGTGCGGTAAACTCGGTATGATCTTGTTTTTCAATCTTAAAAACCTGACAACGATCTTGAATCGCTGGCATAATCTTGTGCACGTAGTTACACGTCAGAATGAAACGACAACTTGTATTTTCAACCATCGGGGTTCGTAGGGATGGTTGGACTGAATGTAGGTTTAGGTAATCAGCCTCATCAATCAATACAATCTTGAAGTTACCGAATGGCATCGTTTGTGTAAAGCCATCAAGTTTGGCATTGAACTCATCGATTTTACGACCTTCTTTTGAACCATTGAGCATCATTACGTCATACTCATCAATATCTAGTTCGTTGATAAGAACTTTTGCCAATGTGGTTTTGCCAGTACCCGGTGGACCGTGGAATAGGATATGTGGAATATCCCCTTTCTTAATCCATTCGTTTACTTGTGCTTTTTGTTCGTCACCGTGAAACACATAGTCGTCTACGGTTTTCGGTCTGTATTTTTCCGTCCAGAGCATTTATTACCTCTATTAAGTGTGTACATTATTATACGATATATTAAAACTATTGTCAATAAGATAAATACCATAACAGGAGATTTATCTTATATAAGATAAATACCATAACAGGAGATTTACCAAATGAGAGTTAACGACTTTAGAACACTGCTTGAAGGCTTCAATGATATCGAAGAAGCGGGCACCCGTGACCCCAGTATAGATTATAAAGAAGAGGGTAAATCAAAAGCAGATAAAGTCATTGGTGATATCACCAAAGTTACTGCAATGGTAAAAGGCACAACTTCTGAAAAGCTAACTAAACTATCGAAGCGTTATCTTGTTCTGGATCGTGCCACCAAAGAGTTCACCAAACGCCGTGAACTTGTTAAAGAAGAAGAAATGCGTCCTATCTTTGACTTATTATTTGCCGCCGAAGATGCTGCTTTGACCCGTGTTATTGAAACAGTATCCCTTACTGTTCAAATGGGCAAGGATGTAGAAGCATCGACGACCGAAGAAGAAGTGTTAGATACCGAGAAGTTTATGGGTGAACTTATTCAACTTCTTGACAAAGACCTTATTCCAGTAGTTTTGAAACTAAAAGAAAAACATACTAAGCTTGAAAAGAAAGTCAAAAAGGGAAAGATCGGTGCTATTACACAGCCCAAAATGAAGAAAGAAAGTATCGTTCACGAAGGTGTTGCCGATACACTTAAAAAGTATATGTCACAACTATTAAAGTGGACCCAAACTGAACTTATGGACTTCGATGAAGACTTCGCACAAATCCAACAAAACTATAACGGTCGCCGCCCTAAGTTTTAATACGCAGTAGCCGTATCGGTGCTTGCAACGTAAGCATCATCGGGCACATCGTCTTGCACACCAAGAATATCATCTGGGTCTGCCATACGAACTTCTTGCATATTGCCATCAACTTCATACTGAATACCACGTGACCATCGCCCGTGCGCTACTAATACCCATTGTCCCGGCTCAACAGAATCTTGTTCTGGACCAACGGCTAAAACCTTGCCCCAACGTGGACGAATACCACGCTGCTTACCATCATCGCCCATCAAAATAAGACCAGCTTTAGTAGTGCGTTCGCCAAAGTTCATATCATAGATTAGGATATTCTTTTTAATCGGGGTGATTGTTCCACGTACAATAGTGTTATTCACTGGCATTTGGCGTTTCCTTTACTTCTTCTGCTGGCGCAGCAACATCTTCATCAGGTGTCAACTGATTTGGTGTCTGCGATTTATCGGTATTCTTGTAATGTTGTTTCATAATCTCATCACGAGTGCGAGTAATATTACCCGACGAATCGATTTCATCGCCCCGTGCATTCACACTGACATTACCAACTGCTCGGACTTTCTCGTTTTTTAATACAAAGCTTTGCATATCTAATGCCTTGCCTTGTGCTGTTCTATACTCTTTTCCCATTATCTTAAAAACTCCTTAATATCTAGTTCGTAAAAGAGGCTGTCGATTTTGTGGGTTCCGATTAAGTATAACACGTAACTGGCTACACTTGACCCACGACCAACCCCCCATACTATTTTATTTTTTCGCATCGTATCTACGAAATATTTTAGGTATTGTAATAACCCAAACATATCACGTTCTTGAAATAGTAATAGTTCTTCTGCACATCGTTGCAGTTCGGCATCGGTTTTACATTGACCCAATACCCATTCGGCGATATCCATATCTTTATATTCTTCTGGCATTCGCCAACGACGATTTATATCATCGTGACTTTCGGTGCCTTCTAACGATCCAAGCTGCAATAACGGCTCTTCAAAATGTGCCTCTGCTGCCGTACGGTATGAATGATACATAACCGTATCAACCGTTTGAAACAATGATAAGTCTAAGTCTGGATTCTTGTATAGCTCGTTTAGTAAATCTTCTTCGTCAAAATATACAAAACCGTTACAATCTGTCAACATTATGTTCTACTAACTCTTTTTCTAGTTCTCTTCTAAGTATAGCATATTTGGCTTCTTGCTGTCTATAAAATAAGGTAGCATTAATACAACTATTGCGGACGTGTTTATCGTAGTCTTTTTCATCTACCCAAAAAACACTATTAATACCCATACCGTTATGCATTTTAATCATCGGTATCATTTGGTTTTCCTTCTACAATCTTTGGTCTAAACTTCTTTACGTCGATAATCTTGCCTTCTTTTTCTTTATCACCGTCCCACGTCAATCCAATATGTTCCCAGTTAAACTCTTGGTCATGGATTGATAGTTCATCGTCTTTTTCAATGATTATATCCATCGTGGATATGTCGGGTCTACCCCACCAAGCACACTTGCCCGGTAAAATATCTTCAGTAAGAATATCAGGATATTCGAATGTTTCTGAATCGAATACGTATTCAAGGTTTCCCATAGTGCTGGACAGTGACATATTCGTAATAAAGCATCGTTGTTCAAGAATAGCCGATAGTTTACTATGAAGTATGATCGTAAACAACTGATCGTATGGATCATCTGGTAGAAACATCACGTTTGTTACGTAGGTTTCCATCAGCTTTTCTAAGTTTTTGTTTTCAAAACTACTAAGAATACTCCCGCTTACAATAGTTTCGCAAAATACACGTAATCGTTCTAATGCGATAGCCTGTTCCTCAACGTGTTTTGTGTTGGGAATAAGTTCAATCTTTAAAGAGTATCCATTAGGTATGAGTTCATCTTCTAACGCCAATGTTGTTAGAAAATCAGTCTTCCATATGATGTTGGTCATTTAATGTTAACATTATCCGAAAAGAAATCAGTGCCCAATGCTTCTTCGATTTCTTTATCGTGTTCGGCTTGACGCTGCAACATTTCTGCATTGTAGTCGTCAATAAGGGCATAGATTTGTGATGCTAAATAGGGATTTGCACGTGAAGCATACGCATATTTGCTATGTAACTCACCAAGCTTCATAGTAAGTTCTTCGTCGCTCAAATCGGTTAGTTTGTTTACTAGTGGATGTGACATACTGTATTTATGCCTATATATCACCCTCTTTGCGATTTTCACTGTAATATGGGTTAAACTCGCCGCCGGGATACCGTGCTTGAAGTTTTTCTACATTCATATTAATGATGTCGTTAGGGTCTTCGCCCAATGCGATACACGCTTGCATCCAATACCAAATGACATCACCTAGCTCTCGCTTCATGTGATATATGGTATCTTCATCCATAGGTTTGCCTTGGAAGATACATTTCTTGATGATTTCGTTGAACTCACCTCCTTCGCTTGACATACCAATACCAGCCGTAAGAAGGTTTGACATTTTTACACCAGATTCTGCTTGTAGGCGGAGAATGGTGTTAATCATTTTGGCAGCATCGCTGCTTTCGTCGCTAGTGACTTCATCTACGAAGTCTTTGTATTTGTTTAAATCAATGTTCATTTATTTTCCTTAGATTTTCATTTACTTCTTTGGCATATACGTGGATAGTATAGCCTTCTAGTGGTTCATACTTGACGTATTCCAATAGATCATCAAAATAATATGCGTCATTACAGATGACCTGATACACAGGCTCCTTAGAGTCATGTTTTTTGGCAAGTGCATTCATTGCGATGTAGCCGCCAAACTCAACGGGATGGTCACTTAGCCAGTTCATAACATAGTGTTTGAACATAGGGGTATGATTTACACACACGCCGGGGTTTGGCTCAAAGTATAATATAACTTGTTCCATTTTGTTCTTTCGTTAGTTGTTCAATACGTTCTTTGGCGTGAAGTTTAAGTTTTTTCTCATCAACCAATCGTTTCTTGGCGGATGAACTACGGTCGGTTTCACGCAGTTTTTCAAGACGGCGCACCCTTTCGGAATGCATTGCGAATTTGGTAGTATAATGGTCGAGTTCTTTTTGTTTGTCCATATTAACTCCCAAATTCCACGCTTTGAATACCCAGTATACTACACTGGCGGAGTCAAGTCAACTTAAATCTTGGATAAACGTGTGATGTCTTGAAGGAGTTTGTCCGTTTTTTTGGATTCGGTCATTTTAAACTCACGCTCAAAATAATCAAGGGCTTTTGCCATATCAACACTTGCTTGATTAGTTAATGTTTCAAGATATTTATCCTGCCCATCTTCATCATTGATAAGTTGCTCACTGGAATATGAACCAAACATTTCTCTATAATCGTAACCTTCTTCTTGATATCCCCAACCCAACATAATGATGTCGTAAATCCTTCCTTCAAACTCATCATCGTAATCAGACCCACTTGCTTCAAGTGCATCCAATAACGTGTCAACGGATACAATAAGTTGGATTTCACTGTCATAGTTAACAATCCTCACTTGAAGTGAGGATGGATTAAAAGCAGTATATTGTATATATTTAACAGCACGTTCTTTTAGATTTTTAATAATCTCATCTTGGCTTCCCTCGCCGATTTTGAATGCTTTTTCAAAAGAATCAATCATAAGATTATAGTATCGATGTCCTTCTCTTTCAAGTCTCCAAAATGCACGTTGTGGGTCGTCTGTATTACCCGCCGCCTGAAAGATTTTGTCCTGATAATATGGTTCCAATAATTCAATCATTTTGGCATAATAATCATCGGGAATATCGGTTGGTTCAAAATCAGTTAGTTCACCCAGCATATCTGGGTCTTCGATAATATTGATCAATGTGTGAACCGGGTGATCGCTATTAAGTTTATCATTTGCAAAATCAGCAACATCACTGAAATCTTCAATCATAATATCTTGACGAGTATCAGTGCTTGATTTATCCATCTGTTGAAAATTATGCGGTGCGACACCTTCATCACGTAGCGCATCGTAAAGAACATTAAGGTTGTCTTTCGTAACACCGCCCTCTTTACGTATATCTCGAATAATAGTAAAACTTGGTGGCAATAGATCACGTTCTTGAAATACATCAAAGATTGTTGGATGTTCTTCGAAGAAGGTTCCCAACTGAATTTGATGATCCTGTTCATCCATATATTGCTTTGATTCAAAATGGAATTGCCATCTTGAATTCGTTGGTTTATGTAAAATGATATACATTGGTCCCTGTGCGCTATACTGGTTGTGATAACTATCATTGTCAGCCGCAGTCGTGCACCATTTTGTATTTTTACCGAAATAGCAACTTGCCTTATGCGAATGTGGAATAATTATCTTATATTCTTTGTCGTTGAATACAAGTTCAGCATCACCGCTGGCATACATTTCCTGTTCAATACTAACCTTCTTTTCCTTCTTACTGGAAAGAACGTCCGACGCTACTGTTTCGGTATAGGAAGCAACTGCGTCAACGAATTGATCTAAGTTTTTAAATCGATTGATATCACGGTGTTCTGGATTTAGCTTTTTCTTTACAGCTAGTTTAGCATAGATTGTTAATGCTGGTGTGATTTTTGATGGGATATCTTCGAGGCGTTGAATACCACCTTTAAGGTATCTGGTAATCATCCAGTTTACGTATTTTTTATTCTGCGTTGGGTCTTGTTCAGCAAGCCAATCGGTCCAGTTTTCACCTTCTTCGCCAATCTTATCTTTATACATACCGAATGAGTTATCTCGGTTCATTCGTTTCATCAATACTTCATTATTGTAGTCGTAGTATTCAATAAGAATATTTTCAAGTAGTTTTATTTTATTCAATATATCACGCATTTTTTGCTCCAAGGGTCAAAAGACCTTCCATCCATTCTTTTGGTTTACCATCCAATGAGTTATTTACATAGAATGAAAATATTTCACAGAACCATTCTTCGTGATCTTTCTGAGAATAACTAGTCGGAAACCAATCTGATTTATTGATGTAGTCAGTGGTTTTCGGTGGACTCATATCAACACCTTCTATTTTCCATTTTCCACCAAGAATAAACGCTGGTGTTCCCGTTAATGTGCCGCCGTGTAAAGCATTAAGAACTAGCTGTTCAGAAGATACGGCTGTAATAGTAAACGGGGAGTTGCTCTTATATGTTCGTTTCCTGCCAAGATAATGCACTTCTTGACCTACTTTAAGTTGTGGAATAATACCTGCCATATACTCATCACGTGTGCTTTGGTGAATATTGCTATATTTTTCAACGCCTTTAATCTTTTCAAACATATTTTTGATATGGGTATGATGTTTATCGGTCATATACTCATACCAGAATTTATGCCCATATTCGTGAATGATTGTATAGATTACTTCCTGTGTTTTCTTAGCAGAATATTGGATGATAATATTACGGGAAGACTTATTATATGTCCCGATTGTTTTGCCGGGAAGTTTGCTAAAACGAATGTCACTATCATCAATAAGAAAGTTTAGTTTTTTTGCATCTAATAGGTTTTCAAAGACATCAAGCAATGATAACATATTTTTCTTTACGGATTCTCTGATATTATCAGGAAAGAATACTCTGGCATCGTGATATGCAACGTAGTCATTGTCATCAAAGTCAGTCGGTGCATCACCCAGATAACGCTCAAAAGTCTCGGATGGCATACTAAGGTCAACAGTGAGATACTTAAAAAGTTCTACACGACTTGTTAACTCTTTTGTTTTGTAGAAACCCGTTTCATCAATCGAATGCAATGCATACGGATCGTCTTCAAGCTTAATCACGTTAATGAGGGTTGACCTATCATAATCGTTACCACGGCGCTGATATACCTTTAAAAGTTCAAGGGTTTTCTTTGGTTTGAAAATAAAAGTTCAAGGGTTTTCTTTGGTTTGAAAATAACAGCGGTAAATGTGCCCGATTCTACGGTGCTGGAATTGTACCAGTCATCGTTGAAAACTATAAGATACGGAACTTGTGCCTTACTACTTCCATAGAATGCAATACCACGTTCAGTCTCTCGTAGATAACTATAGGTGTATGCTTCTTCTAGAACCTTGGACATTTTTCAGTCCTTAGTATGCACTAATCGCAGCACGTTTCCAAATAACTGTCGAACCATCATATGTTCCAGTGCATACATATACGTATGATGCATCTGCGGCAATCTTGCCTGCAACGTCGCCTGCTACACCAACGTTTACTGGTGTGCGTTGAGCAACCTGATCACCCGAAGATCGGGTTAAGTCTTGGATAGCAATGACTGCTCCACTGTCATGGGTTGTAAATTCTAGAATATATGTTCCAGTTGCATCAAACGTAATAATATTCGATGCATATCCCTGAATGTATGCGGTGCCTACAGTAACAGTAGCCGGTAATGTAACCGTATGGGCAATGCTAGAGATAGAAACTTCAACACGCATACGTCCAAGTTTACCAGATGCAGGAAAGTTTGAAAATGCAAATGATAATGAACCACTCGATGATACCGTTTGATATCCACCCTCAGTGTAGTTGAATGTAACCGTTCCGCTTGTTGAACCTTTAGCAAGACGTGTCTCCGAGAAGTCACGGATTTCAAAGTCTTTAAGAAGCGCACCGCCACCAGCGTTATCAATCGTTGTGCCATCCAATGCCGATTTTAGCATTACCTTACTTTGAAGGTCTTCAATCTCAGTTTTTGCTTCAGTAAAGTTGTTCTTAGTATTGGTTGCGTTATCTCTAAACCCCTGTGATGAATTATCTTGTCCGGCAACTGGGAAAGTTCCGTCTATATTGTTCGGATTTATGTTACTTGCCATTTTTTATATATCTCCATTTGTAGTATTTATACATGTATTTAGCAATTTATTGCCTTTGGCAATATTATCATTTGTAAATTCCACGGCACATGCAATCCACAAACTGTTTCGCCCTGTAATGGGATTATATGATCAACATGGTGTTTTTGTTCTAAAATCTTTTCTCTATTATTTTCTCGGTATTGCTTACCTCGTATTGCTATTTCCTCTTTATTGTTTTCATAGCGTATCTTATCCTGCGCCGCCAGTTTTTCTTTATTGGCTTTACGATATTCTCGCTTATACGCAGCAAGTTTTTCTTTTTTCTTTTCTTCTTCGGGTAAATACATTTGCTGATACTCCTTTTCAGTATTAGAGTAAGCGGATGTTGTCGCATCGTGGCTTACATTCTATTTATGTTGATAAATACTTCAAATAAGGAAACACTTATGCGAATTAATCAAATCATTGAAACTATTATAACCGAAGGACCACACGATCCGAGCATCTTCAAGGCTATATTCCTTGCTGGCGGTGGTGGTTCAGGAAAAGGTATGATTGCCCGCCAAACCACACAGGGAATGGGATTTAAAACAGTTAATAGCGATGATGTATTTGAATATCTTATGCGTAAGAACAATCTAAGTTTACGTATGCCTCCTGAAGAAACAGAAAAACGGGATGCTGTTCGTAAGCAAGCACAAGACATCACTGCAAATCGCCTTGGTAACTACATTGAAGGTCGCCTTGGGTTGATTATTGATAGCACAGCTGCCGATATCACTAAATCGACGCAGATTAAAGATCGTCTAGAAGCGTTGGGCTATGAAACAAAGATGATTTTTGTTAATACTGACCTTCAGGTAGCATTGGATCGAAATGACCAGCGCAATCGTCGTGTTCCGGTAGATATTGTAACTGATGCGTGGACTAGCACCCAGAAAAACAAAGCAACCTTCCAGACGTTGTTCGGCAATGAGGATTTTTACAGTGTTAATAATTCATCGTTGATGACACCAGAACGTAGTCAAGAGCTTACCGATACTATGTGGAAGCCTATCAAACAATGGACTGAAACGCCAGTGCATAATCCTGTCGCTACGAAATGGTTAGCATCCATTTAACCTAGTATTTTACTATCAATATTTGTCAATGGGAATTTCAAGAAAGAATCGCCATCATCACGACTGGATTTATACAAGAATGAATCGGTTATAAATCGTGTAGACCCGCCATCGAAGAAGGTTTCATCCGCAGCATTGACACTTAGATCAAACGTAGTCTCTGTTTCTGTTCCCCACTCATCATTAGCGATATCAAAGTTCACAGTCATATCATTATCCCAGATATATCTGTCAATAATAAATTCAATATCTTTCAAGTCAATATCGGTGCGACGTTTAATATTGAAAATGATTTCATCTGCCGAACCCGGTGTAACGTATGCAATAACAACGGCAGGAGTGAATCCAAGTATGCTTCCATTTTCTTGTTTAGAACGCATCCATAGTGGAAGACTAGTCAGTGCAAGTTGCCCTACGTTATCCAATAGTTGTTGGTTCATATTCTCAAAGGAGTTTGGATAGAATACGTGTTGATCACTATCACCAGCGTCAATGCCATCGTAGTCTCCTGTAAGGTTTGTGTCAGATACTAACGCAGGATTACTCCATATATCGTTATGGTTTTCATAAAAATCAATACTCAATCCTGTTGATTGTTTTAATGAGTTTGCTTCGGTATCCAATACATCAAGATATACAACTTCATACTGAACCACGCCGTCACGAACTGCTCGTGCCTTTTTAATTTCTCCAAATGCAACACGTTTATTGTAATGGTTTTTAGCGATTGCCGATATCATTTCAGCAGGAAGACTAGGGTTTAATCCCGTACTAAGAATGATTCTTATATCCTGCTGTTTTCCATAATAATAATCATTCTGGCGATAGATCAAATCTGGTGGAAAGTCATCGGGTGAGTTAATAAGAGAAGACCATATGTCACGTTGCTCTACCTTTGGATATGCTTTTGCCCACAGATTTTCATACGGAATAAAATCGCCGGGATCAATAACTATGGTAAACGTTTTAAAAGCAGATACATCGCCATCGGAATCAAAAGCTTCTACTGTAAATGTATATGTGCGTTCAAACGTGGTTTCATTAATAACGAAGCTCTCGGAATCAAATGATGTTGTTCCGCCATCTATCATAAACGTTTTAAATGCTGGTCGTCCGACAATAAGTCCATCCAAGTTAAGGTTTAATCCTTGTGGCAACTTACTATTTGATCTTGATTTCAAGCGATACTGTAAATTTTTATTTAAGGTATTGGTAGCTTCTATAGAAATAGTGCTGATTTCACCCACGGCAATGGTGCCTATATCTTCGGGCGTAATCCAGTTAACTATCGAACGAATATCGCCAACAATTGTCATCGTGAAGAATTTAAAATCGCTTTTATATGTTGAATCATTTGCTTTAAGAACACGCACGGTGAATGTATATTCGGTTTGCGTTGCTGCTAGATTTGGTATATAGCCATATAACCAACCTGTTGTTGAATCCAAAACAAGACCCGGCGGCAGTTCAAGATCGCCAACATCAAATCCGTTTATTTCGCCGTCGAATCCTAAATCGTTATCGTAACCTTCGCCACCACCTACACCTAGACTATATTCGATTGGATCGCCATCGAAATCCATTCCAGTGAATTGGTATGCGAAATAGTTGTCGTGTGTGACTATTCCAATATCTGCTTCAGCCGTTAATAATACTGGTGGACGAAGCGAATTTTGGTCAGTAGTAAACGGAAATCCTGCCATATCTGCGGTAAGATCAGCGTTGTCGGCGGTAAATGTATTGCCAGCATACACGTATATTGTATAATTTCCAGCAACTGTTGATTTACCATCTGTCACTGCAACTGTGAATTGAAAGTTTTTATTTTGCGCAATCGTGCGGAAATCAAAGCTATTCACATCAAATGCGTTGGCATCAAACCCCGGTGTTCCCGTAAGCAATGGCGTAGGTTCGATGTATCCAGTAATATAACCATCATTACTAATCGTTACGCCCGGTGGTAATTCACCATCTAAAATTCTAAAAGTAAGTGTATCGTCGGGATCAGCATCGGTGGCAACAATCTGTTCATTTACATATTGCCCATCACGGTATATACCAAGTTCTCCGTCAGCTGTAAGAATAAGGGGGTCATCTTGTCCCACAACAGTCAATTCAAATGTGCGGTCACTCACGATACCATCATAACTTGTCGCACGTAGGACAAATCTAGATGTTACATTTTGACCAACGTTTGTAGGAACACCTGCAATAAAGATTTCACAACTTGGACGCCCTTCCATCAGACCTTCTCGTGTAATACGTAGACCAGTTGGCATTGTTCCTGATTGTAAGTTAAATCTTGGTTGCAATTCGTCGCTAGGGGCTTCAGGGTCTTCTACAATAACCTGAAAGTCATAAAACTCAGCTTCCTGAATTTTTCCTAAATCACCTGCTGGTGTTACCCATACTGGAATTCCCATTTATATCCCCTTTAGGGTATTTATCAGTTTTACTTAGAAAGCGGACAGCGTAGAACGAACCCAAATCACGGTCGAACCATCATATACACCCGTGCAATAATAGAAGAAACTATTGTCTACTGCAACGTCGCCTGTTGTGTCGCCGGGACTTCCCACTGATGATGCTGGGGTGTATGTGGTTGAAATATTATATCTGTCTGCGCCGATATTAAGTGAGGATAATGTTCCCACGGATGTGATTGTTGGTTGAGCGGCAGTTGTTACTGTTGCCGCTGTTGTTGCCGTATCCGCATTACCAGTTAGGGCACCAGTCACATTACCAACCAAACTACCGCTGGCAATAGTCACATTGCCCGTTCCGTTTGGATCAAGAATAATAGCTCCATTTGAATCTTCTGAAGAAATAGTATTACCTATAAAGTTGAGGTTACTAAGCGTTGTGCCGCCTAACTCGGTATAGATTTCCGAAAAGTTGTCGTTTACTTTATCAAACGCAACACGAAGATCATCGCCCGTTCCGTCATTTGCTGCTGCGCCGATACCAATAGTTTGTTTAGCCATGTGAGACTCCTGTTTCTAGTATTTATCTTTTTCCGTGATAAATATAATATGCGTATATTAATCATAATGGCAATTTTATTGCTACCATTCCAGTCATTTGCACATAGCAACGAGGAATTTTTGGATACGGTTGAAAATGTAAGAAGTTCAATCGTCTTGGTTGAATCCAAGAGAGAAGGCGTAATACCCGGTTCAGCGTTGGACAAATACCTAAATAAAAACAAACCAAACCGAGAACCGGTCAGTGTAGGCACAGGATTCGTCATTGACGGGCAATATATCATCACAAATAACCACGTGATTGATAAAGCTAAAGTCATTACAATAAGTTTTGAAAATTCCACAAAACGACATATAGCAAAATTGATTGGCACTGATGCACTATCTGATATTGCAGTATTGCGTGTTGAAAAGGGTATGCCAAAAACCATACCAATGAAATGGGGCGATAGTGATAAACTACGTGCTGGACAAGAAGTATGGGCGATGGGTCATCCACGTGGATTAATGTATACAGTGTCAAAAGGCGTAGTTAGTCATATTCATCGTCGTATATCAAGCGGTTGGCAGACAGTAGTTCAAAGCGACGTGTCTATTAACCAAGGAAATAGCGGTGGACCATTAATGGATATGGCAGGTAATGTTATCGCTATCAATACATTAATCCTATCGAAAGACGGCGGTAGCGACGGGTTGAGCATGAGTGTGGATAGCAAGTTGGCGCTGTATGTCATTAAGAAGTTGATTGAGAATGGACGTATCGATAGACCAAGGATAGGCACAGGACTTGACTATAATCCTGCGCTGGGTAGGGTGTTTGTCAATATGGTTGAACCTAGTTCAGCTGCTGAAACGGCTGGCGTTAAAATAGGCGATGTTATTATTGAAGCCGATGGTGCAAATATCGAAAGCGTAGATGACTTGTTCGACGTATTGCAATACAAGTTACCATACGAAGATTTCAAGCTAATGATTATGCGAGATGAAGTTGTAATGCATATCGATATGCAGCTAGGATTAATGGAACCAGCGTCAGATACTAAATGACGTTGCACATCCACAAGATGATGTTGCGATAGGATTTGAAAACGCAAAGCGTGAACCCATCACATCAATCTTATAGTCAATCTCTGTACCAGCGACAGCGAATACGCTAGCCTTATCAAGAACGATTTTAACACCATCGAAGTCGATTACTTCATCACCTTCATTGGCATCGTCTAACTTAGTTTCTTTTAAAAGATAGTTAAAACCAGCACATCCACCACCAGATGCACCGAAAATGAATGCTTCAAATCCATTGTCTTCCATCATTGTCGTAAACTGCTTTTTAGCATTTTCGGTTATTGTAATCATTTGTAAATACTTCCTTTTTGTCCCGGTTCATTACTGTTAGTACATGCACGTGCATGATGCGTGTGATGCGGGCACCGTTTATTGCCGCAGATTTCACATGCATACAGAAAGTTGGGCGACATCATCATACCTGCACTTGGACGGGCGCAACTAACACACCCGCAGTTTTCTGGTGCAAACGGTGCTTTTAAATCGTCCCAAAACTGTTCTTTATCTTTGTCTTTGTCCATCATTTATGCCTATAAGTTACTCGACCTTTTGAAACGTCATATGGTGACACTTCGATTTTAACCTTATCGCCCAATACCAACTTGATTTTGAACTTGCGCATCTTTCCGCTAAGATATGCCAGAACTATGTGTTCCGAATTATCCACTTTGATTTTAAACATACTTTGTGGTAAAACGTCAATGATTTCACCCTCTAATTCTAGCAATTCTTCTTTAGCCAATGTTAAGTTTTATCCTTTAATTCTTGATAACGATGTGCCAAAAACTGTTTGACAATCTCTAAGTTTTTGTCGGCATCTGCTGCCCACGGTGTGTTAACGCTTGTTGCTGATACACGATGTAAAATACGCTCACAGCCTGTCATTTCGATATATTCTAAACTATCCATTTTTCATCTCCGCACAAAAAAAGAGGTCAACAGCATCTTTGAATGGGCTGTTGTACCTCGCAAATAGTAGTATTCTAGTCGATCATATTGTATTTATCTTGCCTCGATTTTTTCTTTATTTTCACGGATTCCATTTGGTAACTGCAAGCGGCAGTCAAAATAACTGACGGATATATCACGTTTCGCATTCATTTTCTGCATCATACGGTCACAATGCCCATATACAGAAAACTTACCAAGTGGTTTCAAGTCTACGACAGGATTACCGGTTAAAACAGATATTAGCACAAGTGACCAAATCATTTATTAGCTTCTGCTGCCTGACCGTTCATTTCAATAATACGGGCGGCTTCTTCACGCTTGGGGTTTTGGTTGACCAAAATAGAGTTGATTTCGGACATAAATGCTGCCATTTCGCTGGCGCTAATGTTGTCGCTGGTGTCCATATAAATCTGCATTTTCTCTTCCTTTTCATTATGATGTAACTATACCCACAAATCAGTAGATTGTCAACCCATAAATATGTATTATATCAAATACTCGTAATAATAGTCAATATGTTTATATAATCTTTTATATTGAAATCACCACCTGTGCGCATGGTATAATAGTTTATAAATTCAATCACACAGAAAGAGACATTTTAATGACTAAACAATTAATAACAAAGAATTTTCTACCGCAATCCTTAATTTACAATGTGTTGGATAAAAAAGGTCCATGCGATCATCCATATTTTAATCAAGATGATTATAACAGTTGTATAACAGAACACTATGGGGTATCTCATAGTAGATTCGAAAAAACGTATCATGTACCGTGTGTTTATATCGGTGGTTCTGGACACCTAATATATGGATTATCTGAATCGAGTGGCGGTTTCCCAATTATAGATATACAAAATCCAATTAAATTCTCGTTCGAAGGAACCGCAAGTAAAGTTGGACAATCCAATGATATGGGTGCGATATATAGAGGAAGAAATCAATCAGGATCGTCTTGGGGCTTTGGCGCATTATTACACACACAAGACAGTCGAATGCTAGAAAAACTTGTGTCTATAGCAGCGAAAAATTATCACATCGGAAAAGACCTTGTTTCTGATAACCAACAAGAACTATATGCATTCACTGGCGCTCGGGCACCAATAGATTTTTTGGCGGTCGTGTTAGCAGACCCCGATGTGGCTAATTTAGTTACAGATGTTACGAAGTTCTATAAAAAATAAGATTTAGCCATTTCAAAGGCTGTCTCTGGGTCATATCCATATTCAATAAATACAGAGATAATTAAATCTTCCATATCGCCGCCATCTTGTAGAAACTTTTCTACTTCTTTAAGATCAAGATCGATATCTTCTAACATTTACGAGGTTCCTATGTGCCTAATTGTTAAATGAAGTGTAATCTATTAAATCAATGATGTCAATCATTGTTAAATGAAGTGTAATCTATTAAATCAATAATGTCAATCATTTTTGGAAAGGATAAATAAATGACAAAAGTATTAAGCACTTACAATAAGGACTTCCGTGGCGGTATTCAAGCGGGAACTACAGCATACGACACGGATTCTAAAAGACTGGACGAAATGTTAAAGAATACAAAGTCCATGACCATTGAAGGATATACATGCAAATCTTCAATCACTGGCAATGGCATCTTTGGCAAAGATGGATGCGTTGGTATGTCACCCGATGGCGGGATGTGGTTCGATAAGGATGACCAACTAGTATTGGTTGCCGAAGCAAAGAAACAAGGTCCAGTAGGAAATGCATGTGAGCGTTGGTTTAAAAATCGGGCGGTTGCACAGCATATAAATCCAGACGTTATGTATGTTACTTTTTGTAGCGGCACAGGTACTCTACCAAAGTCAACCATGTATCGCACATTCAACGTAGCGTTGGCTATTGACGAAGCTGTGTTTAAAGACACCCGTGTGTGGAATGAACTGTATACAAAAGGCAGTTCTTTCTTCGGTCACGAAGAAGGGTTCACACAAGAATACGTTAATAGTATTATCGAAAAGGCATTAAAACAGTGAAACCATTATACATATGGGCTGGCGGCAAGAACAAAATGCTCAAGCATTACCAGCCATTCTTTCCGAATGGTGTAAAAACATACTCCGAACCCTTCTTTGGTGGCGGAGCTATGTTTTTACACGTCATTAAACGCTATGATCCAAAAACTTGTTATATCAATGACATTAACCAATCATTGATAAACATTTACATTGCGATTAAGAATAACTACAGCGAGTTTACGAATACCATTAACGCATACGAAGCGAAATACCTTCCGTTATCCAAAGAAGATCGTAAAAAATACTACTATGATATTCGACAGGAACACGCATATGATTATCAGAAGTGGTCAATGCCAGAAGAAGCGGCAACTTTGTATTTTCTTATGAAGACCGGGTTTAATGGTATATGGCAAATTAACAAAAACACCAATAATCGCTATGGCACACCGAGTGGGTTACTAACCCAAACAACTGCGGTATATGATAGAGAAGTTATGGAATGTTGGCACACACTATTATCTAATAAGAATATCGTGATCACGTGTGGGGATTGGTCTAATGTTCCAATATCTGATTTTACATTCTATGATCCACCATATCGTAATTCGTTCGCCGATTATAATGCGGCATTCGCCGATAGTGAAACCGAAAAACTCATTGGCGTTGTAGAGAATAATTATAACGTATGGTTGTGTAATCGGGATTCTGGCGACGGGTTCTTTGATAATAGGGCAGCTAGAGTTCATAGGTTCCCAGTCACATATACTGCCGGTCGTCGCAAGGTGGTCGAAGGCGGTCACGAAGCAAAGAAAGCTACTGAGATTCTTATGTACAACTCAAAAGATGACAGGTTTTCATCATTGTTTGAATAATAGCTTGACATATATACTAGGTATGGTAATATACTAACTTAAACACAAAGGAGTTATTATGTATCACACAGAAGCAGAACTTGAGCCATATGCCATTGAAGCAATCAAAGCTAACAATGGGTACATCACTACTGACCGTTTGAAAGAATATATCAAATCGAAAGTTGATCTTCTTCCCGGCGATAATGAAACTATCGCTTCTCGTTCCAAAGCTACTAACGAGACAGAACTAAAATCAGAAGCAGAAGCAATGATGATTTAATATAGTTTAAAGGATTAGATTAACGAAAACCCAGCTTTTATGCTGGGTTTTTTTGTTGGATTAACTGATCTTTACTCAACGTAAAGTCACTGTCTTCCCAACGCTTACGCATTGCTGCCAACGCCGCACCCATTTCTTTGCCGGATGTCATACCAGTTGCCAACAGGTCTTTTCCAGTGACGGGAAATTCTGGTGCTTTCCAACGCTTCAATGAATTCGCCAATTTACTTTTGCCTTGGTAGTGCAATACTGCACGAATCTTGCTTGGTTGTGCCTTTGGTTTAGACATCAAACGCTTTGCATTTTCTACTGTGATATTGATGTCACGGTTAGCAACAATGAATTCAATCATATCATTTTCGTTATTGCTAAACTTCCAACGCTTTCGTAGTGTCTTCAATTGATTCATATCGTCAACCAACGATGCTGCCAGTAGGTTGTAATTGTTAGTGATTTGCTTTACACGAGTAAATTCATTCAAGTTATTCATCGGCAATCCGATAGCATCTGCCACACCAGTATTATCCATCATCTTCAAGATTTCTTCGGCGTGATTACCTGACAGGATTTTAGTCAATTCCATCCATACACGCTCACCGGAGATACCAGTCAATCCTTCTGCCTTTTCGGCGACTTTGGACAATGTTTCTTTATCCCATTGCGGGGTAGGCATACGGCCTTGAAAACGGAAGAAGCGCAGGATACGCAGGAAGTCTTCTTCCATACGCTGACCAGCATCGCCAACAAACTTAGCCTTACCAGCCTTCAAGTCTTCAACACCACCGAAGTAGTCAAACAGGTTACCATCCAAGTCCATTGACATAGCGTTGAACGTCAAGTCACGGCGTTCAGCATCAACTTTCCAATCTGTGGTAAACTCTACATCAGCGTGGCGACCATCAGTTTCTGAATCGATACGCAAGGTTGTGATTTCAATAGGCTCACCGTCCAATACAACGGTCAACGTGCCGTGTTCTAAGCCTGTAGGCACCCACGAGATACCCGCACGGTCAAACACTTCAATCATTTGATCAGGGGTGGCGTCTGTCGCCATATCAATGTCTTTGGGGTCTTTACCTAATACCAAGTCACGGACTGCACCGCCGACAATACGGATTTCAAAACCGCCTTTACGCATAACATCGTCAAGATGCGTTACTGCTGGTGTCAATAGATGCTGAAACTTTGACTGGCTCATTTTCGCCTCGGTGAATTCGTTTGCTCTCATAATGTGTTTGCTCTCATAATGTGATACTACCATACTGATCTTAACTGTCAAGGTATTTATATAAGTTTCGGGCAAACCATTATCAATAGCGAGTGATAGTTGGTCAAGTAAACGTTCGCATTCCTGTACAGGTTTCATAAGAATATTTATAAAAACGGCGGTTAAAGTTTTTCTATAGACTTACGTAGATTCTCACCATCATCGGTGGTGCCACTCCACACAACATTGTCGGATGTGCTGCCATTAAGTGCCTTGACCATTTGTGATCCAATGCTCTTGCGACGGAACTCTGGCAATACCTCAATCATTTGAATCTGGGTTTCGCCCTGATAACTTACCCATTCGATGTAACCATAGATGCCCGGTCCTTCGACTTGTTTTGCATCGAAGCCTCGTTGGTATTTTGTCGGGTCATATGCCCACAACACACCGTTTGTCTGTCCAGAGTGTGAATCTGTGACGCCACTATAGAACTTCAAGGATGGAATCTCTTTTTGGTCAAACTCGAATATACGCATTACATCACAAATATGCGGCCAATAGATTGGCTAAACATATTTTCTACATAATATTCAAGGTCACGTGATAATGTTTGAATCATTTGATTTGACATATCTTCATCATTGCGAAGATAAATCCCATCTGCGTCATTACCCCAAGCCTTCGTTAAAATGATTTTCTGCGGAATCGGATTAAATGTTATTTTTCCAGTGATAATGTATTGTGCAATGACTTCATTCAAAAACTCGAAATCAGCACGAAGTTTTTTATTTCTTGCCGAACGAAAGGTGCCAATCTCTTCAAAAAACTTTTTACGTATCTTTTCATATCTTACCGTCGATGTTCTGTCATTTCCATATTTATCAGTAGATGGCGGCGTATACCCATAACTTGTCTTTAAAATATCGGCAACGGTATCGTTAATGGAACGCTCGGCTTCACTATATTCATTGATGTCCCTACCACCTTGCCATTTGCCACGTGCCATTGCGTGTGCAAGACGATGTGCCATAATCCAAGGCGTCATAGGAACCTTCTCGGCACCCTTGTTGTTTGTGTATAAAATAGTAATACCGTCTTCGTGTTGTGGAATGTGTGGGGCAATGGCTGGCATTTGTGTCTCAAGCCATTCACGAGTTACTACGCCGACCTCTGTGTGATCCCTTGCTTCTTTGCTATTAACCACATAAACATATACATCTTCGCCAATCTTTTCCCACTTTTTCTTTAACTGCTGAACTGCTTTTGGATTCGTTGTAAGAACACGATCACGTTTATCAGTGAAACTTGATGACCGCTTTGCAAATGCTTCTGGGTCTTTACTGATAGCCGTTGGGTCACCCCGCTGACTGGATGGTTCATCGCTTATTGTCTGATAGTCACTAATAGGTGCTTCGCCGACAGCTATTTCTGATATGCGCATTCTAAATCCTCACTGATATGTTATTTATACAAAAAGGACGGCACCCGTAGGAACCGCCCTTTTCTAATATATCAATGTTCGTTATTGTGCTACTTGTTTTTCAAGCTCTTTATACAAAGAAGCTTTACGCTTATCACGTTCAGCAAGCTGTTGCTGTTGAATAACACGTTTCAATACTTTATTGATTTCTTCGTCACCGTATTCCAATAGGATATATGTTTGATACACCCCACCCGATTTAGCTACGATTTCTTTGTTGGCAATACGATAACCGTATACCGCAGTGTTACGAACAACGTTTTTGGTCGCCCGTTCCATTTCTTCAAAGACCGTTGGATCATCGCTGGACCCAATCTCGGTGGCAAACTCACGAATAACTTCGCTCAACTCACCAGCCATGCGGTCTGCAAGCTGACGTTTTGCCGATAGGGTTGCTTTGGTAAGGGACATATCCAGACTTTTGGATGCACCCGAACCCACTGTATATACAGCGATATTGCTCTGTGGTGGATCAATAAACCAGTCTGGAATATTGTCTACCTGTTCTTGAATGGCTTCTTGTTTCGCTTCTTGTGCGTCAAGATAGGCTTGATAACGGGCTTCTGGCGAACCGGGGTCTGCCGCACATCCAGCCAAGAACATTACACCGGCAACTGCCGATAGAAGTTTAGTATTCATAGTGATATCCTCTTTATTGTTAAAGTTTAACTGTAATCATTATACACACATTGGTATCGTTATGTCAAGTCTTTTATTCACTTAGTTCATAAATAAATTTTAACTTGTCATATGCATTTTTGTATTTCGGATCGTCTTTTAGATAAAAATACAGTTTCAATAACATATCAAGTTCAGCAGGATCACAAGTTTCTGATGGTAATACACCGCATTCGCCAGTATATCGATTCTTCTCAATACATACCCGTCGCCCTTCCCAAGCATCATCACCAAAGCCATGCCGTATAGAAATAATAACGTCAGAATGCATCATTGTATCTATAACTGATTTACCTTTGCCAGTGCCGCCAGAAATGACGTTCATTGCACCTGATTTGATTCCGTTCATTCACTTAACTCATACATGAACTTTAACTTATCATATGCATCTTTGTATTTTGGATCATTCTTTAATCCGATAAACATCTTCCAAAGCATTTTCAACTCGTCGGGTGGATATGCAACTGGATCAAGATTACCTGTCCTGCCTTGTCTATTCTTGTCAACGGATACCCTAGATACCCCGTCTTCTTCATAAATGGATACAATGAATTTAGCACGATATGCTGATGATAGTGACATTTTAGTAACGATCCATTTCAACCCAACGGTTTGGGCGTAGTTGACACATAATGACAGTCCATTGATATAGGTCACGACCTTCTACTACGGTTTCAAAATAGCGGTCGCACGTTTTTCCTTGGTATACAAATCTATTGCCACTGATTTTAGATAAGCCTTCTAAACCAGTTAAATCCTTTTCTTTATTTGAATCATCACAAACAAGTTCAGCCTTGCTACGGATTTGTTGTGGATATAACTCTTCAAGCATTAACTTTTTACCAGTTTCATATGCCACTGCACACGCTTTGCCTTCATCTTTATGGAATACATAAGACCCAAGACCCTGATGCCAGTTGCCATCGACTTGTGCCTCGAATGAAACCATACACTTCTGCTTGTTTTCACGCCACGGAACAACGTTCTTTGTAATGTTACGAACGCTTTCAATAGTGCCTAGTTGCTTTGCATTAGTGGTTTCTTTTAAGACGCACTCGGCAGCTACAGGTGTAGCAAACAAGACACTTGCAAGAATACTATACTTTAAGATTTTCGCCATTGGGAATATCATCCGTAAAATTGGTCCAAATTTGTGACTTCAACTCGCCTCTTTGATGTCATAGTTCAGTCTCTTTAAATAACTGATTGGTTAGGCGTCCGCTTTCACGTTCAACAAAATGTTCAAACTTAGCGATAGCAATAGTCGCCGCAATCTTTAACTGATCGTCGGTTGCTTGAAACGTATCATCATCCATGCCCAAATCATCGGCAGGAATAGCGAATGAAACCGTGCTGTCGCCTACTGGAAATTGAAAAGTGAATTCAAACTTCGGCATAGGGTGATACGCATAATTAATTAGCGGTAATAGTTCACTAAGGTAGTCTACATTTTTATCACTCATGGTGTGTTTCCTTTAAAAGTTACGGGCATTGGGTTCTTAAATCCCAAATCAAATTTTTAGCAATCTTATCATATTCACGATCAGCGAGTGCCTTCTGTTGTGTATAGGTGCCGTTGATAGCCCCCATCAATCCACTAAGCATTCCACGTGTATGGTAGGTTGCAGATAAACGATCCCATTCGGTTGACATTTGCGTTTCAAGAAACTTGATTTGCGCTTCTTTATTTGCACAATCAATCTTCATATAACGAAGGTCATAAATATCCATACGATGGGTAGAAGAACATCCCGCAAGGGTTGCTACTACTAGCAATGCTGCTGCGATCTTCATGATAGCAACATAAATACAAGTGGCACGACAATCAGTAAAATGCCGCAAATGTTTTCGATGCGTTCGTCTTTTTTCATTTCTTCCTCGTCAGATTCTGGTTCAGTTACATTATCATCATTATACATTATCGTCGTCTGTTGTCAATCGTTTTCTTTCTAGAATATCCGCAAATATTTTTTTTGGGTCTGTTTTTTCTTCTTTTTCTTTTTGCTTACGCTCTTTATATTTAATAGCCGACACTTCTCGCATACAGGACTTACACCAAGATTGGTAATATCCAGTGGCTTTAATAAAGAAGAATTCGGTGGCTATTTCCTGTTCGATTTCACATCTAGGGCATTTTTTTTGATCCATTAGAACTCTATTTCAATTTCACTAATAGCTGCATAGTTTGCTTTCTTCTTTTTTGATATACTATTAAGTAATGTCCAACTTGATGCTATACCATCTGACCGCAACTTATCACTTTTCTGTGTGAACTGTGAGTTTGATGGATCAAGAAAAGCCAAAATATCTGCTTCAGTATTATCGGGATATGAATCAATCCATTTTTTGCAGTTGAATGCAAACTCACGCTTGGTTTGCGACCACCAACTATGATAAACACTTTCACAAGATTCAGTATACTTACTGCCGACCAAATGATTGTTGGCAGCGTCATCAAACAATGCTTCCTTCATCAATGGTGTAGGACGGATAAACCAACGGTAATCAGATACCAATGCCACAAATGTGCGATGCGTGAACATACGTGTTTTTGTTAATACATAAAGATGTTCTACACCTTTGACATCCAAGGTGACCATAGTAGGTTGCTCGGATAGTGATGCCCACATCGATTCCTTTTTCCACATTGAATCGATTGGCACAAAGCTACTCGAATCGTTATCTGAATCTGAATCTGGTAGTGATACATTAATATTAAATGCCATAATTAATACCCCGGATCATTGCGAAAATCATATTGTAAATCAGAATCTGCGGAAAGCTTTGTAAGTGTTTCCTGTTTAATCTTGTAGCCGTATGCATAATATTTCACAAGGCGTTTCAGAATCGATTTCGGACGGTAGCTCACAATGTCAATGTCGTCTTCGTTCCAATCAGGATTGCCCCACGCCGAATAGCCATCTGAAATAAGTTGGGCTTGTGCGAAATCAAAGTCATTAACTACATCAAGTGGATTTTGAAACCACTGCTTCTTGATAAGTTGGACATCAATATCATCCGCACGGTATGTGACTGCGTTCTCGGAATCAAAGGCTACGCTGAACCCAGCGTCGGTTAGTCGATCCGCAATGATTTTTGATTGCTCTTGACTAGAACAATATACATCAAAATCCGACTTAACTGTTCTGCATTGTAGTAGTTGCCTAATGGCACCGCCCGCTACCCACGGACCTTTTTCAAAGTCTGGTCTAACATAATAGAATACGTGGGCTTGTTGGGGGGATACAGTGATCCCCCCAAGATGTGTTAACTCTTTCATAGTGGTGATGTGCCAGTCAATAAACGGTTCACTGCGGCTTCTGCTTGATAGTCTTCGGTGTTGTCAACATTGTTTCTAACAAACCGAACAGCAGCATCGTGGTCTAGTTGAAGTCCGAAGATAGCCTCGTCGGCAGCGTCGTGTAGTTCTTTTTCAAAAGCATCCATACTATTTCTCCTATAAAGGTTGGTTTAACTCAATGAACTATTATACTACATTAGGAAGGGTTAGTCAACATTATTATGATTGTCTTAGTGTAAGATTTACAGCAAAAAGGTCACGTTGTTTTTTCAATCGAATGATAAAACCTTGTCTGCCGCCATCAAGCATCGGATATTGCCATTTTCTAATACCAATCTTATTCTTCTTACATTTTTCAAGGAGTTCTATAAACTTGTCACCTTGTCTGCCGCCAATCCTCGCATATTGCCAGTTTTTAATACCAATCTTATTCTTCTTACAGTATTCAAGGATTTCTATAAACTCGTCATAATCTGCCGTTATGATGTTAGGCTCCCAGTCATTAACTATCGTTCGCTGATCCACCCCCAACCACCAGCTGGGAACATCACGCTTGTTTTGTTTATCGGGATCATACGAAGATTCCCACGCTTTTGATTTTTTACTCACGGACACATTCCTCTGTTCCATTAACCAAATCATAACAAATCTTTTCAGTGACACATACGCCACCATCACAAATGCTGTAGATGCGCTTGTTGCCTGTTCGTGCTGGTGGTGGCGGTGCCTCACGTACGCTGCGGTCACCATGAATATCAAGTTCAAGGCATTCATAACTGTATGCCGTTTCGCAACGTTTACGGAATTGCCACATCTGAAAGTCCCTACCCTTTTGACCAGTCTTGCCAGCCCACGATTTTGGTTGGTTTTCTTCCCACTGAAGTTGTCGCTCGTAACTTGATAACTCACGCACACAACCCGTTAAAACGATTGCAGCCATTGTAATGGTTACAACAATAGTTTTCATTTCCAATACTCCACTTTTTTATAGTCAGCCGATAGGTCAAAGAACATTCGGGATTTTTCGTCATCTATTACGAAATCAATATCATCGATTTGAACATCAGCACATTCTGTTAGATATGCAACCAGTATTTTTTCAAACCCGTCCATATTAGAAATCGTTACACGACGATTATATACTTCGGCTTTGTCAACCCCAAACATTTCTATGTCTGCGGTCGATGCGTAGCGAAAAATGAACTCCAAATCTTCACGAACGTGCTGTATTCTTTCTTCACGATCCGATGCGACATACTCATAGTAATCCAACCGGAATATATTTGAGTCTGATAAATATCGTAGTTCGCCGTTCATATCTCTACTGTCAAATCCTCGTCAAAGTTAGGATTAAGTTCGCTCCCTTTGTAACCTCTCGGATTACATACCACACGTGTGTCGCCGACCATATAATCAAATGAATCGTGAACGTGACCGTGGCAGAATAATGCCGGTTTCGTGTCCAATATAAGGTCAGACAAATCACTGGCATAACATCCAGACAACTTATCGCCTCGGAATCTTGCGTGAATACTCTTATACGTTGGTGCGTGATGCGTTACAACCACGTCGCCTTCCTTAACGTTATCAGCAAGGAACATCTTTGACACGTTATGTCTGGTGTGAATACCCTGTGGTTTAATAATCGAATACTTCTCGTCACGGATTTGCCTGTAATCATTCATCGACGATTGTGCAGCGTGATACGTAAGTGGATCGCCTTTATTAAAATCAGACCACAATGTGCAGCCGTGGAAATTTACACCATCCAGCATCACTGAACTATCATCAAGGACATGCACATTACTTGGTAGACTTTCGACAGTATGACGTTTCACGCTATCAAAGTTACTCTTATAAAACTCATGATTGCCGTATACATAGACAACGTGCGGAAAATGTTTAGACATTTCCACAATCCATTGCACACGGCTTTTAGTAGTGATATCCCCCGCCAGAACAAGCACATCTGCCCCATTCCAGTTTGGGTTGTAAAGTGCGTCACAAAACTCCATTGGAGTATTGTCAAATTCGAGATGAACGTCACTGAGTAAGCGTATTTTCATTACATCGCTTCTGCGTTAAGGTCGTAGAACTCGGTGTCGCCGTAGTTTGAAATCACTGGAACATTGCGACCGTTGACAGTTGCTTCGGCGATAAGTGCACCGTCTTCATTGGTCACAACATTGCGAACAACTCGGGACAACTCAGCGAAACCTTCGCTGGTGTTCAATGCATTGTCAAAGAACTTTGCGTTCTGTGCGGCGGTGATAAAAACGGTAACTTTCATTTGGGTTCTCCCTATTGATTACTTATACATAATAGCAGAATCGGTATGAATGTCAAGAAGTTTTTTTGTGCCATACACAACTAACTCTTATGTCTCCCTTATCAAGTTTAATGGCAAATATTGTATCTGGATTAAATGCTGTCGTATTGAAAATCAATAGTCCTGCTACACAAGCTATTCCTAGCATATTACACAGTCCTCACTTCTACTGTAATGGATTGGACTTCAACCACTTTCCATTCCTGTTCCCGATCTTTCCAATTTTTAACGCAATCGGCGTTGGATTGGTCGCCGTCACGAACATATAGCTCATACAACTTCTTTCCACTCGCCACATTTTTATCGGCACGATCTTGGTGATATTTTCTAGCCTTTTCAGCACCTTTTTCATTTTCGTATCTTTTTGCTAATTCAATATTTTTTGGATCAGCCGTATTAGCGTTACTTGTAATCAAGTATTTCCCGCTCATTATATCTTTAATTACAAACATTCTAAATCTCCATTTCATTTATTATTATGGAGTATACGCAAAAAAATAGGGACTGTCAAGCCCCTATTTCCTTATATCGTATATGATTATTTAACTTTTCGTTTTCGAACAGTTCCTTCTGGTGCCGGGATAAGACCCTTATCAGAAAGATATCCGTATTCACCCGTTGCCTTTTCACTGATAAACTCACTAACATATTCTTCAATACCAGCTATACTGCCAACGTGCTGTTCTTTCACATAAAAGAACAATGACCTAGACACTGGATAAGAACCATCAGAGATGTTTTCAAATGTTGGCAACACACCATTGATGTGTGAACCTTGAACCTTATCACTGTTATTCTCTAGAAAGCTAAATCCAAAGATACCAACAGCATTCTTATTAGCCGATAGCTTTTGAACAATCAAGTTGTCGTTCTCGCCAGCTTCTACATAAGCACCATCTTCACGTAGACCATGTGCTACTGCTTTGAACTTTTTCTTATCTGTCTTGCGAAGTTCTTTCAATGAAGGGAATGTCTTTGCGCCTTTTTCCATAACCAATTCAAGGAACGCATCTCGTGTACCTGACGTTGGTGGCGGTCCTAATATTTCAATCTTAATTTCTGGTAAGTTAATACCAATGTCATTCCATGTTTCATTTGGATTAGCGATTAACTCGCCATTTGCATCAGGAATAAACTTAGCTAAAGCCAAGAATAAATCACGAACGGTTAAGTCAAGATGTGTTGCTCCCTTTGCGTTAGCGATAGCAATACCATCAAAGCCAACTAAAACCTCGGTTACATCAGTCACGCCGTTCTTTGCGCATAGTTTGATTTCAGAAGGTTTGATTTGTCTTGATGCGTTCGTAATGTCTGGGAATTGTGTTCCAACACCACTGCAAAATAGTTTCAAGCCGCCGCCTGATCCCGTAGATTCGACGACTGGTGTTTTGAAGGAGGTTGTATTGCCGAATGATTCAGCAACGGTAGTTGAAAATGGGTAAACGGTAGAACTGCCTACGATGCGAATTTGGTCACGTGCTTCAGCAGTTGTTGCCACAAGCAAAAATGCCGTTGCGGCGACGGCTAGTAGATTTAGTTTCATTTGTTGATTTCCTTTAAATGATTATTCCTTATTATATCACAAATATTTATATACTTGCAATTTAAGGTTTTGTTACACATTTGTTAAGGTTTTATTATGTCGATACCCCATCCCATTTCCAAAACGGGAAAGAGTTATTCGAGGCGGGTCTACCTAAAGAACACCCCTCATCTTCGGTGCGAGTAGGATGAAAGCAGGGTCCATCTGGTTCAGAATACATATGATCTTTGTTATAGGTAGGATCGCCGTCATATATGCAGGTACTACAGTTCTTATTTTGTGGCATATGCAATGCTTCCCAAAACTTTTCTTTCTTAGTCTTGTTTTTCAATGGTAAAATCCTCCATAACTGGATTGACAATGTGTTTAACAATCTCGTTAATATCATCATCTGTTTCAATGTAAAATACCTTACCGATGCGGGTGCTTTTTAGCATATCGAATCCCATACCGTGTAGGGCATTGGTTACAGCCACGCCAGCATTGTCACGAATACCGTCACGTAATGTTGTCGTTATTTTATATCTCATCAAATTCCCCTTTTAATGTTGCCCAAAAGAACTTGTCACCTTCTATTTTTTTCATGTTCATTCCCTTATTCCATCCCATTCCCACATACATGGTTCGCATGTTGTAGTTATGCGTTGACCCATCTGTTTTTTACAATAAATCTGTGCGTTTGCATAAATCCTGCCAAAACTTTTCTTTATCGTCCATAACAATGTTCGCCATTCCACTCCCAATACTCGTCACGCCCCCCACTACATATTGTCATGCCCACTGGATTCATACAATCGCTTAGTAAACCCGATGAAGCGAAATGAATACAGTTGCGGCAACCTCGTCTATTCAACGGCGGCTTTGATAAATCCTGCCAAAACTTTTCCCTGTCGTTCATTTCCCGTGGTATTGCCACATTACTGCATTGCATCTGGCATGAACCGCACCTTCGGTCATACCAGTATCATGATCATGCTGTAAGTGAACAGGATGCTTAAAGAAGTTCGGCGGGAATAACCGACGATTAACATCTGTATCCATAATCTCAGTGGTAGGATTATCGGTAAGTGCGTTCTCACACCACCAACATTTTCCGTCTTGAATGCGAATGTATTCTTCACGGACTTCACGACGCTCGCGTGCACCGATTCTCGTATAGTTTATAGGTAGTTTCATTTAGTATTCTCCATAAAAAAAGCCCATACCAGTTTATATACTAGTATAGGGCTTTTGATGTGGTGTTGTCAAGACTTATTTGCTTTGTGCAGATACCTTCTTGAATGCAATAAGACCTTCTTTTGCAGCTTTGCGCTGTGCTTCAAGACCTTGTTCAATCGCACTGAAATAGTTGCTCTGCATCTTTTCCATTGCTGTTACGAAACCTTCGGGTGTGAAAGCTTTTTGCATATCTTCTAATTTAAACATTCTTAATTCTCTCCTGTTTGAGTTGTTCTAGTCGTTCTCTTGTAATACCCGCACGTGACAATGCTGTACGTGTACGGGCTTGAATGAATTCCTCACTAATGAAGTATCCACCAATTCTTTTAAATATATTCATAGTCTCTTGCCTCTTTTCCAAGCATTCTCACGATGCTCAAGATCATAAATGTCCTTGGCTCCTTTAAAGCGTTAGAGTAAGTCAAGATATAACTCGTATCTGTCATTTCTTTGCGCTTAAATAGCGAAATGATTCCATTAAATAAATTCATAGTTATATCCCCTACCAGAAAAAACGCATACCATACAGATATGCCGGTGATGGCTTCTGGTGGTGCTTGTATTCTTCACGAAATTCTGTGCGAAGATACGTATCGTAATCCCGCTGTTGCGGATGCTTCTTCTTTAAACCAAACATTTTGTCTCTCCTACGTGTTGTTAAAGTGTTAATGTGTTTTCATTGTTCTTATTATAACATTATTTAGTAGGTAAGTCTATCAAATCACCATGTTGATGTTGCTATGCAGCATTGCGGCGGGAACATAGCTAAATAAAGATGTAAGTCACGATACTGAAATATCCACTTACTCTAACGCTTTAAAGGAGCATCAGCAATGTCAAATATTTATACTATATATAAAATCACCAATCAAATCAACAACAAATCTTATATAGGATTTACATCATATTCACCGCAGCATAGATGGTCATCACACAAAGTAGCCGCAAATCGTGGGGGGAAATCACTGTTCCAAGCAGCTATTGTGAAGCATGGTCCTGAAAACTTCATTGTTGAAACCATCTACCAAAGCCTCGACGAAGATCATACTTTGAACACAATGGAACCTCACTTCATCAATGAATACAATACATTCCATGGTGATGGATATAACAGCACGGCGGGTGGCGGAAGTAAACGAAAGGGGAAAAAAGCTGACCCTGAATTTGTAAAATTACAGCAGCAACTAGGAAAACTAATATTTGCACATATGATACATAATGGTGCTATGCCTCATCCTGATGCGGAGTTATTAAACTTTTTACGAACCTACATATATATAGGCAAGTAGAACAAAACGGTAGTAACCATAATTTATGAGCGTAACCGGATTGCTACATCTTATTGTATCACTTTTCCTCACAGGGGTCAAAACTTTTATAAATACGGTATGATAAAATCGTTTTTCTGCTCACCGCAATGGCGTCTATGGGCTTGGGGTGGTTTATTACTACTCTTCGTCTCATTATCTTTCCAAGTGTATCTTACAGTTCAAATAAATGAATGGTATGGTTCATTCTATAATATTTTACAAAAGGCAACTGAGCATGATATTCAAGAGTTTTGGGATAGCCTGATGACATTCTTTTATCTTGCGATGCCATATGTCGCTGTCGTTACGGTGACAAACTGGTTCACCAGAATGTATGCTATGCGATGGCGTGAGGCAATAACATTCAGTTACATCCCACGATGGCGGCTGGTTATGAGGGAGATAGAAGGTGCCAGTCAGCGTATTCAAGAAGATACGTATCGCTTCGCCCGGATCGTTGAAACGCTCGGGCTACAAGTTGTTCGGGCATTTATGATGGTCATTGCTTTTATTCCAATCCTTTGGACACTTTCCGGAGGGGTGAGTATTGAGCCATTTGCCAGTATTCCCGGTAGTCTTGTATGGCTTGCCATTGCTGTTAGTTTTGGTGGCATTATTGTTTCATGGTTTGTTGGATGGTTCCTTCCCGGTCTTGAATACAATAACCAAAGGGTAGAAGCACGGTTCCGTAAAGAGTTGGTGTATGCAGAGGATGACAAACTACGATACGGCTACGAAGAAACATTGATTGATCTATTCAGTGGCATTAAGGTAAACTATCAAAGACTATTTAATCATTATGGTTACTTTGATCTATGGACAAATATACTAGGGCAGTTTATGGTCATTGCACCTTACCTCGTTATGGGGCCTAGCCTGTTCACCGGTGCCATCTTATTGGGAACGCTGGTTCAAGTGTCCAATGCATTTCAGAAGGTGTATCAGGCGTTTAGTTTGCCCATAGAAAACTGGACACAGATAACAGAACTACGAAGTATATGGAAACGACTAAAAGAGTTTGAAGAAAACATTTCTTAACGATTATTCATTATAGGTTTTGCCATCCCATTCCCATTGGTTATAAGAGGTGGTAGAGGGATGCTTGTAGGATGTGCATCTGGACAGTAGGCTTGTCCCGGCAATGTCGGGATGGGAGCATCCAATCCCACTCTCATATTTACATGTATTGCATCCATATTCATTAAATACAGGCTCAGTCAATGTATTCCAGAACTCTTCTTTTTCTTTATTCATACTCATAATCGTGATAGGTTTCACCATCCCACGCCCATAGATTATTGTTAGTCATGGATGGATGAATCCATGAATTGCAAACATCATACCGTATATTATCGGGGTGCCGACACTCCCCCTTCTTCGTGACATTTTCTTTATATTTGCAGGTTCCACATCCATAAGCCTTAAATACAGGATCGGTCAATGTATTCCAGAACTCTTCTTTTTCGCTATTCATATTAATACTCATCATCAGGCATAGTTTTACCATCCCATTCCCATGCATTGTCTTTATGCATTAGATCGTTCGGGGGCGTGGTTTGGCACACCATACAGGGTTTGTAATCGTACGTCTGGTCATGGTCCGCCCCCCATCCTTTAGGATTACCATGCTCGGCGTATTTACAAGAGGCGCAAGTGTGCCTGTGAAATATAGGTTGACTCAATGCTTGCCAGAATTCTTCTTTATTCATTCGTTTGGCTTTTACAGTGGGTTCTGAGAGGGCCTTGAAAAATTGTTGTTTGTTCATTAGCCGATCAGTGCGGAAATGAAGTTGAAGACGACATAGGATATAAACACCATGCCAGTGACTACCATTAGCGGCGCGAGGGTCATCGCCATCGCCATAATCTTATCAATATTGCTGCCATTTTCCCCATTCATCAAAACACGAATCATGCTGGTCACAATCATTAACAATAATGCTAGAGTTATAGGGGTGGTAATCATTTGTATCTCCTTATCTTTACAGAGTATACGTAGAAATCTATCGGTTGTCAACCCATTTTAATGAGAAGTACATAATATCTTTAGGGCTTTTGAAATCAATAACCCATTCGGGTAGGCATCCTACTGTGTGGGTTTTTACGAAATCTGCTTCTTGTTGTTTGAGATAAACTTCGATATCGGATTCGGTTTTAATCATTTCGGGGGTAAGATTGGTGTGGTCAACGTATGAACGACCATAATAATAGTGGGTTCCGGCATCTAGCCAGCACTTGAACTTTTGTGCGTGATTTTTGACTTGACTTATGCGTACCTTCATCAATATATATTTATCCTATTAAAACTCCGCCGTAACAATATGTTGAAATGTTTTACTATATACACCCTTATATAAGGGTTCTTTATGGACATTATATTTTTTTACACCGTTGTCAAATAAGAACTTGGCAAGCTGTTTGAAATACATCGTTCGTCTATTATATGGTCCATGCATTGTGGTTACATGATTTTCGTCAGTAATGTAAGTGTAATGTGTCCACGCCTGTCGATCATTATTATCCCATTTGCGATGATGCAATACCACTCGTTCGTCATTACCAGTTTTGATATAAAATGGTTCTTCAAAAATCCTATTAGTGGTATTTTTATAATCCATCACTGTGGTCACAAAATATTTTTTAGTGTAGCTGGCAAATAGTTTAACCTTGGCTTGTTGTTTATCGTTACTATCGCAATACGTGGTGGCTTGATCCATAGCCAATACCAAATCGTATTTCTGGGTAGGTTCTGTAATATACACAATATTTTTATGTAGAAATAATCGGTCATCAATTATATATACCTTATACCCAAGGTCAGCAAGACCATAGGCAACAAGGCTATTGCCAACACTCAGCACGGTAGTAAAATCCTGTTTGATAACGGACAATACCATATGCGTTTTGATAGCAGCAAGTTCACTTAACTTTGCAACATCAGTAATAGATGTAAAGTCTACAGCAATTGCCGTAAATTCGGTAGTGTTCATTATTATTATTATTCCTTATACCGCTACTGTATTTAGCTACGATGTAAGTCAAGTGTGCAACAATGAATCCCTCCACCAAGTGTTCGTGCCATATCCATTGGCGTGTCAATAACCTCAATGCCGTGCGCTTCAAGTCGTTTTTTAATGTATGGTTGTCCTGATTCCATCAACACCAAACCCGGCTCAATAACCAATAAGTTCAATGCAATCCACTTAGACGCATACGGGTAGTCTTTGAAATATTGTGCCACAACTTCTTCTTCGGTAATGTAAATCTTTTCCCAATCCTTAAAGACCTTCGGGCAGTTGCTTTCATTTACACGATTGGCATTAAGCATAACCAATCCTTCTTTAAGCGGACAAATAGTGCTATCGATATGAGCATAACTATATAGGTTATCAAGAATATGAACGGTCTTATCAGGTAGCATTTGCTGTAACCATTCGCCGCCACGATAGTTACCTGTCTCACTTACAAGGTATAGTAGATCATCATTCACCCTGCATACGTTTGCTGCGTCGAAGATAGGATAGTCTTCGGTAAGTATCATCTTGTTATTGTCGTGGTCAAGTTTGAAATCATCATCGAATAATGCTGGTTTAGGTGCACTGAACCATACTGCCCCATCCTTTATTGCATCTCGTTTAATGTGTTCGTATCCTTGGAACTCATACCAACGGCTTCTATACGCCATTGGTGTTTCAATGACACGGTTGCCGACTACTAGTAGAACGTCACGTGGACAATAGCCATACATACCGTCGGTTTCCCAATAGTAGTTGTTATGTGTTTCACGGTAGTCAAGTTTCGCTGGGACTCGTGTTTTGATTCCATATTGCTCAAGACGAAGAACGATATCCATAAGGTTCTCGGTCGCCTTAGTTTTAACTTTCTTATCAAAGTTTCCTTGTGGCAACGATGTTTCTTTCCATTTAGTAGTGATGGATTGCATACTGAATAAAGGGTCTTCGGTAGGGAAACGGGCAAAGTTGGATACACCAACCACCACATCATGTAACTTATCCCATTCGTTATTGCTATTTACTATCATCTTCAATCTCGGTTACCAACAATCGCATCAGTTCTTCTTCTATATCTTTGCCCCACGCACTAATACTTCCATCCGAATATTCTACCTCTACGTGATGTCCATCATCGTAATATGATACTATATATGGTTTTGGTTCTGGTGGGTCGGCGCAGAGTTCTTCCCAAAACAGTTCTTTATCTTTATTCATCTTTTCCATTCCATTCCCAATTATCTTTATATAATGCTCGGGTGGCTCCACTGATTGGGTGTGAAATGCTAGCACAATCAGGGTCTAGCATACGACCATTTTCAGATTTGGTGTCACACACAACAGAGTAATTTCCCATACCCATATTCGCAAAATGATCAAGATGTTTACAGTTACGGCAGTTATGGTGTGTTGGTTCACGCAATGCTTTCCAAAACTTTTCTTTATTCATTTTAAGTCGCTTTGGTCCATCCTGTCACCTGTAATGTATATCGGGGTTCAATCCCGATGTTTGCGGCAGAATGCTTATTATCGTTCTGCCAAACGACATAATCACCAGCTTTCCAGTTAAGACATTCGCCATCAATCTCAAAGATGTGTCCCGGCTTTCGATCCTCTAAGAAGATCACTGCACGATTAATATTCTCGTTGTGCCATAACTCGTAAGCCTGTTTATATCGTGCGTACAGGTCTGCGTGTTCTGGTAGAATAACGCCTGTTTCCATCACATAATAACTTGTTCCAACATCATTCCAATGACGGAAATGTTCTTTGACTAGGTTATTCCAAGACGGTTGTTCCTTGCGGAAATCAGCCATCTTGCCTACATAGTATTTGTGGGTATAACCGTCTTTCTTCCATTGATTCAACAACTCAGGGTCATTGAATGCTTCTCGTTGATAATCTAAAAACTTATATTCATCGTCCCAAAACGGTGTCATCTTTTCTATTTTATGCATTTTTTCTATCCCATTCCCATAATCTTTTTGCTTTATACGTGTTAAAAGGTCTGCTACTTGTGTTTGCAACCGATGAGTAAATATAATCATTATGAACATCGCACATTAATCCAGCCCGCAATGAACACGATGTGGTGCTAACCGTAGCTTCGTTAAAGAAACAGTTATCACACGTTCTTTTTGTTGGCTGGGTTAGCGCATTCCAAAACTCTTGTTTACTGTCATCCATTGATAGTTATATCTCGCAAATCAGGATAGTTGAATGGCGGCGGGGATTTGATATCACCATCATCCAACATCCGCATACCTTTTATTGCCCATTCAGGACGCATATGATAATGATAACCAATATCAAATACATTTTGGTCAGCCCATTTATCATAGGTATGAATGTTACGACCATCATATGCCATACGTTTTAAGGTAGCGTAGTCGTCAGCGTTATCTAATAGTATAGCACCACCTGCGCCGATTTGCAATGGTTTTCCGTGCCCAAAACTAAGGCATTGCTTTTCACGTGGACGGAACATTCCTTCTTCAAATAATCTTGCCGAATCGTATACACTTGGAATGACATCGTATTCGCCATCTTCTTCCCAATCAATATCCTTAAAGAAATAGTTCTTGTTAATCTTTTTTAACATCATCGGAATACTTAGATATGTTCGGGCTGGCAATGTGACATCCCACATTGTATATTCGTGCCGTAAGCACAGTTCCAATGCGTGTGTGCAACAATCTGTTAACACCACATAAGGTGCGCCAGTATATTCCGACAGCATATCCTCAAAATCTAATAATGCGTCAAACGGGTTTTCATAATCTTCTATAATCATTCTCTTTCACCATCCCATTCCCATTGTTGTTTATAATGAATAAGTTCATATGTAGTGTGGTCCAATACATCTCTGTTATAGCATAGCCATTTGCCATTTCCCCAAAACGGGCTTTCATCAATACTGCATTTAACAGTAACATAATCGCCTTTAAACTGACAGTTCATACAAGACTTTTCAGTTGGACCAGCCAATAACTTCCAGAACTTTTCCTTACTCATTTAGAATCTCCATAAAATGTGGTTCCATAATGTCAGCAGCGGCAACATGTGCTTCTTCAAGAGGGTGTCCGTATTGCCCCTTTTCAAAGTTGTGTGCATTAGCCCAATATACAAATCCTGTGTCGCCATAATCGTGCGGAAACCATTTAAACTTATTCCAGTCAATGCTGTCGTATAGACTTCTACAAATAGATGGACCATTATTCTTTAATGTATTCCAATGTTTGAAATCGTTCCATCGTTCAGCACAAGAAAACATATACGGGATGTTTCTATTATTCAAATATTCCTGTAGCAATAGGATTTGTGTAAGTGTGTTGTCAAGTTCATTCATACTATCAAGCATACGATATTCAACTTCTGCCCACTTGTCGGTGCCGAAGTTTTTGATGCGTTGAACATACTCATCGCCAAAGCACGATGCTACCGTTTTATCAGACAAGTTTAGGTGTGCGGGTGTTAGGGTATACCAAGGACTATTCTGCTCTTTAGTATCAAATGAACAAATGTAATCATAGCGTGAAAGATATGACCATTGAACTATTACCGCAACATTGTCGTCTATCGTTGATACCCTATCAATAATGCGTTTGGCGATATATCTGTTACCTGCGCCGGGATAGCCTTCGTTGATATACTCAAATCCACGGCGTTCGGCAATATTTCCAGTCCACGTATTATCAGTATTTTGTAACTCTGCGCCTTGTATCAGGCTACATCCACCAGCTATTAGTTTCATTCGCCATTCCATTCCCATTTATCAACGCTATTGTCAAGATGCAATCCACGTGAACAATACTTGTTTTCTGGCCAATGCGCCATGTCCAAATCTTGAATAAAGCATTCAAGACCATTCTTCTTAATACAGTTCGAACATGTTCGTTGATCATTTGGCGGGATTGTCAATGCTCGCCAAAACTCATCCTTATTCATCTAGTATTTCCATACCAATATGTCTTATGTTGTGAACGTACTTGACGCCAAGGGTCAACAACCACAGAATCTTCTGCGCCTTCGTTAAACGTATCTTGCGGATGTGCCATTAGATATACAGCAGGTTCGTCAAGGATTACATCATATTGCACATCATCAATATATGATCCAACAAGAATAGAACTTGACCCATCTTCGTAATCCACACCGGGCTTATAACTTTTGCCCATAATCACAACAGGTAGATTGTAACTAACTAGTTTGTCTGCCATATTCTTGGCTTGTTGTTCACGGGCATTCATTACCGCATCAAACAAATCGTAGCCAAGATTTAGGTCTTTTGCCATCCAACGTAAAGCAATGTTGTCACGTGGGTGACAATTATGAATTACGATTCCAGTGTCAGCACACATATAAAATTGATCATCTTTATTTTCATGATTGGGTTCCACTTCTAAATTGTAAACATCACCATTGTATTCAGTTATTTCAATATTTGTAATTCGTTCAGTTGTCATATTTTAATTCCTAAGTTTTCTAAATCTCGTTTAAATAATAATTTAATTGGATTATTTGGGTGTTGTTCTTTTAGTAGATCAAACTTGGTTGGTTCTTTGCTGTGCCAGTAATCAGATTTAACATCTATATAGCACTTCCATTCATTCACATAAAAATCAGGATAATAATTTCGTTCTTTACCATTTGCATCCACATAAGGGATACGTCCTATATGACAACTAAATGTCATATTGTTTCTATCTAACCATTTAATAAATGCTAATTCCCATGTTCCTTGAACTTTGTACAATTCACCATTCGAATGGACGTAATCATGCCAAACACATTTTCCTGTTGTATTAGCGCCTATATATTTTCCGTCCTCCCATGCTTTTTTTGATCCTAATGAATATTTCTTTCTTTCTTCTTTTGTCATTCGTTCTGAACGGGTTTTTCCTACCTTTTTTTGTGTTTCTGGATTTTTCATTGGGTTATTATCTCCAATCATTCTTCCAGTTTTAGCACAAATATTTTTCATCATTATTGACATTTCCTGTCGTTTTTTTGGGTCACTCCACACCTTTTTTAATGCGTCTGACATCTTTTTTATTTTCTCCGGACGGTTGTTTAATATCGACCGCCAACATTTATTACAATAATCCTTGTCAAACAGATCAACCTTTGTCATCTTGGTGTAATGTGATAAATCTCGTTCGTGTATTAGATCGCATTTGTCGCATTTCAATCGGATCATCTTTGTACTACAATAAACAGTCTTGTTTTTTTTCTTATCTATCCATGAATATTTTCGTCTAAATTCTTCTACTATCATTATGTATCTCCTATACTTTATTTATACAAAAATACATAACAAGTACCGTTATCACCTATAAAATAAATAATTTATCTGTTTCTTTGATGTCTTCTGCCTTTATAATAATTCGTTTTCTTTTTCGTTCTACTGGAATTAAATGATCTTTTGTAACTGATATTTTCTTTCCAGATTCGGTAGTAAAAGTATACAATGGGCCGCTATATTCTCGCATAGTAACATCGGCAATTTTCTTTTGGTCTTTCTTTGTTCCTGCCCAATTCATTGAATCTACGATATAATATTCAGTGTCGTTAAATGTGTTATATAACTCGCTGATTTCAATATGTGCGTCATTTACATTAATTTTAAAGTCAGATTTAACACAAGCACCCCCATCGCCCATGCCAGCCTTCATATACATAGGTGACATAATACGGTGTGTTGAATGCGCAATGGCATCTGTAACTACATCAACATTGATATTGCCTTGCTTTTCAGCAACGTCTTGAATCATATTCACAAGACCGATTTTTGTAGAAATGAATGTATTGTAGAAAATCTTCACGCATTCCATTTCATCCCATGTTCCGACAACATAACGTGGGTCATTATCCATAACGGTTTCATAGAAATCAATCAACTCTCGTGCTTCAGTTGTTTCATCGCCATCTTTAGTACCAATCATTACCATTTCTGGATTGACCATATCCCATCCAACTGTTCCCATAGCGATTAGGTATGGATTGTATACAAAGCGATTACGTGGAATCACATCAATAAGCTCACGGCGAACTGTGCCGGGTAGCACGGTCGATACAAGGACCACCAGTGTCTGGCGATTACTATAACGATTAACTTCTTTCATCACATCTTTAACAATGGTGTAGTCAAAATCTTTTGGTGGCAAATGCGCAGTTGGGTATCGACCATCATAAGATTCTTCGTGGGGTGTTGGAACTGCGATAAATAAAATATCAGGGCGGTTACTGTAGTCGTGGTGTATTAAATCTTTGATTGATTCCACACTAGTAACCAAATCTGACTTGAACCCTTGGATATCATAACCGGTAACAGTATGACCTTTTTTAGCAATTTCTTCAGCGCACGGCAAACCAAGTTTACCAAGCCCTATAAACGATATTTTCATATTGGAGTGTCCTTTGTATGATGTTCTTAATTATAGCATTTCCATAGCTGAATTTCTATATAAAAATGGGTTTGGCATATATAAAAATGTATATTTTGAAGACCCCGGCACGGTTACCGATTGTTATTTAGACATTCAGGTGAGTCATTCGGCGAATAGTGTAAAGTCATCCTTTATAAATATATTCGCCGCCAATGAACCAAACTTTTCATATGATAAAATACCACAACTGAGAACTGCGAGAGGTTCCAAGAAGAAACTAATCCTTATTAGTGATTACAACAATGACTATAAGCAAACATTTGAAGGGTGCGGGTCGTTCGAAACAGTTTATTTTTTCTTTCAAGGATATTTAGCATTACGGTGGTATAGAAACTATAGACATTATAAACCATTCGACACCTTTGAATATAAGTATAACAGTTCAAGTCGTATCATAGAAGGTATGCGAGATTATCGTTTGTATCTATCAAGCATCCTGCCCGACCCACATACCAATCAAGTAAGCTGCTCAGATATATGTCCATTCAGCAACAAAACCATTGACGAAATATTGGATAACCAATACTGCTTTTTAAACGAACATCAAAAGGCATCTGTGCGTAAAGCAAGCTTCCCATATCGGTATGATCACTTAGATAATCCTATCCCAAATACAAGTTTTGAGATTGATTGGGTCACGCAATCTAAATCATTCCTTCATGTAGTAAACGAAACAGTTTTTTATGAGAAATTCAATCACTTAACGGAAAAGATATTCAAACCCATCGCACTACAACGTCCATTCGTATTAACATCAACACCCGGTTCATTAGCTTATTTGAAACGATATGGCTTCCAGTCATTTGACAAATGGTGGGATGAAAGTTATGACCTTGAACTTAACCCACGCCGCAGACTTGATATGATCGCAGAAGTTGTAAAGTATGTCAACTCATTATCTATGGATGATCTACACACAATGTATCATGATATGAAACCTATCCTAGAGCATAATAACAATCTATTTTACGGAGAGTTCGAAGATAGTATCCTCCAAGAACTAATAGTTAACTATCAACGGGCAGTCTATTCGTAATGTTTATATATGTAATAGGTGGCGTGGATGGACCACAAAAAATAGGGTTCAGCAATGATGTTGATACAAGGTTAGCTGCACTACAGACAGGTAATCCCACTAAACTAAAAATACATTATTATGCGGAAGTGCCAGAGAAACAAGTTCGCCTTATAGAATCAGAAATACACAAAGCAAACCGTCACACTAGGGTATCAGGTGAATGGTTTGATATCACACCAGATGAAGCCATTGCCGAAGTGCAATACGGTGTTATACGTTGGTGTGATGATTAATCATCATTTTTCTTAGTATCAAATAAGTCTTTGTTTAGTAATTATGGTTATTATCGTAGTCGTGTAAATCATCTGGCAGGTCAACTTTACTTTCGCCATCGCCCCAGTTCATTGTATCATCATCTTCTGTAGGTGTATGATCTGTCCATCCATTGCCGTTGCTTTCATCAGATGCTTCAGCATTCACCCAATCGTTTTGAACATCACCATCACGTTCTAATCCAAATACGAAGTCGGCTTCTTCATCGTTCTTTTGCGAATCCTTCGCATCGCCTTCAGCAGACCCATCGTTCTTTTCCATTCCCGAATCTTTGCCTTCGCCGCTTCCTTTCCCAGAACCGCTTCCAGATTTTGAGCCACCTTTTCCGTGTCCTGAATCGTCGTTATCTTTGCCATCTTTATCCTTGCCTTTTCCAGAACCAGAATCCTTTCCATGACCCGAACCTGAACCAGTATCTTTATCTTTTCCAGAGCCAGAATCCTTTCCATGTCCTGAACCAGACCCTGATCCACTTCCTGAACCTGAACCGTGTCCCGATCCACCGCCATTAGGGTCTTCGTAGTTTTCTTCACCTTCATCAGTTAAATCATCTTCAGTCGTTAGGTTCACTGTTGAACTTACTTCATCGTCACCGTCAGTGATTGTATATCCAAATGATGTCTCGCCATTCCAATTCTCGTCAGGCGTAAATGTAAACAGTTGTTCGTTAGCATCGTATGTCAATGTGCCGTTAGATGGCTGATCAAACGATACCAAATCCAATACATCACCATCAAGATCATAATCATTTTCAAGAATATCATCAAGGTAAAACTGCGTAGCTTGATCTTCTACACCAGTAAAGGCATCTTCATCAGCGAATGGTGTTGTGTCTTGGTCAATGATTTCATCACGTTCAATGAATGTTTCATCTGTTGTTGTTTCGGTAGTAATAATCGGATCACCAACCACCGTTTCAGTTGTTCCATCGGAATAGGTCAACGTGGTTGTTGGTGTCGTTGTATTTGTTACAGTCGTTGTAACCGATGTTGTGTCAGTGAACTCACGTGTGGTGACTTCAGTTGTCGTTCCATCTTCATTTTGAACAGTAACAGTCACATCTTCATACGTGGTCGTAACAGCAGGGTCAGTAACATCAGTTGACGTTACAGTATCATTTGTGGTAACAATCTCTGGATATTCGTAATCTGTATTGATTGCTTCAACATTTGTATCAACCGTCACGTTATCACTACTCACCACATCAGCGGCAGGATTGCCATATTCTGTTTCCGTTGTTCCATCTGAATACGTCACAGTATACACAGGCGTAGTGGTTGTGGTCGTAGTGGTTGTTATCGTTGTGGTTGTAGTGGTATCTTCATATGTTGAAAGTTTTTCACGGTCATTGTCGTAATCAATCTCACGCTCAGTATATGTTTCTGATTGAACATCAACCACAGGATCACCGACAACCACGTTAACGTCTTGAACATATTCAACCGTTACCGCCGCATTCTCAAAGGTTGTGAAAGTATCAACGTGTTCTACTTCACGTGTTTATCAACAGAAGTTTCGTCCGTATAATTTCTAGTAACGGTTACATCTTCTTCATTGTTTTCTAAATCGTTGGTACGTGAAGTTACGTCTTCATACGTGGTTTCGGTAACAGGATCACTTACAACCGTTACGGTTTCGACTTGCTGCGTTGTCTCGTATGTAGGTTCTTCGTATGATGTTTCACTGTTAACACTTGCATCACTCGTTTGGTCAACGGTAGAATCTTGGCTAGTAACTGTCGGGTCAGATTCAGTCATGCTTACCACGTTACCATCTGCATCAGTAATAGTAGTTACTTCAACTTCGTATTGTGTTGTAGTTACAGTGGTTTCGTATGTGTTAGTGGTAGTTGTATCGGTTGTAACAACTTCACGATTGTTTTCAAGGTCATTAGAACGTGACGAAACGGCGTCAGTGCTAGTATCAACCAGCACTGGATCGCCTGTTTCTGTTTCACTATATGTGCGTGTGGTTACTGTTACAGTTAGACTGCCATTGCTGGTGCCAGAACCATCACCATCGCCAGAAGATGGATCGTCGCCCCCACCGTCACCGTTTCCAGTTGTGTCTCCATCTTCACCTTCATCTGTTCCAGTGTCGTCGTCGGTAGTGCTTCCTGTGCTTGTAGTATCGCCACCGTCATTAGTGGTGCCGCTAGTGCTAGGGTTTCCATTTACTTGTTCTCCATCTGTGATTGTTTCTCGTTTAACATTTCCAGTGTCGCCACTGAGTTCGGAACCATCTGTTCCCGTACTTCCACCAGTCTCTCGTATCGTCCCTCTGGCGGGTCCATCGCTACGGATTTCGTCTGGGTTGTCGCTGTTGATAATATCCCGAGGATTGTCATTGTCATCAATGCGACCATCATGGATACTACTAGTAATGTGTTGTCCGTTGCTTTCTCCACCATTTGATCAATGCGACCATCATGGATACTACTAGTAATGTGTTGTCCGTTGCTTTCTCCACCATTTGATTCCCTGTACTGTACCACTAAATCATCTATCATTTTTTTAATACTCCACTACGTAAGATGTGTATGGACATTTCGGGTCAGGAAAATTACCAGTTCGCATCACAATCGGTGTAACTTTAATCACCTGCCGTAAGTTGTAATCGTCTAACTCAACAACTTCAGTTACAGGCGTAAAGGTTTGATGGACTGTGCCCACCGCCTTCCCAGTTTTTGAAGGGTTTGGTCGTTAGTTGGATTGTCGTGCCTTTGAAAATATCTCGTTGGTATAACATGGTATTTATTCCTTATGGTGTTTTAAGGGTGAAGTGGAAAGTTGCCCAGAACTGCTTTAACCATCGGGTTAGCACGATCTGCGAAAACATAAGCACACGTATCAACTGGCAGGAAGTGTGTCGTGTCACCATCCCGTAGAGGGTAGGTTGGATCGTGAACAACACCAGAAACCAAACCCATAACTTCAGAAGTTTCTACAGCTTGGCGCATCTGCTTTTCGTTAACAGCTAGAACCAGAACAGTGCCGAAACCTTGTTCGGTTTCCAATTTCCATTGCGGAAACAATTGACCAAGATTGAAGTCAGGCAACGCTTCGTTAGCATGTTTTACGAAAGCGTTACTTGCGTGACTAGCTTGCGCCATTGCTTTGCCAGCGTTCATGCTTTCCATGTCATTCCGCATCAGAATGTATAGCGTCGGTAGTGTTTCAGTCATTTTATTTTCCTTTCTTTACCATCTCTATTAACGAAAAACCCAGTCCAATAATAGTCGCCAGTGCAAATGACGGCAACATAAAGACCCAAACGTACCACGGATCGGGTCCGCCGCATTTACCTTTAGTCTCCCAAGACCAAAAGAAGAAAACGACAGATGCAACTGTCCAAGTCGTCAGACCTAAAATTAACCAGATCATATTGCTTGAACTTTAAGCTGTGCAAAATAGCTTTTTGTTGCTGCGAAGTGCGCAGTACGATTTGGGTTCATCGGGGTAGGGCAACTAATCGTCACCCAATCAATCATATTATGTGCTGCATTCTTGGCCTTGTTGAAACTTTTGATGGTTCCAACCAACTGACCAGCTGCGCTTGACCAAGTAACTTTCTGACCTACTTCAAAACCGTTTACCATGTGTGTATTCCTTTTCCTTATTGTTCATTAAAGTAACATGGACAATAAGTTAAGTCAAGTCTTTTTTAGACATAAGATAAATCCTTTTCAGTCATTTCATTTTCGTGTAAGTCTTTTTATTCCATACCCATTCATTTAATCGGGTAGGTGAACAAGTTACGGGTTTTGGCATAAATCGTGATATACACGCACGTGAATAAAAGCAGTTATTACAACTCTTTTCAAATGATAGTCGCTTCCAAAACAGTTCTTTATCTTTATTCATTTGGTTACGATTTCCCATAGTTTTTGCCAGTCGCTGCTGTTATATCCCGGTTTATCATACTGTTGGTTATAGCCACCCCAAAAGTTTAGTCTACCCTTCTCGTTAACCTTACTAAACGTTCCAGCAACAAACCCTCCACCAATCAGCGCAAGATATTGTGTACTATCTGTTTTGATATCAGGATGGCTATCTTTTCCACCAGCAAGCATATCTACTTCAACAAGTGTTACATTCTTTCTAGTCCACGTGTCATAATCACGCCGCCGTTGTTCAGCCCGCTGTTCATTTTCAATATTAATACGATCAATGTATGACGGAAGGTTAGGAAACCGTTTTATAATACTGTTAAAAGTATGATGATGTTCGGCTTCCCGTAGATTAGAATACCCAAACCATTTTTCAAGTTCAAGTCCGAACTCTTCGGTATTCCAATAATCACGGCGTATCGGTGCTTGCAATGCTTCCCAAAACTTTTCTTTATTCATTTGTCGCCGTTCCATTCCCAGTTATCTTCTTGATAACTAAGGGTTGCCATAATTTCTGGATCGTGTTCGTGACACGTCACACACCAATTCTCGTATTTGAACTTGCAATTAAAGCAACCTTTTTTAGTAGGCTCACTTAACGCATTGATAAACTCAGTCTTATTCATTTATCACGTCTTCCTTTATGTCTACCCATTTTCGCCTTTGCTTGACGGGCACGTTTGCCTTCAAGTTTGTTCGGAATGTGCTCTCGGGTGCTTAGAATCTCATACACCGCATCGGATACACCTTCCCGACTATGATATTCATCATCATCACTATACTCATTCCTAAAATAACCATATCGCATATTGAGAAGCGCTTTGGTAGGTGTGTCTTTAAACTCTTTCAGCGCATTTCTCTTCGCCCTTTTATATTTTTTGGCATATTCACGACGCCGTTTCTCGAATTCAATGTCATTACTTGAAGCCGTTAATCCAAATATAAAATCTTCTTTACATATCATCGGTCATTGTCCTCTGTGTTAACTCCATCCCATTCCCAATGTGGGTATATACTCTTCGGGTGACTGTCACTCACCATGCGGGATACAACAATGCATTCATCCTCGTCCTGTAGTAGCACCCTCCCACAACTTTCGGCACCATCTGGTTCTAAGTGCTTACATGTGCCGCACCCGATTTCAGGCGATACCATTGATTCCCAAAACTGTTCTTTATCTTTATTCATTTGTCGCCGTTCCATTCCCAGTTGTCTTCTGGATACAGGTCAGGTTTATTTATCATTTCTGGATCGTGTTCGTGACACTTCCCACACTTGTTATTATATCCATCCTCTGGCATTGTGCCAGACCGTCTGGCAAACTTACAGTTCAGACAACTTTTATCATACGGTTCAGATAAAGCCTTGATAAACTCATTCTTATTCATCAAAAGTTCCATCCCATTCCCAAAAAGGATAAGTTTGGACCACATTAATAAGAAATATAGCGCATTCTTCTTCGCCAGTTTCACGTAGACGATAGCATGTATCATTAAAATACTCTCGGTGTCTACAGTTAGAACAACGAGGTTCTGGTATCGGATTGGTTAAAATATTCCAAAACTGGTGTTCTTTTTTATTCATTGATAAAAGATAACAGAATAGATTGATTATGTCAAGGGGTTATTATTGTGGGTTGACGGCACGGAAACAACTAAGGGAGCCTCGTCCAATCTGTCCCGTGATTACCCAAGTGCCGAACAATGCTTTGATAGTATCGTCCTGATAGCTAAATGATAACCACGTGATGCCTGTTGCTTGGGTAGGTGTTTGAAAGATAAAGATTAGTTTCTTTGGCGTTACAATAACTTCTTCGGCTTGCCAAAACTTATTTGAATCTATGACTTGTCCAGTTAATGACAGCTTTCCGCCGCTATTCATATTAATGGATAGTGCGCTTTCAATGGTTGTGTTTACTTTATCTTCATTAAGGGAGTTTATTATTGTACCATTGCAAATCCAGTTACCTTCAAGATCGTGCCGAATAGGCTCTAATGGATCACTATACATATTATTGTATGATGTGAAAGCTACGCCCAATAAAATAAAATAGGCGGCGATTGAGCCACCTAGTTTAATGCCTTGGCTAGTGTTTTTGAACGAGCTATTACTTTGCAACACCTTGTGGGTTACATAGGTCGGAATAAGGGGCACTAACGTAATGATTACCCAAATAATAAGTTTCTCGTACATACATATATTTAGGTATTTTCGTCATTTTCCATCCCGTTCCCATTGGCGTAACCATGGGTGTCCGTACTTACATGTCGTAGCGGAGTCTTTATCCATTAGTTCTGTGCAGATACACGAGTTATCACTGATGTAATATATACATATGATGTATTAAAATGCTTGCAGTTGCTATAACCACGGCGATGGCAGACTTAACGCTTCCCAAAATGCATCCTTATTCATTCCAATAGCTCATATCTTCTTATCTTCCACATCTTACATTTCTCAGGAACATAGTGATTTTGAAATATTTGGCTTTTCTCGTGACAAAACACTTGAAAATGATCTGGATTGTTATCATCAAGCGTTCGGTATATCTTTGCGAACCGACAGTCCTCGCAATCTTGATTACTTTTTAACGCTTCCCAGAACTCTTCTTTATCCATTGCGATGGATAACAGGCGTCCAATGGTCAGGAACACTTAACTGCAACTCTTTCACACGTTGTTCCATATGGTCATAAAATGAATCTATCTCTCCTCCCCATTTACCACGAAGATTAGATACACAATCCAATACAAAGTTCCATTGCTGTGTTTTGTAGCCATTAATCATCTTGGCGTGAAACTCTTTCCAATGGTCCATTTGTGGTAAATCACCAAGACTAATATTTTCTGCACTGATTACTGACCACGCCGGGAGTTCTTCGCCTTCTACCATAAACGTGTCAAGTTCAAGCACGATATACTTGTCGCCAAACATTTCGCTTACATCTTCACCGTATACTACTTTCATTTATTCATTTCCTCATCAGCTAAATCCCTGATATGATATGAAAGCGCACCCATCAATAGCATCATCAATAAGATATGCACCGACATCATCGACATTGGAATTATTCCTAAAATAAGACAACTAACAATCGATGTGACCATCACCAATGCTGATGAAATAAGAGTAAAGTATAAACAGTAAATCATGTGTATTTTCCTTGTGCTAAAACAGTTTCCAATATACGCTTCGGTGCCATTGCATCGCCATCAACTTCAACAAACGGAAGATTATTGTCAATAAGAAGTTGTTTGATATCATCGTCAGCCTGACGTGCTTCTTGTTCGTTCTGATTACGACCGTTTGGATTATATTTTTTAGTTCGATTAATCCAAATGTTTAGATTGTCATACGAATTAAAAAGTTCTAATGCAAATGTCGGAAATGTCAGTGGATGATAATTCGGCATATAATACAGCCCCAATAACAATGGCGAGTCAGTAATACACCAGTTCACTTGATCCTGCAATACCATCATACGACTGTTCTGTTTGGCAGTCACATATAACTGATCTTTAAGAGTGTTATGTCGCTTTTGCCACACAAGTTTCTTAGCATATTCGGTGACAAGTTCAACTTCCATATCCCTTGTCTTCATTTCGAAGAAAAGACCCGAAGCAGTAGTGGACTTACCTGCGCCCGGACCCGCCCATAAATTTATACATTTCATGCTTTCACCACCTTGTATCCATTTTCTTTCAAGGCTTCTGCAATATTCATCGCAAAGTAATGTAAGTCACCCATTGCATCAACGTGCTTCTGAACCACCTCAACTTCTTTGTCTGGCATACCGCCAGATGAACACGTTTTTAGATAAGCCTTTGCTGCATTCTTACAGGCTTCATCCATATAACTATCCATCACGATGGCTCTACTTTGACTTGAAGTGGAAAACCAAGCGCACGGGCTTCAAGTGTTACTTCGACGCCTTTCTGTTCGGCAATCTCGTATGGTAGCGTGGCGACAACCGCGGAATCTTCTTCGTGGATTTCAGCCATCTTAGTAATCGCACGTTCATCATCATAATCAAAATGACGCATAAGCGTATCGATAACGAACTGCATTGTTGTTGCATCGTCGTTTAAATAAATCACGTTGAACATAGAAGGTTCTTTAACTCTTACCTTCGTTTTTGTAGCAATCGCAATATCTGAATCAGTCATTATTACCTCATTGGTTTTTAGGAATACGTTGTTGATGTGGAAAATCATATACTTTTAAAGAGTTTTCACTGTCACGTGACATGCCTTGGTTCTTATTTCCTTTGGATTTGTTTGAACGTTCAAACTTACCCATCTGTCGCACACCTTTGTCAGCTTTCTTCTTAGCAGCATCAAGTGCCTTTTTCGCATTTTCATCATATGGGAAACGATACAGACGATCACCATCATCATTCCGAACCCATAACACAATAGTCTTTGTTTCGTCCACACGATGTGACACGATTTGAAATTCACCTACTGGATAACCATCATAAGGATATCCGAATAGATTTATTGTATCACTTATAGTAACATACAGAAGTAGGAATGTCAATGGTACAATCGTCATTTTTCTAGTTAATGTTAAGGTTGACTTAGCTACCAGCATTAAAAATACAATAGTTAATGCAACCCAAATACTAACCAATGCGCCTGTCGTTGTTAAAAAGAATTCCATTTAATTTCCTGTGTCGGGTGTCTCGTGTACGATGGCATCACTGCGAAACTTCGCTACCTGCTCAGTAACCCATTCCTCTTGTTCAGTAGTAAATGCCTTTGCCAATCCCATGCCACTCATTGTAAACTTAAACGCCGTTTGTTCTTGACCTACTATTGTCATTATAACAGTTCTCTTAGCCATAAGTCTATATGGATTTATACGTATCACTTCAATCTCGACAGGCACAACGTCTAGGCTATCATCTTTCGTTGAATACCAATGAATGCTAATAGTATACTCGCCTTCTATTGTTTGGCGAATAGCAATAGCCTCAGTATTCATAGGATTTACAACTTCGACACCATCCAATACAAGCTTGTCATTCGTTTGTCCGAGATCATCACGGTCAAGATGCATCGTTTCATTATCACGTGCACGAAAGCTAACAGCGCCATGGGTATTTTTTGCCCATAGGTCAATGTCATTCGTGTCACCATCTGGCCACGTCATAGTAATCATATACTCAGCCTTTGGATCAATCGATTTCTTTTTAGTAGGGGGATTCATCATGATGAATGCAATAATAAACAAACAAACAAAACTGATTAATAGATTGAATAGTAAGTCATTGAAGCCAACGACTGTTCCTGATCGCTTATTTCTCTGATACTTCATCGTCTTCCCAACTGCTTTCAATAACCTGTATTTGAAGCTTGGTTAACAAGTATCCAATAAGACCCATAAGCGTAGTGGTTAATGCTGTGCCGATACCCACTGCCATATCAACAATAACAGCCTGTAAGTTCTCGGTATTTTCTACATCAATGTTAGTAAATGCATCGCCAAATAACATAATAAAACCAGCAACCGTTCCGATCATTCCAAGCGTTAGCATTGCATCACATGAAAACCATACATACTCGCCTTGTCTATCCAGAAACTTAGTATCTTTTCTTTTAGCAATGATGCCACACGATATGGTCGCAAATAGATATACAGCAATGATTACCATTGAAATCTTGGTTTGGTCAGCATACCATAAGGCTTCCCACCATCCAAGATGTGATGCCATAACGGCACCGAACATAACCACTACGGTTTGAATCCACCATTTCAATAGAATATTGTTTTGCATAACTAGTCCTTAATGTACATATATAATGTATTTATACAAAAGGAAAAGGGACAGGCTTTTACACCTGTCCCTCATTATTTTCGCTAACGGATTATCCTTTGTATTCAATCTTAATGGTACGTGGTTGTAGTTCTTCGGGAACCTCACGAACCAACTTAATCGTTAACATACCATTTTCTACAACTGCGCCAGCCACTTGAACGTGTTCAGCCAGTCTAAAGATGCGTTCAAACTTACGGTTTGAAATACCTTTGTGTAGATAGTTACGTTGTTCATCCGATTCTGATTCATTCTGAAGGACACCACGGATAATAAGTTCACCATTGTGTTCTTCAAGCGTTACCTCATCTTTCCCGAAACCAGCTACTGCGACTTCAACCGTGTAGGCATTTTCGTTTTCGCTGATTACGTTATATGGCGGATAACCCGCCGTTGATTGAACAGTTCCCGATGCACGTTCCAGTTCATTAAAAATACTGTCGAATCCAAGAAAGTTAGGTAAGTTTCTGCGTGATAGTGTAGTTTTCATTTTGCTATACTCCTTTGTTATAAGCAAGTAATGTGTGTAAGCCCAAACCATTTGGCACCTACTAAAATGGAACTTGATTTGCTACGCTGGCACAATGTTCCAAAGCCTCGATTGCAACGCCCGTAATGGCACGTTGTCATCATTATTTATCTTAGCCAGTTGTGAACACAATATTCAATTACCAAATATTAACCAATGAACACAATATCCGACTAGAAATCCGATTACGAATGTCATTTGTAACTCTCCCATTTAACATATATATGGTCACACACAGGACATCCAGTTGGTCCCGCTGGACCAGTATATTGATGATTGCATTGCAAACATCTATATTGTTCGATTAGCATTTTTCCAAGTTTGTATCGGCTACCGTGCCATCAGCACTCTTCTGCTTAAAGAATACACGATTGCCTACATAACGTGGATGAACACCAAGTGGTCCAAACTGATAGACACCTTCGGTAGATGGCGTATCAACCTTATGACAACCAATATATTCATACTCTGTCGTTCCGCCTACGTTAGTAAACGGAAAGTTATTAGCACAACCCGAAAGGGCTACTAATGCCACTACTGCGATTAATGTTTTCATCACCAGCCTCTTTCCAATGTTGCTTCTTGTGCAGCTTTCTGACAACGGCGAATGGCTGCTGCCTTTCTACGACGACGCTTATCTGTTGGCTTTTCGTAAAACTGTGCTTCACGATAATCTTGAATGATATTCTCATTCTGTACCATCTTCTTGAACTTGCGCATCGCATTTGTAATAGCACGACCACGCTGTTCTTCCGTATCGCCGTGACGACTACGAACGTCGATTCTTGTTCCTTTAAACTCTCTCATTTTTTTCCTATCCGGTTATTCGTTTGCTTCTTTATCAGCATAAACAAACTTTACTCTATCATTATACATGATTGTGTCATCAGTTACAATAAGTTTTTTCACACCTTCTTCAGCATATGTATATAGATTATACTGATGATGTAATAGAACATCTTCGATAATCTTCTTCAAGCCACGTGCACCCGTATCCAATGTAACCGCCTTTTCAGCAATAGCCATTAATGCGGATTCAGTGAACTCAAGCGACACACCTTGTAAATCAAAGTAATATTGATACTGCTCAACAATACTGTTCTTTGTATCGGTCATAATATGAACAAGTTGCTCACTTGTTAAACGCTGGACATTTGTGAATACAGGAAATCTACCTGTGAACTCAGGGATAAGCCCAAAGTCTACAAAATCGTGTGGCTCAACTTGGTCCAATAGATGCGTATTATCTTCATCCATCTTGTTTACTGACGCACCAAAGCCGATTGATGTAGGCTTCTGACGTTTAGCAATAAGTTTATCCAAGCCAACAAATGCTCCACTAACAATGAATAAAATGTTATGTGTATCCACGCTCACCATATCCTGACCGGGATGCTTGCGTCCACCTTGCGGGGCAATGCGACACTCAGTGCCTTCTACAAGCTTCAATAATGCTTGCTGAACGCCTTCTCCACTAACATCACGTGTAATACTGGCATTTTCACCTTTACGTGCAATCTTATCAATCTCATCGATAAAGATAATACCATTCTGTGCCTTTTCTATGTCACCACCAGCAACATGTAACAATCGTGACACGATACTTTCTACATCATCACCGACATAACCCGCCTCGGTTAAGGTTGTCGCATCGGTGATAACGAATGGAACTTCAAGATACTCTGCAATAGCACGTGCCAGCATCGTCTTACCATTGCCAGTCGGACCTGCAATCATAATGTTTGATTTTTCGATTTTCAAGTCTTTTGGTGGGTGATTGATACGTTTAAAATGATTGGCTACGGCTACACTTAATGCGATTTTAGCATTGTCTTGTGACACTACGTATTGGTCAAGGTGTGCTTTAATCATGATGGGATTAAGATGATCCTTGCTGATAAGAGATTTCTTTATCTTAGCATAACGATCATCTTCTAATATGTCGTGACAAAGATCAACACATTCGTTACAAATGCTTGTTTCATTACCGACAATGAGTTTATCTACTTCATTTCGATTCTTGCCGCAGAAATCACATTCTAAGTTTTTAGTCTTATCACTGTCTTTGTCTTTGCTCATTTACAAACCTCATTATATAATCTAGGGGATCGGTTAACTCGTTGGTGTTCAATGACGTAATATCATTATCACTATTATAGTACGAAACGTTCTTATGATTCAATATAAATCCTTTGATTAGGGTATGATTTTCTAAATTAACTATCACACGGTCGCATTGCCTTGCGGTATTTAGTAACCATTCCCTATCGGATTTACCATTATAACATAAATGAAGGCTCATTACAAGATTAGCTTCCATTATAAGTTCGATTATAAGTTTAATATCAGCGCCCGATACATCGAATAGCATCAGACTAGGCTGGTCGCCGTAAAAATAGTTAGGTGAAGTTACAATCGTAATATTATCTTCCAAGAACATCCTCTTTACTCAATAAGCTCTGAATCTCAGATTGTTCCTTATGACTTAAATCGTCAAGTGCGACTTTGCCATCACCAAGTTCACTGATAAGGTGCTGTAGATACTTTTCATCATACAAAACACTTTCGTCTTTGATAACTTCCAACCAACGTGAACCATCATAACGATATAGTTTACTTGGCATTTCATCAACACGTAAAAATGTCTGGTCTAATGTTGGGGATGCTGGAAACTCGGTGCCGAATGACGGTGTGTTTTTAGCTACGCTGTCAGGACGGGCAAGCATACCGGGGATTTTTTCAACAAGATTATACTTCTTGTTTAGGTTAAGCACAGCACCATCACGTGCATCAATCTCTTTACGAAGCGTATTATTTTCTTGCTGAATCATATTAAGTTGATTGCGGATTTCTCCTAACGCTTGTTGTAGTTCTGTCGTAACTTGTTCTTTCGTTAGCAAACTGGAACGCAGGGTATCAAGCTCTTGTTCCATAGAATGCTTTAAACTAGTTAAACCATTGATATCAGCATTCATTTCTTCAATCTTTGCTGTATCTTCAATCTCAATAATCTTTTCAACCTCGGTTGGTTTCTCGTCAATGATGCGTCCCAATTCTTCTAGGACTGCCATATATTCTTTAAGTTCCATTTCTTTTTCCTCCAATTCATTATAAACATCAACAAGTGCGGTTTCAAGTTCCGTTACATCGCCAACAAGTTTATATTCAATTTCCTTTATTTCTTTTATTTCTTCATCATTAAATGCATCACGTTCTTTACGGTGGCGCATAAATGCCCAATCCGCCGCCATAACAAGCCAAATAGCCAATGGGTCAAATGCCAGCATAAACATAACAATAACAATACGAACAGCCTTGCCCTTACCATCAGGATCAGTAACCAAGTCATAGCCAAACAACTCAGCTACGTATTTGATAGGTCCAAGCTTGGCTTCAATACTACTTACCTCTGATTGCAATGGTAATCTTTTTTCTTGTAGGGTATTAATGCGTTCGTATGCTTCATCGACGCTTGTTTGAATCACTTTACGTTCTGGCTGTTGCTTTTCAAGTGTGGCATCTGCGCCATCTGCTCCACGTATGCGGTCATACTTAATAAGCGCATCGACAATGCCTTGTAATCGCAATAAACGTTCCTCTTGGCGTGAAATGGTATCCTTCTCACGATTGATTTGTTGGTCAATTCGTTCAATCTGTAACCCACCTATTTCAGCTGGTGCTTCTTGTTCTAGGTGACCTTTTGATAAGAAACCAAAGATACCCATACTGGTAATAACCATAAGAATAACGACCATTATCGTAAGGGGGTATTTTAACTGACCGGGCAAATCATCCCAGAATCGGTGTAGAAAGAAGGTTGCGCTTACTTTACCAAACTCAAGAACTGTTGCCATAATAATAACAGGCACAAGCGCAGCCGCAAATAGTGCCGCCAATCCGGTGATACTAAAATAGGCGGCACAACCCGCAATCAATAAGGACATTGCAAGGGACATCCAACCCATAACTAGTGTACTACGCATATGATATTTATCGTTTTACACTTGATATGGTTTTATTAATCATCATCGCCATTCCATTCCCAATAGTTTTCAAATGGTATTGTGCCGGGTGGCTTCTTGCTTGGGAATGTTTTCACCGTTTCTTCCCATGCAGCTAACTGATATTCAATATATTCCTCTACACTAGATATTATATTATTTTTATCGTTGGTTAACACAGTTTCTGTTGGATGCAATACGCATCGGTGTGGCGCTGTGCAGGATTCAGATATCACGCATCCATAATAACCCGTGCTTATGCCATTCTCGGCAAGTGGCGGGACGGCACAGTTCACACAATGCCTATCCAAATCATGTGGCATTCGCAACGCATTCCAAAAATTATCTTTTTCACTCAAAGGTATTTGCCATTTTTTTAAGGGATTTTATAAAGGCGTCAGCAGCTTCACTATCAATGTGAACGATGTAATGAAACTTACCGGGCATAATCTTATTACCATCAACAAGCGGCCCAGAACGAACTACCCTTGCGATTTTGTCGTCCATAATGATATCCGAAATCATATCATGAATGATTTCTTTTTCATCACGGTCACACACAAAGTCAATGATACGAACCGAATAGTGTTCACGGATTTTCATTAATACTCCAGACCTAACTCGCCCTCAGTCCATCTCGTTGGTTGGTTAACCCTTTTCAAGTCTTGAATGATACGATTCAACATCTCTTTTTCAGAGTATGCGGCAGCTAGTTCTTCTGCATCTTCGTCATCATATAAAGTCTTGATATAGTTTTTATTATCAACCAACTCTTTTTCGTATAACTCAATTAGTTTTTCAATCGTCATCATTTCTATCTCCTACCAGACAATTTTGCCATCGTTTTCTTCAATGAAATCATCAAGCGCACGAATAGCTGCGCCATCTAATCCTAATATTTCATCACCTAATGCGACTACTAAAGTATTTGGCCACATTTGTGGACGGTTGCGTTCAACACGCTTCAATGCTTCTTTGGGCGTAAACCCTGCTTGAATGTGAAACAGCATAGCCATCGCAGTAGAACGACAAATCCCACCATGACAATGAACCAATACATTATCACCATCTTCAAACTTTAAACCAAAATCCAATGCGGCGGCAACGTCATTTAAAACAGGTGCATTGCTGTCATTAGCATCTTCGTGATCTTCAAAGAAACCGACATGATGCCGACAATCAAACTCAGGGACACTATGTCCGGGATCAACTAAAGATACAGCATGATTCGCCCAGTCCTCTGCTTCGGACTTAGCGAATAGTTTTGAAGTAACTTTAATTGATAATAGCTTTTTCATAAATTCCGTTCACTTACCTTCACAAACTTCATCAGTTTAGTGCCACGACTTGCTGCTTCGAACGCCATGCTACGTTTTGCTTCCGTAATCTTTGCGCCTGTCTCCATGGTCATTTTCTTACCATCGGAAAAATCTGCATTATATGTGTAAAACTTCATGTCATCTCGCCTTTCATTGATTATGATTATATATAACACACATATAGTATTCAGTCAACTAGTAATGTTCTATATTTTCGCAGAATGCGGATATGTGTCTCATGATCTGCAAAAAATCCGTGTCCGACTGTGGTTAATTCCCGTTCCATCGCCAACATTGCGTATCTTAGAGCAGTAAGCTCTTGCTCTGTTGTCTTACAGGATTTGCGGATTTGACACGCTCGAATAAAAAGGGTCATCGTACTTTCACCGTAAAGGGAAAGGATGATTCAAGGTGACGAATCAACTCGGCTTTTGGCATAGGCTCTGAAAAGAATGGAACGCCATCGTTAATAAATGCTTTCCAGCCCAGCTTGCCGAACTCAACAATCGTGATAGCGGCATTGGCACAGTTTGTGCTAACTTCACGTGGCTGTGACCAGTTGAATGATGTGTCAGGTGCAAATGTCATACCCATAATATCTCTCCTTGATTAATCTGATACATACACAATACCACATCCAACGTAGATGTCAAGTCTAAAATTTACAACAAGATAATAGTTTCATTTCATTCATCGCGGATCGCATATCATCAACCGCACGTTTCTTTGAACCATGATGCCGTGATTGTGCCATCGGTGTCGAATCATTGCGACCTTCACCAAAGTTCTGAATACGCACACCGCTACTCACTTAATATCAATGCGCCACGTCCAATACGTCTTGCGTGATGTGCCTTCCATCGTTTCAGTATGACCTTTCCACTTGGCTACATACCCACGGATATATCCGCCTCTCGGTGTTGGCGTATCATGTATTTTGATTTCGTTACTATTCGACCACATTTGTTATATCCTTTCAGTCACTTTTCATTCTCCACCAAAATCGTTCTTTTGGATCGGTTATAACATCTTCCATAGTAACTTCATGTCCATGAAGATACCAAAACTTGTTGCCATTTGGATATTCAACAGCAGGTCCATCTTCTCTGTGAAGTTTATCATCAAGATACCAAAACTTGTTGCCATTTGGATATTCAACAGCAGGTCCATCTTCTCTGTGAAGTTTATCATCCATCCACCAAAACTTGTTACCAAATATATCTGCGTCGAGTTCACTCATTATGCATACTCGAAATAACGTGCAGCATACCCTAACAACCGCTGCAATGGTTTTGCATTTGGTGGGAAAATCGCACGATGCTTATCATACGTTGGTAAATCATTACGAAAACTCTCTGGATTACGTAACGCTTCCTGTGGATTATCTAAACGCTGTAACTCACGATATATATCGTGTCCGTGCGCCATCAACTCCTGTGGATCACGAAAATACATACGCTTCATATCATTTTGATTACCAGTTTCGGCTGCTTTCAAAACACCCTTCATATAACCGCTCGGAATGCTGTTATACTTATTAACACCCATGCGATCCCGCTGGCGCATATGAATGTCTTCGTGTTCAAGCGTCTTTAAGACAACATCTTTAAAAGTTGCTGGACCCCAATAACCGTTAATTGACGATGGGTCTAGCATAATCGTTATCTCTCCATCACCATCAACAACAGCATTCTGGATATACCAATCAACCGCAGTTACACACGTCGCTGAACCAACGTCTACGTAGATATGATCCATATCATACACTTCAAACATACTGTTCATAATATCAGCAAGTTCAGTCGGGTCATCAACATTGTTATTGTCAGACAAAAAAGCAACATACTGTTCGTTTACCGAATCAAGTAATAATGAAAGTTCCGTAATAAAGTTTGCGTCGGGGTGTAAATTTGCCATACTTGTAGTATAGCTATTTTTGAAATTATGTCAAGCGGTTTTTCATAATATTATGGATTTGTCCGTCATATACACCATACATATCTGTTACCATCACCGTCTGTGCAGCATTATCCGCCTTCGCAAACATGCTACGGAATTCACTGGCAGAACGCATCAACTGTCCATTTACAGTAAAATCAATCGTAGGCACAACACGTATGTATCCCTGATTATTAAAAGTATCAAGCGTATCATCATTTACCCAAGGCTGGAAATAACTAGGCTTACCAGACTTAGTGGGTTTAAATTGAAAACGTGGATCAGATGCCATATCCTTCTCACCGATGAAAAATACAACAGAATCATATTGCGGATTAAAGTTCTGTAATATTTCAATAGGCATATAAGGCTGACGACATACCGCAATCTTATCAATAGGAATACCAGAACGCATCATCATTATTCGCTTGTGTTCCGATGTAAATGGCGATTTTATATCTAAACTACCAGACGTAGCAATATAACATTCACCGTATTTCTCTTTCGCAATATTATATACTGCTGCGTGTCCCAAATGAAATGGCTGAAAACGTCCCGGATAAATCGCAACAATACGCTTCGGCTTATCAACCGAACTCATTAGTTTGCGTAAATGCGAAACGTCACTCACGTCTTTTTCCAGTCTTTTGCTGCATCAAAATTCATTTTAGAAAAGCTCATACGATCAACTAATTTAATCGCCCCACCAGCGGCACCAATAGCAACAAACCCCTCGGGATTAACTACCTTGTAACCATCATCCGTCTTTACTAAACTTTTCATCGTATCAATCTTATTCAGTTTGTTTAATAACTGATTCTTTAAAACAATCAAATCCTTGTAAACCATTAACCCAGCAATAATACCCTTAAAATTACGCTTCATGTATTCCTTCTGTTCTTCAATCTTCTTCATACGATTCTGAACAGGCTTCGCATCAGGGTCTTGATTCTTTAATTTGCTAATCTCATGCATCAATCGTGCCGCATACCATTTAGTGAAACCTTCTGCAAAATCATGCGGATGTGCAACCTGATCATCACCCTTACGAATACGACTATTAACAAACGTCATAAGCAATGGACTATATTGACTCTTCAATGCATCAAACTTCGCAATCTTAATAGCACGTTTGGTAGCCGCTATATCACTGATAAGTTTATCGTTCTCCGCCTTGGTTAATGATGCAATGCCAGTCAAATCCTTGTAAGATGCATCATCATACCATACATCCGATACACTATTCAATCCCGAAATACTAGCACCAAATTCCGCCGTCATTTCACCAATGCTGTCGCCACTGTAACGTGTGTGAAATACAATACCAATCTTCGATCTACGCATAGTCTTCGCAACGTCGCTATTAATAGGAACAGCATACGTAATCGTATTAGGCTGAAACATAAGGTATTCTTCACCACCAAATGTCTTTGTCTCAAGATCATCTCGGGTATACATCATATCACCCTGTAACACACCAGTGATGCCTAACTTGGATAAATGCGTCAATGCTAACATAAGTTTGTTTGCTAACTCACCCTCGTAACCATACTTCTTTAAATCAGAACGTGACTTAATCAACTTGCCACCAGTCTTATTGAATACACTCTTCGTGCCAACAAAAAACTCACCGTCAGCAGGATCAATGCCACATATAATAGCTGGCGCACCATCCCACTTAACCGATATGCTTTCGTGCCTGTTACCACCCTGTGCTAATAGTTGACGAACGCTATCAATATAGTTTAATGCAATACGTGCACCAGCATTACCCTCGTGAAATACAATGTCTTCAACGTGATGAAGGTGCTGGTTCTTGCCTTCTTTATATTCTAATAGTAAATCATTTAATAACATTATAATGTATTTATCTTACCCATAGTTCTTACCATCCCATTCCCATTGCGATTTTTTTCCATAAAATCCAACACAGGCGTAGACTTGGTTTGGTCGCTTACATACTGAGTAAATCCCCCCATTTATTCTTTTATTATACTTACAGTTATCACAACCCCTTTGTGTTGGTTGTGTGCATCCCAAAATTCCTGCTTACTCATTTTGGTTTCCAATAACTACCAGACGAAGCACCAACAGGCTTTTTACTATCTTTAGCATCTTGGACACAATATATACAATTAAGCCAACTCTGCGTGGTATTACGTGTGTAATATAAACAGTTATTACAATCACGGTCAGATAATGGCACCGACCGCAAATCATTCCAAAATTCCTGCTTACTCATCACGTGCCTTCCACATAGGTAAACTACGTCCTTCATAGTTAACATACGCCGGATCAAATATTCCTTCATCGTCCTGACCAATAGCTTTAAGTATAGGACGAAATATAGTTTCATCGTCAGTGTCGTCATAATCAATTAACCAAATATTAGCACCATGCGCTATTAACCATTCAGGGGCTTCAGCCTTGTGCTTCAGAACCATTACCGCATCCGATATTCTTTATTATTCATCAGATATCCACTTACTGAAATTATCGCATGAGATACAATACTCACGACAATACTTGTTAGTTAATGTAGACATACCATACGAATGTATAACAGCACAGTTTTTACACTCACGTATAGGTGACTTCAATGCTTTCCAAAATTCTTCTTTGTCATTCATAACATAACCATATCATAACAATTACTATATGTCAAGGATTAGGATCAAAGTCCTACCGTTGCAACGATACGTTCTTCACTCACTTCGAATATAAGATAACATCTCATGTACCGTGAACATCTTAACAGGATCGCCGCAATCAGGGTAGGTTTGAAAAGTAACTTGGTTTCCATCAACCTCGGTAATCACACCATCCGTAATACACGCATCGCCGTCAATAAAGACTCGTGAAATACAGTGTCGAAATTTTCTTGGTTTCATATCAGACATCATTATTTTCCTTTTGATAATTTCTTCATATCCAGTATCTACAGGTTGGATTATATCTCCGGTTCAACAACCCACCCGCCTTCATACACACCATCCATTTCATTTTGTAGATATGTTTTATACCTGCCAATTCTTACTCTTTCTCCAACCTTGAACTTAGACATTACACTTGCCTTCCCAAATGTGATACACAACAGGAAAGCGGGGAACGCCATATGTTGTTCTGAAAACGAACAGTCGCTTCGCTACCGGGCACCACTTCTCTATGACGCTTCACACCCACATGCCACGACTTGTTGCCAAACCGGTCTATAGATTCTTTTTCAATCATGATTTCATCTTCCACCAAAACTGTTCTCTCGGATCAGTCAATACATCATACACAGTAACTTCTTTACCATGTAAATACCAAGACTTGTTGCCATTAGCAAACTCAATAGCTGGTCCATCTTCCCTATGTCGATTGTCATGATTATACCAAAACTTGTCGCCATTAGCAAACTCAATAGCAGGACCATCTTCCCTATGACGTTCGCCATTAATATACCATACCGTGTCGCCATTAGCAAACTCAATAGCTGGTCCGTCTTCCCTATGATATTCACCATTCAAAAACCAAAACTTGTTGCCAGCATCATCAGTCTTACATTCAATCATTCTCCCGACGCTCCCATTTAGGTAAACTGTAACCAGTATAACTAACATACGCAGAATCATAATCAACATCGCTATAAACATACATACAAGTCGTAATGTCATTGCGGAGAGATATAGGCTCAATACAAAACTTACCATTAAACCAACGACAGTTATCACAGGAACGCTCAATAACAGGCATAGTAGTCAATGACTTCCAAAACTCTTCCTTATCATCAGTCATACGTCAATACCCAATTGCTTCCTTCCCAGATAATACATCATATTCTTTATCATGTAAATACCAGTCATTGATGCCATTAACAATCAATAGCATAAGCCATTCAAATACCAAGCCTTATTGCCATATGAATCTGTCACACATACAACATCATCATTCATGATTCCATCTTCCATAGTAACACGTTCAATAGATGGCCCGTCAGTTCTATGACCATTGTAATTAGTATAACGTCCGTTTAGTTCTCTAAATAATTTAAAAAAGGCTTTCATTACGTCACGCCATTCCATTCCTAATACGCAAAACGATCAATTCAACGTGCATCAACCACGCCAACTGTACGATTAGTAGGACATTTCAGATTATGCCAAACCATCCCATTCCCAGTTGTCTGGATACAGAAATGATGAATAACCCTGATTGTTCGCATTTACGACAATATAAGTAGTCCGAACCGACAGTTAAAGCAACCTTTTTTATTAGGTTCACTTAATCTTTATTCCATGGTGTTGTCAATGTTTATTATTCCATTGCCATTTAGGCAGGATAACATTCGATGTGTCATTATTACTCCTGATGTGCCTATTCATTGTACACGCTTCACAAATATCACCAATATGGTCGTAATCCTCTGAAGTGCATTCCGAACCATCTTCATTCAGTTTAACTGATTTTATATCATATCGCCATTTACAGTTTTTACATGATTTCTCAGACGGTTCACGTAACGTTTTCCAAAACTTTTCTTTATCCGTCATTTCCATCCCATTCCCAAAACACTTCACCATACTCCCTCATACTTGCCGACGAAGTGCACGATTTGATTTTGCAATACACTGATTGATTGTATCCTCGACTGTTATTAGCACAGTTATGACTTAATGACTTCCAAAACTTTTCTTTATTCATTAATGTATACTAGCAGTTATTACTAATGTTGTCAATGTTTATTCCATTCCCAGTATACGTGTCGGGCGTTCATGACATTTACCACACGTAATACTATATCATTTGCCATTCCATTCCCAGTTGTCAACTGGTTCACGTAACTTATTCCAAAATACCATCTTCTTTATTCACATTTGCCATTCCATTCCCAGTTATCATCTGGATAAACAGGGTTATTCATCATTTTAGAATCTTTTTCATACATACTTTTTTGTATGGTTCTCTCATACCGACAATTGAAACACCCTTTTTTGATAGGTTCACGTAACTTATTCCAAAATACCATGTTCTTTGTCAGTCATTTTATTCCATTCCCAGTTATCATATGGATAAGCGGCTGGACCATCTTCTCTATGAAGTTGACCATTTTCTTTCCGCCAAGTTTTGTATCAGTTTCGTGTGACATAGAAGATATGATCCCCAATGATAGTAGAAACATTGAAACGTTTATTCCATCGTGGATTAACTGCTTTGGTATGATACCATAGTGCACCTTCTGTAAAGTCTGTATATTTATTGGCTAATATATCCCCTGCGATTTCCCAAGCTGTTCGCCACGCTTGTTGTTCATATACCCTATCGTGTTTACCATCTAGTGCCCAAGAGAACTGTGCCACTTTACGTTTTGTTTTAGCTGAACGTCTGATATCCCATACCACTTCTTCATATGTATTGGGGTATTTCTTTGAAAGGACACGATTACGTGTTACTAATGCCACTGCTACTTGTCCACGTAGGCTTTCGGAACGTGCTTCATGGTATATGTTACAAGCCAATGCGATACGTTCGCTACGTTCTTTACTACAGTCTAGTAGTGTTCCGTTTGCATCTTCCCATGGATATAGTTCGGGGAGGATTTCTACGTATACGGGTGATATGGGTGCGGGCACGAGGACCATTGGTTTTTCGGGGTATATGTGCAATAGTGTGCTACCTACGGCATATGCTGTTAGTAATGCTATTACACTGATTGTGTGTTTTTTCATCATCATGATTTAATATATCATATAATGTAGTAATGTCAAGATATTAGTTTCCACCAGAACTGTTCTTTTGGATCGGTGATTACGTCTTCCATAGTAACACGTTCGCCATACAACCGCCATTCGGTGTCATTTGCACGTACAACAGCTGGTCCATCTGTTCTATGTAGTTTATCATTCAAGTACCAACGTTTGGTGCCATTTGCATATTCGACGGCAGGGCCATCTGTTCTATGTAGTTTATCATTCAAATACCAAGATTTGGTGCCATCTTCATAAGTATGACATATCGGTTCAGTCATGTTTTCATCTTCCACCAGAACAGTTCTTTTGGATCGGTGATTACGTCTTCCATAGTAACACGTTCGCCATTCAAATACCAATACTTGTTGCCATTAGCAAACTCAATGGCAGGTCCATCTGTTCTATGACGTTTGCCATTCTTGAACCATTGTTTGTCGCCATTTGTAAATTCAATAGCAGGGCCATCTGTTCGATGATATTCACCATTCAAGTACCAAGCTTTGGTGCCATTTGATTCTTCAATAGCAGGTCCATCTGTTCTATGAAGTTTATCATTAAAGTACCAAGCTTTGGTGCCATTTGCATCGGTATGCATTCCATTTTTATTCATGATCTTAACTTCCACCAGAACAGTTCTTTTGGATCGGTGATTACGTCTTCCATAGTAACACGTTCGCCATTCAACCGCCATTCGGTGTTGTACGTGCAAATGACAGCAGGTCCATCTGTTCTATGACGTTTGCCATATTGATACCAATACATGTTGCCATTTACATTTTCGACAGCAGGTCCATCTTCTCTATGACGTTTGCCATGTAGATACCAATACATGTTGCCATATGATTCGATTGCTGGTCCATCTGTTCTATGACGTAAGCCATGTAGATACCAAGATTTGCTACCATTTGCATATTCAACAGCAGGTCCATCTTCTCTGTGAAGTTTATCATTCGTATACCAACGTTTGGTGCCATCTTCATAAGTATGACATATCGGTTCAGTCATGTTTTCATCTTCCACCAGAACAGTTCTTTTGGATCGGTGATTACGTCTTCCATAGTAACACGTTCGCCATTCAACCGCCATTCGGTGTCATTTGCACGTACAACGGCAGGTCCATCTGTTCTATGTAGTTTATCATTCAAATACCATTCTTTGGTGCCATTTGTATATTCAATGGCGGGTCCGTCATCCCTATGAACTTCGCCATTCTTAAACCACCACTTGCTACCATTTGATTCTTCAATGGCTGGTCCGTCTTCCCTATGCGATTCACCATTGAATAACCAATACTTGTCGCCATTTGCATATTCAACAGCTGGTCCATCTGTTCTATGTAGTTTGCCATGTAGATACCAATACTTGTCGCCATTTGCATAAGTATGACATATCGGTTCAGTCATGTTTTCATCTTCCACCAGAACAGTGCATTTTTACACTCAATATTATTGTACGTTCATTATGCTATATGGTATACATTGTGTCAAGCAATCTTTTTACTTGACTATGGATGAAAACGTGTTATACTGGTAGTGATACGTTTGATTTGAAAACGATTCTGTAGGCATCAGTCCATTCTAACACATATATGTTTTATGTCAAGGTAAAAGATTGCTTGACAGTATATGAAAACGTGTTATACTGGTAGTGATACGCCGTTTTTTTATTATTACTACGCAGGCATCAGTCCATTGTAACACACATAGAAACTTTGTCAAGCGTTTATTTCACGGTGATAGAATGATTATACGTCAGGCATCAAGCCCATTGTATCACATATATGGCAAGGGTTGACAGCATTGAGTATATGTGTTATAATACCACTGTTTTTATTATTGGTGGGTCGGGTATCACCACCATTATAACATGTTTTTATGCGTTATTATTACTATTAATCCATACGAAAGTCATTGTAACACATATACGCTTTATGTCAAGTGTTAATCAATGCGCTAGACGCAAGATTTTTATGTTTGGCTTCGATCATGATGTCAGCATATGGCAAGAATGATTCAGCCCATTGATTACACGCTGTATTCCACATCATATCACTGTGTGCACGTAGTTTATGTTTCTTGTATCCATCCTCAAGCAACGTAGGCATATCGGGCATAACATCGGTAGGATGGTCAATAAGGATATCCTCACGTGATAAGCTATAGTGGATGGTAGGACGCACACCACGCCAACTGTCAATGACACGTTTGAATCGGTCGTCGGTAGGCTGTATGTATTCGCCTTCACGGCACCAGTGATGATGTATGTCAAGGACAAGTGCTAGGTCATTAGCAAGGTCAAGTGAACTGTCAATACCCCACGCATTCTCATCATTCTCGATAGTGATACAGTTACGTGCTTCTGTAGACAAGCGTGGTAGAATGGCATCGATGCCATCGGGACCGTTGCGACCAGAGATATGCACGTTAATTTTGAAGTCCATGAAGTTTTCGCCATAACCCATCATACGTGCAATGTCAGCATGATATTCAAACTCACGAATAGAGTTTTCTACAATATCGGGGTTGTCACTGGCAAGCACGGTAAACTGACCGGGATGCATTGATAGTCGCACATCATTATCACGTGCAAGGTCGCCAGCCTGTTTGAGTCGTGATGAAACGTGATGTTTTACATCATTATTATAGAAGTATTTCCAATCAGGATGGGTATACATTGGTAGAACGTCACTGCCGATGCGCAACATACGCTGATTAGGCGGCAAGCTGGCTACATATTTGATAAGATTGATAACTGATTCACAGTTAAACTTGGCAAGTTCATATAATCGCTGTTCGGCTATATCAATGCATGATTGTGAAGCAAGCCAACGAGCAGTAGTGGTCTTGCCATTGAACGGTCGCTGAACGTCTTCCAGCAACTTCTTGGTGAGCGATTGGTCGGGATGCATATACTTACATGCAAAGCCGACACGCTGTATTGATTGGTCAAAATAATTCATAATAAGATTATACGCAAAACAACAATATTGTCAAGTGTTATTCTACGAATCGTTTATATCTCCAAAGGCGTTTTTCATCACTGTCTGCTGCCCAGCACCGCCGTTTCTTTCGAACTCCTGCTGTCGGGTGGTTACAGTTATCCCTAGCATTTGTATAGCGTATATTGGGATTATTATGAAATGCGAAATGCTTACAGTTAAGACAGTTTTTTCTTATGTCGGGTGGCATACGTAAACTATCCCAAAACGATTGTTTATCGTCATTCATGTTTCATTCTCCACCAAAATGCTTCCTGTTCAGTCAATACGTCTTCCATAGTAACTTGTATGCCATTCAAACACCAGCCATTGGTGCCATCTACACGTACAACGGCAGGTCCATCTGTTCTATGTAGTTTGCCATTAATATACCAATGTTTGCTACCAGTTGGATATTCGATTGCTGGTCCATCTGTTCTATGACGTTTGCCATTAATATACCAAAACTTGGCACCAGTTGGATATTCAGTCATGTTTCAATGTCCACCAGAACTGTTCTTTTGGATCAGTGATTACGTCTTCCATATGAACGGAGAAACCATTCAAATACCAATACTTGTCGCCATTTGCCGCTTCGACGGCAGGTCCGTCTGTTCTATGACGTTCACCATTCAAATACCAATACATGTTGCCATATTCTTCAATGGCTGGTCCATCTTCTCTATGTCGTTCGTCATTCAAATACCAAGCTTTGGTGCCATTTGCATCTTCAACAGCAGGACCATCTACTCGATGTCGTTCGCCATTCAAGTACCAATATTTGTCGCCATGTGCAAATTCAATGGCAGGTCCATCTTCTCTATGTAGTTTACCATTAAAGTACCAAAACTTGTCGCCATTTGAATTTACAATGGCAGGGCCATCAGTTCTATGACGTAAGCCATTAATATACCAATACTTGTCGCCATTTGCATATTCAATAGCTGGTCCGTCTGTTCTATGACGTTCACCATTCAAATACCAATACTTGTCGCCATTTGCATATTCAATAGCTGGTCCGTCTGTTCTATGACGTTCACCATTCAAATACCAATATTTGCTACCATTTGCATCAAATCTTGGTTCAGTCATGTTTCAATGTCCACCAAAATGCTTCCATCGGTTCTATGCAGTTTACCGTCCATAGTCCAACGTGCCGTGCCCAATCATTAATTTCCATTTCGCATGTCATATAGTTACTCTACACCATAATGCATCGTATGTCAATAGGCTACTATATCACACACTATTACGTCAGGCATCAAGCCCATTGTATCATATATATGGAATCTGTCAAGGGGTTATTATTACTATTAATCGATACGAAAGGCATCAGGCCCATTGTATCATATATATGGA